ACAACGGCACTAACAACCTGACCAGACACAGCCTCGTCTGCAACATCAAGACCCTCAATGGCAGTGGTGATGTCAGCAGGAGTGGCCTTTGCAGCGAGAGCAGTTTCCAGGCCAGCAATCTTAGATTGTGCAATCGCAGCGTCAGCAGCGATATCAGCATCCTTGATGCTGCCCTTTACGGCGAAGGAAGACTCATCGCCCAGCTCACGCCAGGTAGCACCATCGTAGACATACTCCTTGGCGTTGTAGGTTACCACATCGCCCTTGGCAAACTCGTCCACACCAGAAACAGTAACTTCAGTAGCGGGGTCGGTAGTGGACTCACCAATATAATGCATAGCACCAGACAGGCCAGCAACCGCATTGGTCACGTCAGTCATGGTGGCAACCTTGTTGGTAGAGCCATCATAAGCAGTGTTGAACACCAGAGAATCCTGCTTGCCAGCCAGAGCATCAGTCAGACCGGTTACCTTGGACTGAGCAATTTCAGGAATGTCCTCTGCCACCAGAGCACGGCGAGTGACAGTAATCTTACCATCTTCCTCGGACACAGCACTCACAAGCTGAGTAGCGACGGCGCTGTCAGCAACATCCAGAGCACCGACCAGACCATCGGCATACGCCTTGGCAGCAGTTTCGGCAGCGTCAGCCTCGGCCTCTGCATACTTCTTTGCGCCCTTCACGGTGTCGGCAGTTGCTTCATCATCATCGGTGCCCACATCGGCCTTGCCGTTAATTTTGGTGGCCAGGGTAGCCTCCAGGTCAGATTCTGCGACCTCATCCTTGGAAGCCAGGTTGCCCAGACCTTCAATAGACCCAGCAACAACGTCGGCAATCTTCTCGTCCACATATTCCTTCACGTTGGCGTAGGGGACGTCGGGCTCCTTATCACCGAGGTTGCCTACAGCGGTAGTGATTGCGCTGTCCACATCGTCAGCGGTGGTGTAGGTAGCACCCATAGTCAGAGTCAGCTTGCGAGATACAGCATCATAAGACGCCTCGGTCACAGCGTTGCCAGAACCGACAACCTCAACAGAGGTAGCACCGGTGTCCAGGTTAATCTGCACATAAGCAGAACCGTTCCACTTAGCCAGAACGTTCAGGTCAGTGATGTAGTACAGCGCGGTGGTGCTGGGATTAGTGTTGCTCTGCAGAGCAGGCAGGTTGGCAAACTCCTGGAAGTCACCCAAACGAATACGGGTAGAGTTGTCAACATCCAGATACATCGCACGTTCATCGGTAGTTACGTAGATAGTACCCTCGGTGTAAGTAGAGGGAAGATTTGCAAGCAAACCTTTCTTAAAAGCAATATTAGCCATAAATTGTTTACCTCCTCAAAGATTCAATTTACAGAGAACCCCAAACAAGGCTCTCGGCCAGACCGGAAATCACTTCTTCATCAATGGCATCTAACTTCTGCTTGTCCGCCAAAGTCATCAAACCAGCTCCGGACACACCGTCCGGTCCCTGACCAGCAGGGATAAGGGTAAGAACGCCATGCTGGACATTGGGTGAATAGGTTCCGTCTTCCTGTTTGGTAAAAATACGAATCTCAGCAGTGTTAGTTGTTTCAGTACGCTGCACGTTTACAATCTCACTGAGGATTTCATCGGGCATAGAGTCAATGATTTCCTGCATTCCAGATACATCGGGAATGTCGCCGACAGTCGCGATTTCATGGTTGGGGTCGTCGGCCACATAACCAGAAGAAGCCTTATCTTCAGCATTATGATAGAAGATGCCTTTCTGGTAGACGTTGATACGTGAGCCAATCCAGTTTCCTTCCACGTTCTTGTCAGCATAAATCTGGGCAACCATACCGTTTGCGCCGCCATCGTTGACGCCGATGAATGACTCCGTGCCGTCCGTATGGTGGAACTTCGCGCCGCCGCCAGTAGGTTCGTTTTCGATAATGGCGTTGCCGTTCTCCGTCGAAATTTGCTTAACGACAAAGTTGCTGGTATCAATAATGCCCTTCATAGGAACATAGATATGGGAAGACTCGGCGTCGTTTAGCACAAGGTCAATATACGGGTCACCGACAGAAGCGCCCGTATAAGGCTGGTCAGCAACTTCGACGCTCTTCAGACTGCCGCTTTGCAAAACCAGGTCTTTGGGAATGTTGATAACGTCCCCAACCAATGTGGTTACCTCTCCAACAGTCTTTTGAAGCTGATAGCTTGCAGAATACCCTTCCGCAGCAGAATCCAGCTTCTTCATAGAATACTCAGTCGATTCTATGTCGCTGACAAACAACCCATCCGCTTTAATCTCGATGGCATTGTTTTCTTCCGCCGATACCTGTACGCCAATAGTTTTCGCGCCATTCTCACCGTCAGCAATGATAATAGTCGCGTCAACCGGTGTAAGTCCCGCCACGGTTCCGGGGGTAAGGCCGTCGAGTTTAGCCTTATCCTCGGGGGACATCAGCCCGGCGTCCGTCTGTGTGGCAACGCGGCCGGAACCAAACAGGGCATCACCCTTGTAGATTTCATTTGTATCGGTCAACCAATACAATGTATTGATGTCCTTCTGCTCCAGCGCATTAAACAGCGTTTTAGAGCCGACCTTAAAAATGACATTAGCCAATCCGATTTTCCCTCCTTCATAAGTTTCGTATATAAACACTCTCTAAGAGTTTATATGGCGCTATAGATTCTCCCAGATGTAATCGGTCACAACTTCACCCCCGTCGATTCCAGACCATTCGTCGTTTGGATTGAGGTCAACAGGGTCTGGTACGTCGGTAGGTTCTTCATCAATGGTAAACGTCAGAATCTTTCTCTCGGAGATGTGCGGCACATACACCGCGCCGTCCTTACCGATTATATTTCCAAGATTCTTCGTACTGCCATCGCTGAATACCAGAATCAATTCGTTGTCGGAAGAGACGCCAGCGTCAACAACAACCGCACCGGTACTTGTCTGAATCGTAATCCTATCTCCAATAGGTTCGCCGTTTGCAGAGAGTTGAATGGTATTATCTTCGGCATGGAACATAATATTGTCCGCTTTCTTCTCAAGTTCCGTATTGACTTCATCTACCATGGCGTTGACGTTATCGACGGCATTATTTAGCTCCGTGTGTAACTGATACAGGGCAGTCATCTGATGGTCGCAAAGGTAATCGTCCATGTTCTTGGAGTCCTGAACCTGCAGCATACATTCTCCCGACTTGGCTGTTTTCGGATTGGAAGGGCTCCCAGAAAAGATTTGCAGCCATGTGCAAATTTCACCAGGGTACCTACTCATTTTGCAGGTAACAGGAATGGTGTAACAATAATAGCTCTCGTTGTAAGGCTCTTCATTTCTCTCCAAAGTAATAATGTCAGGCACACCATCCGCGCGTATGTAACATAAAAATACAGTCGCTGTAAGCATATCAATATCTCCGACATTCTTCGGAATAAGATAAGTGATTTTCTGATTTAGATTATCTCCGCGATATATCGGCTCATAGACTGTAATGACAAGACTCATAGCCTCATCCAGTTTAATGTAAAGCAATCCGTTTCACCTCCTTATGTCAGAATCACAAAGTCAACTTCGTCCAACGTCATGTTGTCGTAATCCTGAAGTTCGTTTGCATCTATTTCAGACAGTAATCTATGCCTCTTGACGATGGCGCTTCCAGACGCTCCAAATTTAATAAAATGAGCGCCAGGTTCCACATACTGGATAATGGACTCTGTAAGCGTATGTAATATGGAAAGTGTATTTTCGATAACCTCAAATTTCTGTGCTTTCGAACCATAAACCGATGACCCAAAGGCAACTCCACTAAAAGCACGACCGAACGAAAAATGAATCTCTGTTCCCAAGACAAGCGCTGCAATTTCCATCGCTGTACTGCCGGCCCTTGTAACACGGTAACAAAGGTCTACAATATTTGCTGATGGTATAATGTCGGCAGTTACAGAGATAAAATCGGTTTCGTTGGTGCCTAAAACGTCTGCGTAAAAAGCCATTTCGCTTTTTAGGGTCAACACGCTTTGTTTCAATACGTCTGGCAAATTCACATCTAAATCCATTTCGGAACTTCCGTAGCCAAGGTATTTCCCAATACTCACCAAGAGGGGAGAGGCGCCAATCAGCATGGCACTCTCCGCCTCTGTAAACATTGTGGCAAGCATGGGAATATCGGAAGAACCCAATTCGATTATGTTTTCGTTTGGATAAAAAGAATAATGTGTCTGGAATTCTGCGGAGATACCGATATGAGTTCCAAACGACAGCATCTCATAACAAATTTTAAGCATCTCATCAATATGTGAAGCTATATCAACGCCAGACTGAACCGCCGCGAACTCATAAAGCAAATAGGATTTGACACAGCTTTCCAGAATCATACGGTTCGTGACCGTCAGGCCATCGCGGAAGGGAAGGGAAAGCACAATTAGGTCGCATTCATGAACGCGCTTCCTCAAATAAATATCAAATTCCTTGGCCATATGCGGTCAGCTCCTTATTAGGTCGGGTTCTGCGCAGACAGACTCAGATACCCCTCCTTAATGGTCATAATGGTGGCGGTCTCAACTGTTCTGGGGGTGGAGAGAACGCCGTACATTAAAAGATTGCCACTGCCTACAACATCCGAATCATAAATAACAAAATGTGTAATAGTTCCCCAGCTTGCCGTGCTCTCATTGAAGTTAATCGCCTGGGTATTGGTCACAACGCCCGATGCTGGCTCGCTTAAAGTAGTAAGTTGAACGCGGGAATACCCAGCGGAGGTAGACGGCTCGTTGACGTTTGTTCCATTGATGTTGGGAGCAGTTGTGCTAAGCCCAATGTAATACGATTCCGGGATGCCAGGGCTAACCTTTGTCCCAAAAAGATTCCCGGCCGCACAGTTCAGAAAATAGGTTGTATTCATAAACACATTCCTCCTGCTTCTTTAATCTTTGATGCATAAGACATCATGTTCGCAAAAAGTCTTTATTGATATTGTTATGGATATAAATAATCCCCTGCTGTGGGATATCAGCATTATTGTCGATATCCTTAATGGTTATTTGGTAAATGAATTTTCCACATAAATCCAATGTGTCACTGGGCAATAAATCTACAAATAAGATGTTGTAGTCAGTTTCTGCCTCATTCATTCTAACAGTCATTGGCTTTGACACAACTGGCACGCCGTTCTTGTTTATGTAATTCACAATTGCAAAATTAGCGGTACACCCCGTTAAGCCAAATGGCTTTGGGTTTTCTTTGCTGGAATATACATGGAAAATCAAACCCTCGGAGGAACCACCAACAAAATCAATCTGAGGAAGGCTGTAAACATTGCTTATCATTTTCTAACCTCCGATGTTTACAGGAAACTCACAAATGAATTTAATCTCTGCACGCCCGGTGAGTTTCAAAATATTGTCTCCCCTCACAAGACGCATGAACTTCATATTGAAATAAGGGTATAAGTTTAAATCCATATTGTTTGTGATGACCTGGTTTTTGTTGTCCATATATATAATTAAGGAGTTGCCTCCTGGCAACTCCGAAAACTGAAATAAGCGGTTTCCATCCGAAAGATTTTGAATGGACAAGTTTCTGTCGCTGTATACGGCGATTTCCATTTTGGGCCTGTAAAACCCGTTATAGCTGCTCCTGTTAAACAGTCTGACCTGAGATTCTCCATTGACCGAATAAGTAAACTCTTCAGGCATCGTATAGGCGAAAGGAGAATCGCAGCTTACCTTGCACGAAAACGCCCACGGCATATCTCCATAGGTTATCAGCCGAAGCTCAGATATCATGCATTTATATCGGAATGACTCCATATCTGTCTGCGAGATAACCAACCATTTTCGAACACTGTGCCCCGTAAGCCACGCTGCAATCGCTTCAACGTCATAACGGTCCAAGCTGGAGTTTTTATCTAATGACTCCATATTGGCGCCGAATACAAGCGTATATTCTAAAGATTGATTTTGAACAAGGCCATAGGTAAGCGCGTCATACCGGCTGGGTATCCGGTCTTCTATAATATCGCCGTTCTGAAAGTTTACGTCATCTTGACCGTTTGACCCAAAGTGGTAAACCATAAGCCCAAATTCAGAGCAGGGGATGCCGTCAAAAATAAACTCATTGCCCCAAAAAGCCATAGTTCACCTCCAATTTATTCAAAAATAACAAAACCCTCCAGATTATAGATGTCTATAGGTGTGAGTTTCTGCTCACCGATATCCTGTTCCGTTAGTGTTACCGTTTCAATTTCAACATCTATATCCATATTGTTTAGTTCTGCAACTTTATCTTGAAATGCCGCACAATTAGTTGGCGTTTCAAAAGTAATAGTATTATCGTTGATTACCCCATTATATTCGGCAAGGTATTTTCTTTCCTCACTGACAGCGAACTGATAAGCATCTTCTACAGCTTTCATTAGCTTATAAACACCGCGAGCTTTTTTTAGAGGAAGATTATACTCCACTAGCTTGCTCAAGGAGTTATAAGCCTTATTAACCCTTCCCTGCTTCATAGGCACTCCTTTGTATCATAATTGGTTTGACCGCAAAAATTCTTCGGCGTCTTCAATTTCTGCCCCTTGTGATAGGTAATACTCAAGTATTTCGCGGTCTGTCTGATTCATTTTTGCGATAAGACCATCGGGCTTCAAACATAAAAAACCACTCTTGCCATTTGTCTGAACAGCAAGAATGTGCATATCGTATAACTCTTGCAGGTCGTCACGGACAACCTTAATAAACTCAGCAGCTTTCATAAGCCCTCCTTTGATTCATAAAAGTTAATCGGAATACCAGCCACAACATACGCCCTGTACGAAAACAAGAACAATTTTGGAAACAATAACCGCCGCAGTTACATTTCTAACTACATGCATTTCAAATGTTTGCCCAGTATGATATCCTCTACCCAACGTACCAACCGAGCTGCTGGAATAAACCCTGAACGACTGGATTCGAAGGGAAGCATAACCGCTAGAGTTGACATAAAATATCCCATTGCCTATGTTAATCGAGCAACCAGAAAGCGTTCCCCCGCTAATTCTGTTCGCGGAAAGCGTTCCGGTTGTAATTTTGTTGGCAGATAGATTGGGAATTCTTACGGGGTCAAATGTCCCTGATGTGATTTTGCTGCAGGACAAGTTAGGTATTCTGCTTGTTGAAAATTCGCCAGCAGTAATTTTATCACAATTTAAATTCGGAATCCTTGTAGTTTCAAATTGCCCTGATGTAATCTGACTTGCAGGCAACCCGGATATCTGGCTCGCCGTAAGCTTACCTACAGTAATACTGTCCGCCCTTAGGTTCTTTACTGTGATGTTGCTGCAGTTCAGCGTTCCACCTGTAATATTACTTGCACTCAGGTTGGTCACGTTAATACGGTTTCCGTTGATTGTACCAGATGTGATATTGCTCGCGTTTAGGTTAGTTATAGTTACATCATTTGCATCAATCGTACCACCGCTGATTCTATTTGCCGACATTGTACCCGATGTAATTTTGCTGGCATTGATATTAGTAATATTCGCGTTTCCAACCTTCAAGGTTCCATTTTGAATTTCACATCCGCCGATAACTCCGCTATTAGCTGTAATATTTCCAGATATAACTGCTTCATTAGCGTAGAAGTACCCATTCCTATTCGCACGAATATACCTGCCTCCGGAACCTAAAGAAATACCGTCCGTACCAATATAAATACCCTCAGCAGAACTTGAAAAAGAAGGCTTTCCGTTATAAATGGCATCGCTTATAATCGACCAACCCTGCGAAGGCTGACCGATATATCCGCTTGTTGCCGTTATTTTCCCTGTGAACTCACCATTCTCGGCATAAACAGTTCCTTTTAACACAAGGTTTCCTTCCGTATCTGCATAAAAAAGCTTCTTGCTGTCATCAATCACCGTACTCGCTTTTGTGTTCACACTAAAAAGCGGGTATTTGCCGATAATAAAGCCATGTTCGGGGTCAATCAGGATATGCGTATTTGTGGTTTCGCTGGTAACGCTGAAGTTGCTGTTGTGCAGGATGCACCCCTCAGCATCCACCTTGAAAACAGAAACGCCGCCATCCTGTTTGGCGCTTTCAATAACAAGATTGCTTCCAGCCAGAAGGGTGCCTACAATGTTGGGGGCAACTATTCCCCAACAATCCCCAAGGTTCTCATCATAGAAATTCCCGATGGCAAGTTCCGCCGTTGCCCAGTTGTTGCTGGTCATAAGAATGCTGTTGTTGTTGAGCCAAACCTGTTTTGGCTCATATTCGTCATGTGCTTCACTTGCCCATTTCCGCAGCCGGATACCGGAGTCTCCCCAAGATATGGCCTGTTCCTTTGAGGACATAATTGCGTTTTTCGACACATCCAACGCAGTTGTCATAAAATCTTTGACCTTTGTTGCAGCGCCGCTGTCCATAAATGCCGAGTAGCTATATTTGCTAAGGTCTACATTTTTACCCATGGAGACGCTTTGTTCCAACAGGTCTGCAAGTAAAAATGAACTGTCGCTTGAGGTGTATGTATCGCTGAATTCCAAAGACAACTCGTTCGGGGAATCAAAACTGATTCTAAGTCCTACGCAGATAGGTGCAAGCGTCTTATCCTCTCCTACAGAGATGTAAATTTTCTCGCCATGCCGCAGCGTATTCTTGAATTTTACAAAATCGTCAAGAGATAGGAAATTAGCGCTTGTTACATTAAAAGTATATGATGGCTGCGAAATCTTTTCCAAAATCTCATTGCCATATTCGAACAAGTCCCATGCGACAGCCCGTTTCTCATATTCGCTGGTGTTGAGAGTGAAATACAAATACCCATCTTGGATGGAGATTTGAAGCGATGAACCCGTTTCCATACCTGGCGCATCTGGCTCTGGTTTTAAATCATCCGTGACAGAGGATGCAGAACCCGTGAGCGAAATGCACCCCTTTGGAAATTTTCTTTCGCCAGTCATGCCGGAGCCAAGATATGCCGTGAGTACGAAGCTATTATCCTGCGCTCTCTCGAATGCAGCGCTGATAACTTCGGCGTCAATAAAATCTGCCGAAATTCGACCACCTTTAATGTCATATATCTCCTTATTCCTAGAATTAGTAACAAAGGATATACTTGCGTCGTTAAACGAAATCGGCTTATTTTGCACACGGTTTCCAGTATCCTCATCGGTGTAGGATTCTGTTTCCTGTGCAACAAAGCTGCTTTCTGAAACTGCATCGTCTTTGAGATACCTGTCGAGCCGCAAATATTCGTCTTCAGTAAAATATGTTTGGAACTTTGTTAACCTGTTGATTTCGGATAACTCTGCATAGATAGATTTCGCTTGTGCGTCGATGCTGTCTATCTCCGCATTTTTCGCCTTGATTTCCGATTGTTTATCTGCAATTCTTTTATTTACATCGTCAAGCTCACTCTGCGATGCTAAATCTCTGGCGATGCTCTGAATGATGACAGCCTGTTCATTTTCAAGAACAGTAAGCTCTCCCTCAAGCTCGGTCAACGCGGCCTGTTCTGTTGCCTTACGCATAATCTGCAGGGAGTATTCTACCGACAGATTATAGTAGGGGAGCTGGTAGTCCCGGTAAACCTTCTTCCACTCGTAATATTTGTCTATCAGCGCCTGGTCGAAGTTGTCTGTATTCATAAAGTAGTCCAGATTGATTATCTGGTTGGTACCCATCGGATTTACATCACGGATATTTACTCCATCTGCACCATTCACATCCAGCCTCGTTACAATGTTCTCTGTGTTCTCTTCGACCGAAATTTCCTTTGCAAGATTTTCCCTTGAAATATACACAGGATTCTCCGGAACGACAGATGACGCGGCCTTCACATTGATTCGGCGGTTAAACGTATCGAATTCAAAAACACAGTTGTACGATGTTTGGATGGTGCCTTTTATGAAATTATATAAATTTTCATCCGACACTTCGAATGTTCGATACTTTCCCACAAGAGAACTGTCTATATATCCGACACTCCACGACGGCATCATTTCTAAAATAATCTGCACCAGCGTGCTGGCTGGTGTGACTGGATTCCAAAAATTATAAGTGGAACTTTCCAGAGATATCTTCTTAAATGTAAACTCATATTCCAAAGAATAGGCTTTACAGGATTTTATCCTTTTTACGCCGTCATCCGTTTCCTTTGGATTTACCAAAATGAACTGTCCAATATCCTGCAGCTCCACGACTTTCATTCCTATAACGGAGTCATAGTGCGGAGTTGTCTCACCGTCCGTTTGGGCAGGAATATTAAATTCAAGAACAGAGGTTTCGTCATACTTGATATCGGCAGTGATATTCATCGCCGAGCCCAGCACACCAATCGGTACGCCGGTGGTGTTCTTGAGTATTAAAACCGGCTGTTCTCGAAGGTCTAATTTCGAAAAATCAACTACCATATTCTGATTAAAACCTCCTGGATTTCATAAAGAGGGGGAGGCGCCGGGATATAAACGCCTCCCACAAGTATAGCTTAAGGCTTCAGGCGGGAACCCCGTGTGCTATTGATTCCACGCCGTTCAAATGCGCTATAGAGCTTTTCAATCGCCGTATCGGCAATCTGCTCACCGTATCCCTTCGCATCTGCGTTATTCATTTCCCCATTGTGATTGATTTCAACTTCAATGTGCGGCTCAAAAATCTGAGTAGGGGAGGAGATGACAGAACTCGGAGCAACGTTGCTCAAAAGGGCTCTGGAGTCCGTTGAAGCGCTTGGTGTTGAGAAAGACCCAATAACAGCGCCCAACCTTTTGGATAACTCTGATTGAAAATCAATAATCCGGTAAAGCGTCTGTTGTTTTCCTTCATTGAGAATCACTTCGCCCTTTTGCAGGATAGCCAGCACTTCGTCTTTACTCAAATTGGAATCGTCAACAACGCCGCCATCGTGATACTTGGGAACCGTGCTTACAATAGTTCCGCCTGATGTAATGCCTTTTACGGACGCGCTGTACGCATTTACCGCTTCGGCAGCCCGAATCCACGCCCCTGCGATTTCAGAATCAATTGAGGAGCCTATGGTCACATTTTGGCCCAGAATGGTTTGATAAAACGCACTCCAAAGTTCTTCTGACGCATCGACAGTATTGCGGAGGGTTTCAATTTCGTCCTCCCTTTGCGCCGCATAATCCTCGGCCATCTTATCGAGGGATTCCAACTGGGCGTCGGTCGCATGGTCTTTTTGCGTGTCAGCAAGCTCCTGTTGTTTTTCCTCAAGTTCCTGCATCAGAGAGTTGCGCTCCGCCTGGGCGCTTCTACTGTCATCCAGCGCAAGCTGGTCGATGCGCGCTTGCAGCTCCGCAATCTCCTTGACCTTTTCTGCTACATCAGCTTCGTAGTCATATTCTTCCTTAGCCGACTCAATAAGTTCTTTTCTCAGGTCAATTATCTTCTGATAGGATTCAACCTGAGCGTTATAGATTTCCTCAATGTAGTCAATGATATTGTTCTTGGTTTCCAGAATCTGATAACCGAGGTCTTCGATATTACTTGCCGATTCGATATTATCCTCGTTAAGCTGTTCTGTCGTATCGATGAGTTCCTCGGTCTCTTTTCGCAGTGCATTTGTAGCTTCCTGAAGCGTATCATACTTTCCCGCTGATTTTGCGGTCAATTCATTCAGATGCTCCAAATTCTTAATGTATAACTCATTCGTGGAGCTATCATAACTGACCTGGAATCCAAGACCGCGAAGGGCGCCGACATTTGCAGCAATCGTTGCCTGTTTCGCCGCCATTAGATTGCGTTCTGCATCCGCCTCCTCACGGTAAACATCGACTAGCCCACTTGATAGAAATATTTTCTCTGACAGGTCGGAGGTATGCTCAAGCTTCTTTTCGAGCGATTGGCGTTTCTCCTGAACTGCCTCAAGGCGTTTTAGAGCTTCATAATACTGGTCAATCGCCGCAATGTATTCCTCAACTATCTTTTCTGCTTCTTCAACCTCGTCAACAACGTCTTCGTTGTCAGATGAAGATGATGAGGACGAGGAAGAGGATGAAGAAGAGGAGGATGGAGAGCTTGTGTCTATGCCACCGACGACACTAGACGCATTGTCAACAAGATTCTTAAAACTCTCAAATGGCGTATTTTTTAGAGCTTCGAGCGCAGCAATCTGACCGTTGATTTGCGAAATGGCGTTTTCATAATCTGAAATATCCATCTCAAGGTCAGAAATATATTCGTCCAAAGAAATTTGCTTAGCCTGATATTGGTAGTCCGACCCTACAAAATTCCCATCTTCTGCAGTATAATCGTAGGAACCGACATATACCCCAGTTCCGCCCCCGAATACAGAGGTCTCAACACCATCTATTTCTCCATTAGCCATTGCACGAATTGCCAGCGCAGTCTGGTGTGCCTGCTTTGCTATATCAGCAATGCTCATAGATGAATTTTTGGCATTTTCATACATAGCGGTTGCCATGTTATATGCAGCCTGGGCCGCGCCTTCATCCATGTTTTTGAAGCATTCCATGGCAATACGTGTGAATTCCTGCTCGTTTTCAGCCATAGCGGCTGTTGCCAGCTTATACGCAGTTACCTTATCAACTTCCATGGCGACAAGGGCTTCTGCAAGAGCATTACCCGTATTGAGTTTATAAATTGCCTCTTCTCTTGTCAGCGTCGTTTCACCATTAACGACGGTCTTTGCCAATTCAAGCTGCGCCGTAGCAAATTCCTTTTTTGCTTCAAGCACTGCTTTATCGGCTTCAAGCTGGGCAATTTCCCCATCCACCTGGGCGGCTAATTCGGCCTTTTTCCCTGCAATGAAGGAATTAACAACCGCTTCATTCAGCATAAGTTCGCCATTAGCTGTTGCTGTAGCGCTGTTCAGTATCTCAGGATATACCTTTGCGTATTCAAGAATCTTATCCAAAGACAAGGTAAATCCGTCTGCAACGGTCTTTTGTAAATTGGCCAGGCTGGCATACGAACTTGCAACGGAGTCAATAGTAGCAGCGACATTGGCAAAATTGTTGAGTGCATTTGTATATGCGCTCAAGTCGCCTGTTATGCTTCCGTACAAGCTGCTGTATATGGCAAGTTTACCTTGGTTATCTTGGATTTTCTGAGTATTCTCCGCAATAGCTGCGGTGTTTGCCTCTATCTCTGATGTGTTAGTGTCAGAACTTGGCTGTGAGCGCAGCAGGTCATTCCTCTCCTGCAACAAACGATTTTGTTCTACCAAAGAAGAAATTTCCCGTTCAATTTGGGACATTTCACTTTGTATCTTAGCGTTGGCATTTTCTTTCCAAGCCTCAGAATTTAACTTGATAACACCGTTCTCTTCATAGAGATAATCGAGATAATCTTCGTTTATTGCAAGTAAGCTGGAAATAGTGCTCTCTGACAAACCATGGCCTTCTGCCATTTCTTTTTCTGCCGCTTCAAGCGCAGAATACGCATTGGTTAAGTCGGAGATTGTCTGCGACAGTTCGGCCAATTCAGCAATATACGGAGCGGAAGTAACACGGTGCTCCATTTCACTTAATAGCTCATCGACAGTCATGGAGCCTTCTTCTGCAACAATTTTGTATGCAAGAACAAGGTCTTGGCTGGACATTTTGTTTAAGATATCATCATATTCGCCATCAAGACCGCCTATAGCATCGCGCACAGCCTTAAGCTGTTCATCAACCATATCTGTCTCAAGGGATAACCGAAGGTACTTTATACTCTCATCGTCAAAACCAAGAGATTCCAATTCTGCGAGTATTGCATCCACTTTGGATTTAAACTCGCCAACATCCAGGTCGTCTGCATCAAAGGTTCCTTTGATATCAAATAACTCGTCAAGTGCGCCCTGAACCTCGGGTGTAATGGACTCAATAAAATTGGTTATCTTTACTCTGACTGCGTTGATAGATTCTTCATCCGGAACCCAATTACCAAAAAAGTTCTCTTTATATACGTCTTCAACGCCAAATTGATTGATGAAGTTTGAAACAACGCTCCTGGCATTATCGCTTAAATTAGCATAGCTTTCATTTGCCTCCGCCACAAGCTTCAGCTGATTCGCAATACCGGCATTAGCTTCTGCCATCTGGTCTTGAACGCCCAGATATTCTGTAGCGGCATCGCCTAAAATACCAATTGCCTCATCAAATTCTGTTTTCGTCTTATATCCAATCTCAGAATAATTGATAGAGGCGGCAATTTTCTCATAGTTTAGAGCAATGGATTCCGCGTAATCATCCAGGAACTGACTGAACTGATAGTACCCCGCGTCATTTACATACTTCTCCATTACGGATTCGATGTCTGACACATTAAGCGCTTTTAAAATCTGTTCCGAAAGATAGACGCTGCCTCTTGAACCATTTTTACCAGTACCATCAAAAAAGCCTGTTTCAATTTCCGAGGTTACATCTCTTTCATTAACTCTGAACAATTCCCAAATAGAGTTGCTGAGGTCGGTTTCAGATGTTAGGCTATCACCGAACATTAGGTCTTTATATGTGGCGATGTAACCCTCCATACCTGTTTTGAGGTTTTCCATCGTCGTCATCTGACGCAACTCTTGTTGATACTGCTGCTCTTGAAGCTCGATGGCACGTTCAATCAGACCATTTTTATCTGCAAGATACCCGTTCTCAATACTGTACCCTTCGGACAGAGACGGCGAAATTCCAACGATTTGTTCGACGATTTCTTTATATCGCTCATATTCGTCGGCGTTCAGCGCAACATTTTCCCCATAACGCGAAACGCCTTTTGATAGAACTTCAAACTCATCCTTTAGGGATTCAAGAGTTGCTACATTTTCTCTGTTCGTTGTCTTGAATTCATTATAGGCGTCGTTGAGTTCTTTAGTTCTTTCGATTGCCTCATCTGTAGCATTGACCAAATGTGAAATGGCGGTAATTATGCCCTGTATTGCAAGGGCAATGCCCATCGAAATCAGCATGTTTAGCGCAGTATTTAGAACCGTTACACCAACAGAAGCTAACTTCGACGTTGTGCCAAGCGTTTTTGTCTCCAAACCCGCCTGTTTACAGTACGCTTTGTATCCCTTAAGAGTGGCGTTGCCATCTCCGACTGTTTCCAGGTATTTAGCAAGGGATGCATCGCTGCTTTTCAGTTTGGAAATAAATTCATCTTGTACATCTCTGGACTGACCAACCAGCTTGTTAAATTCGCCAAGAGTGCCTCGTATTCCGCTTGGGTCATAGGAAATACTGCCGTTTACGAGACCGAGCAGACCAAAACTCTGTTTATCGCTGCTTTTATATACGGTAAGCGCAGCGGTGATAGCGCCAATCAATGAGGGAATTGTACCAAGCTTATCAATAATGAATGTTAGGGTTTCTACAACCCCAGTACCGATATCGACAATCCCTTTGACCAGTTCTGAATTTATTAGTTTGCTCGAAAGAGCTTCGAACGAAGATTCAAATTGAGCTATTTTTCCGCTGATAGAATCCAGATATTTTTCATTTTCCGCGAGGGCGGAGCCGGCAGAGTCAGCGGCCGTTTTTAAAACCTGTTCTGCTGTTTCAAAATTCGTGAGAAGGCCTGTGACAACATTGGAGTTTCTCTTGCCGCCTATTGTCTCCAGGATATTTGCCTGGGTAATATCCGTGAGTTCGCCCCACACCTCAGACAGTTCCTTCATAATCTGATAGGTGCTCTTGAAAGTATCTTCATCAATTTGAATATCTACTTTGCCGCCGGTAAGCGCCAACAATTCTTCGCGAAGCTCGGATACGCTGGAAGCCATACCCTCAGTGCTTTCGCCAGCCTCCTCAGCCTCCGTCTTAGCCGCACGGAGATACATGGAAACTGTCTTGAGGGCAGTACCGACCTTCTGCGGGTCTTGAATAACATTGTTTGCAGCTGTAACTAATGCAATGCTTTCGTTTAAGTCATTATTCGCCGCAGCCAGAGCGGAAGCAGAGCGCAACAGCGCTTCACCAATACCAGACGAACTAATAGCGAAATTATTGCCGACCTCGTTGAACCTATCAACAATGGTCATAGCATTGGCTGCTTCTATACCAAACGCCTTCATGGTGGAGATAATGCTCTCCGAGGCTTCGCTGATATCCTCGATACCATCGCCAACGTTCTTATATACCAACGCGGCATCGGCAAGGGAAGAGGCTTCCTCTATAGAATATCCAAGCCGCGCAAAATCGGCTGACGCGGTAACGGTGTCTACAAGGGTAGCTCCCAACGCTTTAGAGCGTGTGATTGCATTATTAAGAAATTTTTGATATGTAGCATCCGTTTCATCAGTAACCTTTCGGAGTTCGGTCATCGCGTCATCAAGCGCGATGACGTTTGTGACCATGTCTCTGATGCCGTTCACTGCAAGCATCAAACTCCTGGTTACCAACATCCATCCGCCAAATTTTTTGTAAGCGGATTCAATTAAACCGACAAACGTATTCCCTTTTTTGCCCGCTTCGCCAAGTCGGATATCCATCTCGGAAAAGCTGTTTAACATATTCCGAAGGTCTACCTTCGACATGGCGGATACGCTGTTTCCAGCATTGTCAGAAGAATCGGCTAATTGTTTGCTCTTTTCTATGACATCGGCCAATTCATCTCTGAACGACACGAGCTGTGTGTGTTCATTGGTTCCGACTATGCGCGGATTTTTGTTGATATAGTCGTTTATCTTCCTGTACGCGGAAATGACTTCATTGAGTGTAGCCATTCGCTCCTTGTTTGAAGCATTTGCCGCTTGAGACGCTGTGCGCTCCGCATTGATGCTTTCCTGCAAAGCGACAATATTGTCTCTGATAGCCTCTCCCTCTGCCAATAATGCTGCCTGCGCTTCGCTGGAAACGGCAATCTTGGTAGCATGGATGGTTCGAATTTTAACTGCCCACTGGTCATACTGAACCATCAATTCAGCAAGACGTGACCGTTCCTCTGCGGTGGTGCTGTTCTTATCTACTGAGGTAAGCAGTTTCTGGAGTGAAGACTTTTTTCTGTTTAACGACTCCATCTGCACCTCAAACTCTGCAAGCTTTCTTGCCGCATCTGATGAGGCGTCGCTAATCTTCTTGAATTCTGACGAAATTTCGCCGCTGAGCCCTTTGGATTCAATAGTTATCGTAGTACCCTTGTCTAAATTAAGGGTGTTGATGACGGCGTTCAACTGCTTTTTAAAGTCAGTAATGGCGCCGGCACCGATGTCAAGCTTGGAAATTTTAACAGCAAATTTGCCACTTGTGCTGATAGAATTCAGCTTGCTCTGTAACTGGCTGCTCCACGACCGTTGACCACCGGCCTCTGTATCCAACGCAACCTTAACCTTAAGCGGGTTGCTGTTAATGGCTTGGAGAATTTTATCAAGGTCTCTTTTGATTTCAAGCCCACTACCTTCGCTGATGGAGCCTCCGCCAAGCACACCAAACAAAAGTTGGATATCTGCGTTCGCCATTGTTTTCTCACCGTCCTTTTACAAAGAAAAGGCTTGGCGCAAAGCCAAGCCTAAATCTTGTCAATTATTTGTATTCGTCCCCTGCAACAGCAGTCACATTGTAATCATGGCCATAATTCCCGTTAAAATCGGAAACGGCCTGTTGAATAAATTTTAATCCTTCACGGTCTTTGCGGCTTCTGATAAAAGCAGATGTACTTATGCTTCTACCATCGAATCGTGATTCTCCCCTAGGCGAATGACCATCCCAATATCCATATACATAATCCTTTGCGTGATATCCGTTGTTTAAAAGGGCAACTATATTAGAAATCCCGTCGTACCCGTCTGAATAAAGGGAATCCCTGTGGAGGTCACCCCCAAAATAAATATAGATTACGGAGGAGCCGTCCGGCATTTCATATATCTTTGAAGCCTCAAGCTTACTGAAATGCTCCATAACTGAATGGGGGAGGGAATAACTCTGTGCCGTAGATTGTAAGACCTGAATCATTTTTGCGGCTGCTGTATACATATCCGTCTCAGTCAGTACCTTGCTGCCAGCGGCCGTTTTCCTTATGCCCTCTTTAACATATTTGCCAATTTGCTCCTCCATCAGTTTTTTACCCTTTGCGGTTCGGGCGTAAGCCTCAAGCTTTTTCGTGATGGATTGCAGGTTGACGGCACTCACTTTTTATCAGCTCCATCATTTTTGTGCTTCATATATGCTTCCACAATTTTCTCTTCACTAATACTGCCGCCGGATACCGCGCCAATCAACTTTTCGATATCTTCATTAGAAACGTTGTCAAATAGCGATGCCGTCTGCTTCTGCATACCCTCAAATGCAATAACGAGTTCGTTCAGTTTTTGCTGTACCACAGATGCATTTACACTGCACAGGTAGTCAATCTTTTTGCCGATAGAGGAGATAACCTCTTGGAGTTGCGCTCTGTTAATACGTTTACACACCTCGTCCACAATATCAGTCTGATAAATAAGGTCGTACCGATGCTCAAGATTTTCCGGCATAGTCAAATTTGCATATTTCGTAAGGATATTTCCCTTAATCGCAAAATCCATGACTTCAGGAATGAAATTCCCACTTTCTCCAAAACAACTTTCCACTACGTTATTGACGAACTCAAGAACGTCGGATAACCCAATCGAATGCTTAATTACGATATCAGCACCGTACCATTCAAAAGTTTCAATGTTGTTATTAAAAGTCTCTTTCGCAATTTTATCTAAAGTAGTAATAGATACCCTCTTAATCGTTTTGGCCATTATGCGCACTCTCCTTTTTGTTCCATGCAATTTTTTTCTCAGCTTTCCTTCGACAGTTAAAATCATCGTAGAGTCCCCAGCCACCAAATTTTTTGATATATGAAACCCACTGGTAGTCTATCTCTGGATATCGGAACCAAAACATTTTTCGTTTCAATTTGGCAAGATTATCAGGGCAACCCTTGATATCAATGACCTCGATATGCCCATCGGAATATTCAATATAAAAATCTGCGACATAGGTTATGGGCAATATCTTTTTTCCGTTTCTCTCAAACCCATCCTGAAGGATGTACTTCTTTTGCAGCTCATACCTTAGAACTTCGCCGCTTTCCACACGGGGAAGGAGAACATCCCGGTAATATCTCATTTCAAGCTGGCTATCAAAAACAACCCCATTCCAGCTTCTTTTTCCTTTGTCTTTGTCCACATTAAATTTAGTCCTATCCATTCTCTCTCCAAATAAAGAAAATGGGGAAGGTGGATTTGCCACCTTCCCTCATTTGTTTCAAGATTCAATCTCTGGTTCTTCCGGCGTGTCGTTTGTCAGCGTTTGCTGCGATTCACTAACAATGAACACAGGCGCTTCGCTCTCCTTTTTTACCTTTCCTCTCTTTGTAGGAGAGACGAGGGAGCGGGATTCGTTTATCCTTTGGAGATAAATAGCCCCGCACTCCGGAGAGCAGGCGACCTCCTTCCAGCGAAATACAGCATCGCCACGGTTTGCACTTCGGCACGCCTCATATTCCTTGCCGCATACACGGCATTTCTTGATAACTGAGTTCATGCCATCACCACATTTTCTTATTCAACATCTTCGGCATTGGCGCCAAAGATGGTATACGTCCAAAGAGCGCCGCTCATGCCGCACGCGCCGGCGAGAGATTCCGCCTCGAAGGCGTGAACGCTCTGGTTGTCTCCCATCTCAAAACTGAACTCACCGTTAAAATCAGCCTTGGGGATGTAGAACTGGATACGGAAAACATTGGCGCACTTATCCTCGGCAAAAGCGTCAATATAAAGAGAGCATTTACCGGAGTAATTATCGCTCATGTTTTCCAGCACATCGGCCTGAATCTTACGGAAGTAGTAAACAACAATTTCGGTGCCGTCGGCAATATCGCCTTCATTAAAAGCGAGTTTCTTTGTCAGCGGGTCATATGTAAACTTACCGGCAGCAACAGAGGCATCCTGAGTCAGAGCTTCGCCAAGGGTACCGTCACTGTTCTTAACGTACACCGATTCAATTTCATTTCCAGTTGTACCGACAGCCTTGTAAGAAGTAGTAGACGCATTTTCGGTCACGGTAAGATAGTCGGTCCACATGACAGTGGTAGCCTTGTTTTCAAATTCGCCACCAGTCTGGAGTTCCAGCAAACCGCCGGAGACCAGGCCGTTTGTACCGCTAATTGTAACAGCCTTGTTACGCTTCAATGAGTTCAGTTTGCGCCCCTGCTTACCGGTAATGTCGGTTCTTTCCTGAGTCTGGGCAATTGTGGCATTCTGAAGTTCATCCAAAGCGAACTTAAAGTTACCAGTCACGATATCAAACGCGGTAATGACTTCAAGACTGGTGATAGTGATATCATTGATATTCATAGACAGTCCTCCTATTTGTGAGTTAGCCAATTCAGGTCGTCTTGGCTTAGGTCTTTTGCACTGACTGTTCCGGCATATACGCCGTACATCTTATTGTCATAGTCGATTTTCTTGATTATCTGCCGCACACTTTCGTTAAACTGATAGATTGAAAGTTCTAGTGTCCCCTCAAATCCATAGTGAAATTGTTCAGTGTTTACCATAGCGACAATCAGCTCTTCAAGCTGAGAATCTGTGGTGCGGCTTTTGTTCCTGCGCATTTTATCCCGCGCCCGCTTAATCATGTATTCCTTTGCCTCTCCGTTAGCAGGTTTGCGATTGTTCCTTTCAAGGTGATGGATTTTTCGCAAAATACCTGCTATTTGCCCATGGATAGCCCGGTCTATTTTGGCTCCCGTGTCTGGATTGATAAGCACAATTGTCCCATTTTGCTCATTGACAGCAGTCTGAAACTGTTTTAAATCCAACTCCCCAAATATCAAACTTGTATCCCTGTCGTGCAGTGATGAAAACAGGAGTAAAAATAACTCATACTCGTTAATAGTTGTAAAATCAACGCCTATATCGTCCAATTGAACCATCATATCAATGGGCATAGCTGTAAGAAGCGATACCAATCCGTAATATTCATCTTCGTGTTCAAGGATTTCTCCAACACTTGGTATGCGTACTTTTATAAAGTCATTGATTGCAATTTCTTTCTTATACAGCAGGTTCCTTATTGCCATTACCGGCCCTTCCTGTTCGAGGGAACTGGCTTGCCGGTTGGCGACTGCCTGTTAAAATCGGTTGCCTGGAAAGTGAGCACCTTACCCTGATAATCTACAATAGGCGCAAACCTCTTGGAAGAATACAAGTCAAGCTCGCCGAGCCCATAATACCTGCTTCCATTTATTGTTTTTGCAATCTCAGATACCAGTTTATCTACCCGAACGCCACCTTCGGGCAAACGAAGCTTACTCTTATGACTAAACACCCAAACATACAGCACAGGTAACAGGAATGTTTTATTGATGGAACGTTGAATATCGACATCGCAGCAAATAAAAGTCTGCCCGTGTTCAACAGTATCCGGTACATATTCATATGGGAAAACCTGGGTATACACGAGGCTTTCAGGCGTTTGCGTTTCAGTTTCATCGTCAATTAGCAAACGGACAATGGATGGGTTTGTGAGAAGGTCTTCAACAAGCTTGTTTTTATAATCAAAGAATTCTTCTAACTGCACTTATATCCACACCTTCTTTCCGCAATTCTCAGCGGGGTTAGTTTCAACAGCGTCATCATGCGTAGGAGCGTCTGCATTACTGCGAGGAAAATAGTCGTAATAATTAGCGATATGGAGGTCGAAATTATCTGTGTCCTCTGTATTGCATTCCTGTAGCACATAATAAAGAACGCCTTGGCCATTATAACTGCCACCCAACTTAAATGGTTTGGTCAGTCTGTAGGCCAAAACATTTGGAGAATCGTAATCATCAATCAGAAAGCGGTTTTCTCGATTGAGACGAATCGTATACTCGTCCCTTGGGATGGTGAGCGAAATTCTGGAATCTCCGCGTGTAATGATGAAGTCGTTGTCTCCATATTCGCCTGTCAGATATTTTGTGCCATCCTCCACGATACACCAGCGCTCAATAATCTTCCTATCATCTGCAACCCATCGCAAAAGATAATTACATTGCCTCATTGTTCCTCTGGTATATAATTCATTGTTGGCATCACGCATTGTGACAATCCATTTAGAATCCATCCAGTCTACAATACTTCCATGGGGGATGTCCTCCCCAGGCAATGATATTAAAGTTTTTGTATCAAGGTTGTCTGAATTGATGATAGCGAAATTTCTGACCACACCGTCAACCAATACATTATGATAGGACAGATTAGTTGGGAGTTTCAGGTTTAAAAAACGCTTTTCTCTTTGCTGGGCTGCATTTCGCTTGGTATCTCCATGGGAACTTAAACGCGAATGGTAAACATCCCAAGGGTTCATTCCAACACCCCCTGCTCAGGGGCAGCATACCTTGCCTTTAGCTTATTACAGATGGAAATAGCCCGAAATACCTCTCTCTTTACAATACTGATATCACAAGATGGGGTATCAATAAGGTACTGAAGTATCGAGATAAGAGACAGAAACTGGGCGTCTTCATGAATGGCCTCAATGAGTTCTTTGCACCCAAGCAATTCAGCCTGTAAACTTTTCATATAAACGGTCAAGGAACTTTCTCCGCTCTCCCAAATAGGAAGAATTTTAAAGAAAAGGTTAATGAGGGTTTTAAAGTAGTTCCTTAAAACGGATGCGTCCATAGGAACGCCAGCTGTCGTGTTAATCATCATAAATGCAAATCCGTCAAATCCCCATGATTATACGAATATTCCCTCATCATATTCGTAAAATCCTTTTGAGCTGCAGCATACGCATTACTAATTCGCATAAGCAGTTCGGAGGGGGAGTAGGTTGTAAAATCTTTGGTGTTTAACACATTCTCCAGATTATCCTGTTTATATGTATATGGCTTCAGCCACTGCGCCAGCATACCTTCCGATACAATGTCAACTATTTCATCCAAGTCACCGTCGTCTATTTCCACATTGAACTCCCGTATAATATCATCGCCCGTAGTGGATAGGTCATATTTGCAAATCCTTCTGAAGGCCGCTATCGCACGCTTCATATAACTGTCAACGATGCCGTTCCTTTCAAAATCTCTCAGGTTCACAAACTCATACTCCGAGATTTTCGACAGAAAGGCTCCGGTAAACTTATCGTAAGGAACGCTCATATTTCTACGCCCCTCCTTTATCGTTCAACAAGGTCAGTACCGAGGCATTTCTCCAAAACAGAAATTGTTTTGTTCGAATCAATGCCGCCTTCGCGGATAAGCTGTTTTGCCCTGTAGGCGACAGATTTCTTCTGACCATCCGAAAGTTTGGAAATGGCCTTTTCAATTTCACCAGCGGGCTTATTAAACAGCTTATCGAAATCCTGGATTGAAATTGCAAACTTGTAGTATTGCCCAAGCCCCAGATAATCAACAATCCATGCCTCATCGAACATGAACCAGTTATTGACGAAATATTTTTTGTTTGAATTGCGTGCGTTTTTTAGTTCGCTCAACTCCATATCCTGTTCTGAACCAAACGCTTCCCATACAAACCTTTCTCCTGTTCGCTTGCTTTTATATACAAGCCTGCCTTGAAAGCCATTCCGAACTGTCACATACTGGTTCGGGTCAATTTCCTTCGGAACCAATAGCTTGGTATCGGAAACTTTTGCCGGTTCATCAGCGGCGCTTTGTTCGACCGGACTGCGCCGGCCCTTGCTTTTATTTACAACCTCGTTTTCCATAACATATCTCCCTTTCATACACAAAGCGGGGTTCGATAGTGAACCCCGCTTCAAACATATTCGACAGCTTGCTTAGACGATTTCATACCGGCCAATACCTGCGTTGCCGCCAGCAAGCACGATTCCAAGGCCATACTTTTCGCCATACAGATATTCCTGGGTCAGGTCGCCGTTGCTCATGGGGTCACCCATCAAAACAATGGGGTTGCCTTCATAAACACATTTGATAGGCTTGTCGTCACCAGCAATAATGGTCAGCATATCGTCATCAAGGGTGAACTCAGTAGAACCAACCTTATGACGCTGCGGGGTAACAACTACCGGAGTGCCAAAGAATTTGCCTGCATAACCCAGATTATAAAGGTCATCCTTAAAACCATCGCTCTGAATGCTAGGAGTGAGGTTGCGAATGGCCTTTTTGGTGCCAATAATAGTAGCGGTCTTGCCACCGGCTGCAGCCTCAACATGAGCAATCAGGTCAAGCAGCTCGTCCTCATCATAAGCGCCTGCAGTGGGGAAGTAGGTTACACCGCCAAAATCATTGGCAGTGGCTCCACTCCACAGCGCATAAATATCATTTAACAGCTTCTGCCGGAAAGATTCAGAAACTTTGTTAATAAAATCGTTAAAGTCCACACGGCCAGACAGAACACGGTTCAGTTCCTCATAGATTTTGACAACCTTAAGCGAGGTCGGGATAGAAACCTCGCTCATCCCGCTCAGACGCTGACGGCGAATCCCCTGGGTACCATCTGCGGCCTCGGACACGATAAACAGGTTGCTGTCCTCCACAAGGAAGAGATTTTTGTCGCCTTCAGCGACATTTCTGAAATCAACCAGGGCGTTAAAATACTCATCGCCTTGCAATCCCTCAACAACGGTTCGACTTAAAACCTCCTCAATCAAAGTAAAGAGGCCATTGCACTTACCGTCGCGGATATTCTTATAGTTTAAAGTAGTGCTGCCACCGTTAGCTTCAATCAGAGCCTTACGCAGAAGCTCCATTGACTGGCCAACAGAATACTGCTCAACATTGCCATGGTAAGCATCGACAGCAACCTTAATGATGTCTTTCATTTCAGCCATAGCTTTAATCTCCCTTCATCAATAATTAGCCGCCAACAGAGGCGTTCGCTGCCGATTCTGTCTTACCAATCTTAATGGTATAATAGGTGTAGCGACCAGCAGTTTCGATGGCAACACAAGTACCAAGACCCGTCCCGGCAGAATCAATCTTGCCACCCTCACCAATGCCAACTTCAGCGCCAACCGCAGAGGGTACAGTCCCGCCGACAAATCCTTCTTTGGTGACGGAAAACATATTGCGGCTGCGGGGGATATAACCACGGGTGATAGAACCCGCTTCGTTAATAAACTCATCTAAATTCTTCTTGCGTTCGTCATACATAACCTCGACACCAGCGACAATCGCGCAGTCATTCAGGTCATCACCGGCAGAAGCGGCAATAGCCTTCATAACTTCACGCTCACCGTCCTCATAGCCCTGAAGCTTGACGATAACGCCATTTTCAACAGCAGCCTGCTCATCTTCGCCATCGTAGAAGCGCAGAGAAACAAGGTCGGCAGGCTGTGCAGTACCGCTCATCAGGTCGGTACGAATAACTGTATAAGCCATAAATCGATTCCTCCTTGTTGGTTATTTAATTATGATAATTTGGCGAAATAATACCGTATTCTGCAAATACTCCGCCATAAGGTTCGGATGCAGCATTTGTCTTTTCAATCGCGAGTTTAGGCATTTTAGGCTCATAGGCAAACTTTGCAACCGTACCGTTTCTTCCGCGAATAGCATAGCATTTTTCTTCTAAGTCATCTAAATCATACTCTTCGCCATGCTCACGCAGATTTTCAAAAGCTTCGACACCGACTAAATCTTCGAACTGAGCGAAGACTTCTTCCCGCTTGCCCTTGGCAATGGCATTTTCGGTATCTGTCTTAAACTGGCGCAATGCGCCAAGCTCGTTCTCCATAGATAAAATCGTGTCGGAGGCGGTCTGGTACTTCTCTGCCCACTTCGCGTCATTCGCGCTATACTTTTCAATCACCTTGGAGAACATAGCGGGAATAGGGTCGGCCTGGCTACCTTCGTCGAATGGGACAAGTGCAATTTTCATCCTTTTCTTAGACGAGAAATCGATAATAACCCGGTCGCCATCCATAGAATAAGGGAAGCCATAAAGATTCCAATCTGTAATATCAGTAGCATATACCTCGGACAAATCTTTGTCGTAATCCCAGAGCCAATACCTGGAATCCATCCCCCAGCACATTTCAACCTTTTCAGTATCAAGAGCGCTATACAGCTCCTCACGGAACTGACTTTCAAGCGCGAAACTCTCAGGAGACTTCGACAGGGTAGCCTTCTGTGCAGACGGCACAGATTTCATTGCCTCAAACTTTTCCCTAAGCTCATCGACAGTAAAATCATCAATAGAAAAGTCGAGACTTTCAATTTGAATCCCATACTCTGCAAGCAGCGCTTCTTTCTGTTCCAATACCTCTTCTCCTCCTTCCATCGAATAATTTTGTGGATGTATGACAACCTCTTTAGAGGGTTGTTCCATTGCAATAGATTCTTTAAATTCCTGCATCATTTCAGCAAGTTGGTATTTAAACTGGTCACATGAGAACATCTCAAGAGAAGCAGATTCGTAACATGGCTTTGCTGTACCAAGTAAACAGAAGGCTGTAAACTCAAATCGGCTGATGACATATACACCGTCAATCATAGCGCCTTCTTTAACGGAAATCTCCATCGATTCCTCTGTGATTCCATCCTCTTTAATCTTTTTATAAGCTTCCTGCCGTTTCCAAATAAGAGCATCTACACACAGATATTCGTGAACACCGGAATCATCCTGTATCTCTTCCCACCAATATTTTGCACTCTCTGGGATTACACCAACCGGCTGTGTGATATTCACAATGTACATCTCGCCGTTTTTACCGGTTATGAGTTCCATATCATGAGCGCCGATGGTATCTGTTTCTCTATCATACCTGCATACAATAGGACAATTATAGATGCTTGGCATACATAGCTCAAATGTTTCCTTGCTGATGAAGCTGTTGTTTCTGTTTTTACCAGTGTAACAAACTCGTAATACCCCTCTGTCAAAAGAAGAGTTGAAATCAGTCAGAGAACTGATTCCGGACGCAAACACGATACTCATATTCCGCCCGTCCATGCGCAAACCTCACCGCCTTTCGGAAATAATAAGGCCCGCGCAAAAGAGTTGGCGGGCGTTCAAAATGTTAATGTGTCCGAGAGAACATATTTAAAATCGTTTTCGGTGAAAAGCTGATTATCCGTGTTCAGAAATATATATAAGTGGTTCTCTGTGTCTGCCTTTATAAGCTGATACTGTAAACACATCAGCTTTTGATATGCCTCTTCGCCGAATACGTAGATAAAGTTAGCCATTACGCATCCTCCCTGTTCTGTTCTCCGCTCTCACTTAGGTCATCGGTATCCTTAATTGGAGCACCGCCTTCGTCTGTAGCGCCCTTACTCTCAGCAGAACTTTGAGTGTTTGAACTTTGAAGTGGGATAAATGTATTTTTAATATCCAAAATATCGTTCTCCAAAAAGTTCATACAATCCATTTCCGCCTGACCGAGCCCCTGAGACGCACAATAGTAGGAGACCATTGGCACACCGTATTGACATGCTTTCAGATACATATCTCCAAGTTCTTTGCGGTTAAATGGGCTACAGTCTAAGAACGTCACCTTAAAGTTTTTCCCGTAAGACTGATATTGGACGAATCGATTAACAGCATCTTCAATACTTTTTACAATCCCAAACGTAATTGCCTGGTCGGCTTTTATTGATAAAATAAGCGCGTTTGCAGAAGCCTTGTCGTTATTAAAGAGCAAGGATGACACACCTGCGGCACTGAACAAATTTTGTTCCGCATCGGCGATTGTGTCGGTGTCACCGGTATGGGTGCGTTCAAAGCTTATTTTATTGATAGGCATGGGAGTCAGCACAGAACCGATTTCTTCTGGCAACACGCTGTCGAGATTTCTCCAAAACTCCTTTGCCTTATCGAGGTCTATCTGCCAATCTCCATTTTCATTAAGACCAATGGTCATTACAAGCATTGCATAATTCTCAAGGGCAGTTTTTGTAAGCTTAAGCTGCTTATAATCTTCTAGGTCGTATACCTCTCGGAGAATCCCAGCAAATGGGGGCATTGGGTAATCCAGAATATCATTGTTGCACTTTATGGCAAATGAAGTGGGGGAGTCAAGTTCTTGCCAGCGCTGGCGCCTATTGTTTTGGTATGTCTTATACTTAGTCTGGAACTCTTGTGGATAATAATCCAGATATTGAGAGTGCGAGTCGAAATAAGAAAAATCAAAAGTAACGTTTAAGACATTGCCTTCAATGGAGGAAATCGCGCAATAATCTGCCGGCAACTGCTGAATCGTAATGTTGTCATTTGTAACCCACATCGTGCCATAGTAAGTGTCTTCTCTTAAACAGACGGTAAGGATTTTAGGAAATTGCGTTTTAACGCTCATTGCCGACATAAGATTCAGCACTCTGCGGTAATTCCTGTTTACTGATTTTGCATTTGCTGTTTTTGGGTCAATACGATACGGGGAGACGACATAGGCTAAATCCGAAAGACCGGTGAAATATTGTATGAGCCTGCGAAAATGCGGGCTTGCACCATAAATGTATGTAACGGCCCTGCGGAGTTGCTGCTGGTAGGTATATGGATTCTTCAGATATTCTGTGATATTATCTTTTGAATAAAGTGAGAATGTCGGCGTATTTGTATTGTTGTTCATGTCCCTGGTAATCAACCGGTTCAACAACGCAAAACGCTGTGTGATACCAATCATTCCGTCCATATCGGTGCGCGGCGCTCGTTTTTCTGAAATCACCGTATTTCCCGTATTTGTTATATTGTCTGTGCCCATCTTGTTTCACCACCTTCCTATTTGATTTTTGGAGGTTTAAAGATAAACGGACTTACCGAATACGAAACCTCACGTCGTCTATTCAGCTTGCTTTCAATCTGTGTGGCAACGTAATAATTATAACTCAAGCTGGAATATCGGTCTTTCCGCATACCTGCTTTTTCATAAATCCGAACCCTGCCACCCGATTCATCATGCTGCAACTTAACAAGCTCATCGATTAAAAGCGTTGTATAAATATATGGTAATTGCAGCTGAGTTTTTTCTGCCGGGCTCAAAGAGCCATACCCCCTAATTTCAGAGAGCAATGTCTCTGCGTCGTATTCTGTCACGAGAAGACGGATTTTACCGCTTCTAAATCCTTCTCTCAAAAGAACGGCGCATTCTGAGTTCAGCGAAGAGTTACCCTTAATTGCCCATATGACTTTGTCGGCCCCTTTAACTGTGCATCGGTCTGCCATTTCAGGATTGTTATAGCATGAAAGTGCCGGGTAAATCTCCCCAGTATCCGGGTCAGTCATATCTCTTACAAGTGCGTCGTAAACCCCTAACCCCAACCCAGTGCAGTCCAGAACAATATAGTCACACGCAAATTCATCATACATCTTCCGTATTACTAACGCCTGGTCTTCTGTGTGAAGCCCCTCAAACGTATCGCTGTAAACAATGTTGCTTGTGTACCTTCCGGTTTTTGTAGGGAGCATTTGGTTTAGGAAGATAGCGGTTGCGTCGTTGTTGTGCTTTTTACTGGACATAAGCGCAATATCCGCCGAAAGTATTCTCTTTTCACCAGCTTGCTTTGGTGGAATTTTGACTTTTTGATTGTTCCCCAACAAGCTTGCAGTTTTGTTCGGCAACATCGGATATTTAATTCTTCTGTTTTTAGAAATAGAATTAAAATCGTAGAATGAACCTTCGGTATCTCCGAACCACAAAGCGTCCATCTCCATAGACCATTTGACCTCACTAAAGTCAGACTCGGCCATTTGGTCTGCGACATCCTCCGCAAACAACAACCCTTCACAAATTGCCAATTGGTATGGGAACCCGCAGACAAAATCCTTTCGCCTGTCATCCAGCATAAATCTACAGTTATCTTCTGCTTTGGTGTACGACCAATGGTCTTTAAAATATGCCGAAGAGAGGTACAGCGTTTTATTACGCTCTGCCAGATGTTTGTATTCTGGATTGTTCAGATATCCAGGGAGTCTCGGGTTAGTTAAAAACTTTCGGAGAATGGTATCAATAATATCTTTGGACACCATTCGGTATTCATCTATTAGAAGAATGTTGGCACGATTACCACGCGCATTATCACTGGCTGTGACCACTTTGATAAACGACCCGTTTTTAAAAACAATCTGCGCATTTGTCGCATTTATCTTGGTCTGTTTATCATCTATTTCGTTACATAACTCCGGCGAGTTTGGCCGAAGTTCTGTTTGTATTTTCTCAAGCACATTGATGCTTTGTCCGCGTGTTCCGGATGCAATGCATATTTTTGTACCTGGGTAAAGTATGCAGCGAATGCAACAAAATACTGCGGACAAAAATGTTTTTCCAAGTCCACGGCTTGCAATGAATACGAATGTAATGGAAATGTTCATCATGACCAACAAAATTTTTTGGAATAAATGAAGGTCTAAATGTAGATAGTCTTTTGCAAACCGATGAGGGTTGGAACGATAATAAGAACACCACACAGAAACACCAGACAAAATGCGTTCATGCCGAGACATCATGAATCACCGGCCTTACCGTCAGAGCTGAAGATATCGTTAAATACAGTCTCGTCATCTTCATCTTCGTACTGCGGACGCTCAATTCTCATTTTGGCAATTTCGTCTTCATACAGTTTACAATAGGTGTTTCGAATTCCCAACATTTTACAAAGGTGTCCCAAAAACCAAATTGATATATACCGAACGATTCCATCCACATCCTGAAATTCGGGGTCAGGTTCTGGAATTGGTTTGGTATTTTCCCATCTTTTTATCCAAACTCCAAACGGCGTGCTTTCTGTAGAGGAGTCAATATCATCCTTCTTCTGCGCAGGTTTTAAATTCATACTGCCGAGAAGGGTATTTAGCGCATTTACATTTTTGTCGATGGCACGTCCTTGAGCGCTATCCCTATTGATTGTCGCCTCTAAAATGCAGATTTGTTTATACAGGGAGCGCTCTGTCGGGTCAATTATATTTTCTCCACCCGTCCAATCCTTGTATCTCTTTTCCAGTTCTACATAGAAGTCAGGAGAGAATCCTGAACCCCAGAAATCGATAACAGACTTCTCAACTTCTATAACTACATCGTCTGTATCGGTTGCGCTGTACTCATCCTGGGTAAACTGAAAAGCGTCAGGCTTATTTAACTGTTTTACCTGACTTTCTTCTAAAAGTGTGTCATCAAACGTTTTGTCGATATACCGTATGATATTTGTTTTTCCAATATAATTTCTGACCCTGGAGTGGACGCCAGCTGATTTTTCCACCATATCGTAAATCGCGTCATTCCAGTACAAGTCAAGCTTCATGCACATCCGCCTCATTGCCTCCCTGTCATTTGCGAGGGAAGAACGGTACTGGTCGTATATTTCATCAATGCATTCGTTACATATAGGCAAATATCCTAACCCACGGTACATAGGACTGTGGCTGACCGGAAAATATCCTTTTTGCCGGCTGAACGCCGTACCACATCTGGAACAGTAGAATTTTTGAGTGCTGACAGTGCGCGTATCATCTAATGTCTTTTCGAGTTTTTTTCTTCTGGGGGAATCAGCCATGTCATGCTAACCCCCTTCGCACATTATCCTCCCATTTCTTTACAGCTAATCTCATTCCGTTTCCCGGATAGAACCTGGGAATCCAATGTGCAGGTACGGTAACGCGCTCTCCCGTCTGCGGGTTTGGGCAGCTTCTTTGTTTTCTTTCTAAAATATCAAAGCACCCAAAATTTCTAAGAGACACGGTATTACCGGCTTCCAAGTTATCTAGGATGATATCGATAAAATCATCGATAACGCTGGTCGCCGCTTTTTTAGTATATTTGTGCTTATCAATAAGTTGTTCAATCAGTTCTTTCCTTTTAATATCCATCCTTTACACCACCCTTTACTTACAAATCAGCCAAAGACCGAGACGCATCTGCTTTTATATCTCCATTCTCATCAAAGTATTGGGATATCTGTTCTTCGGCACTGATATCCTTATAAACACGCACCATGTCTGCGCTATCCCAACCAACAATATCCTGGATAATATTGTCTGGCATCCCCAGCTTCGCAAGATGTGTTGTAAAGTAATGTCGGAGACTATGCCAATAAAAATCTTCACCTGTTATTCGGCTGAATGTATTTGCCCAACTATTCAAAGTCGTATCGCTTATTTGTTTCGTCTCGTCATGCGGAGAAGGGAAAAGCCATTGGCTGGAAATCCCAAGCTGTTCACGTTGCTGTAGCCAGGCATCTAAGAAAGGCTTGAACTTCTTAGCTAGGGTATAGCAATAAATATATTTTCCCAGACCGAACCCCTTTGTTTGTATAGGTTCGCTTGTTTTATACAAAGCCCCTCCGCACACAAGATTATCATCTTTAAAATCATCTACCCTAAACCTGCACAGTTCCGACTTTCTGCGGCCGCTGCACATTGCCAATGCAAGAGCACATGCTTTTTTATGCTGTCCAGCAGACGATAGGGACTCCAATAATTCATCCAACATATTGTCATCCCAAATAGTCTTTTTCCGTACCTGTTGCATAGCAGGATTTTCAATCTTCCTCACTGTAGAACGGAATCCCTCAAACTCAGGGTCATCGTCGCAGATGTTTTCAATAAAGTTACTCATGGAAGAAATCGCAGACTTTAACCTGCGAACACGTGCCGGCGAATTCTTATTCTCGTTAATAAGCCAATGCTGATATGCCGCAAAATCCCGCTTGGATACCTTTGGGAAAAACTTATTGTCGTTGTGCTGCAAATTCCAGACCCAAAAAATATCCAGGTCATTCTCATAACCGGCAATCGTCCTCGGACTTCTTTGGATAGATTGTAAATATGATATGAAATCCTGCTTAAGTCGCATATTTGCTGGATTTACCTGACTCAAAAGCTCGGGGCTTGTGATGTCATTTTGCTTTGTTTTTCTTGGCATTACAGCCACCTCACAACTCCTTTTATACATTTTGGCGTGCTGGGGGGAATTCCAGTCCACCCGCCCAGCAACTTGTGGCGGATTACCAAGTTAACACCGCCCGTGATATGGTGGGTAGAGTTGGACTCGAACCAACGAAGCTGAAAGCGCCAGATTTACAGTCTGGTGTATTTGCCGCTATACTATCTACCCATTATGGTGACGCCGGAGGGATTTGAACCCATCGATGCCGCCGTGAAAGGACGGTGTCTTGGCCACTTGACTACGGCGCCATATATAAAGGGCCGCTCCAACAGGAGCGGCCCACAAATACATTTATTTTAATGGAATATCATAGGAGCATCGGATGCCGGAATTATCGCAAACACAGATCATTTGCTCTGCCTTACCATAAATCCTTTTTTGTACACAGTAATCATCCATACCAAGAAAACTACCGGCCATTACAGTTTTTACACCCTGTACCTCATCCATTTTGTTGTGATGGAGGTGACCTGTCAATACGGCGTATAAAGGCCTTCCGGCCATTGTCTGCAGCGACTGTACTTTGCTGGTACTGCCATCAAAGTCTCCATGAACGCCACAGTAAGTCTTGCCCCGAATATCAACAAGATACATTGTGTTGTCAATCTTCTCTCCACCACCGATGGTGATATTTTCGAAGTTTTGCAAACGGGCTCCTAAATACCATTCTACAAGGTCATCAAGCCTTTCGCTTACAAGCGCCTTGTCCTTATTCTGCTCGATACGGCTGTGGTTGCCTGCAACGCTTACAAACGTGACGTTTCTAAAATGCCTGCTTAACTCCGCAAGAAATTCTGCAATCAGTTCCGATACACCCTTAATCTGTTCGATTACATTCTCCTTGTTAGTTACTGCAATCGACTGGTGAATGTTCCCACTTATTTCATCTCCATTGGCCCATACAATACAATTCTCACTACTATGGGTTTCTCCAATAGAGATTATCCTGTCGAGATATCTGCACATCATTTCGCGGCATATATCGGAATTATATGTATTCCAATAATTCTGTACATTGGCTCCATAATGTATGTCGTTCAGACTGACCAGTAGGTCGTTGTCAGATGGCTCAACTTCAACGCGGGAATAATTGAGTCGTGGCAGGCTGCCGGACTGAATAGCCTCCGCTAAGATTTCGTTGAGTTCCTCCTGCCTGGAGCGTTCACGAAGAAGTTTATTGAATGCATTTCGCTGGTCAAAGAATTTCTGCCGTTCTATCTGCAGTTCAATGCGTTTGCTATCCAACATAGATAGTTTGTCTTCCGACTGAATTGCTGCTTCACCATCACGCTCGATTGCCTCTATGATTGCCTTCATCCCATACATTCTTTTGCGTACTTCGCTGGAATTAAAGCAGTTGCCCTCACCAAACAGTCGCTCACTCAGTTCCTCGTAATCATCGTCAATGGTGCGGTCAACCAGCTTTCCCATCACGATGTCACGCATCTCTCTGTAGCTTGCTGGACTGGTAATGGACTACACTTCCTTCCGTTTATTTTTTGTATGTTCTATGCCCCGAAGCGAACTCAGATAACGCATAGGCGCACCCGCCTCAACCATATAGTAATGGTGGCGCTTTGAATCGTGCTTCATTGTTCGCACAATCAGTGCATTGGGGTACTTTGCACAAATAGCCTTCTTCTCGTCAAAGGTAATAGCAATCACGAATTAATCATCCTCTTTTTCTTAAACTCTAATTTTTATAAGCTTAAAACGCCTTTCTCTATAGAAACGACGCTCCGAAATAAAAGAAAAATTTTATATTTTTCCTTCATTATTACACCCCATCAAATGTGCCAAAAAACGTTGTGACACAAGCGGTTTATGGTTGTCATTTTTTTAAACAGATTTATTTTTCTTTGCAGCTCGTCGGCGCATAACAGAATCCACAATCTGCTTTGTTTGAAGTTCAACCGCACAGTTTGGGCAATATTTTTGCCTCCGCCCTCTCGATGGGTTCTGTATCTTTGTGACGATTCCGCAGTTGCAGCACTCAAAGTACGGTTCGCCGCAAAACATAAGGTATTGGTATCCAACATTTCGAAAGTCCTGTATTACCATCGCCGTATCACCATCGTCCTCTCCAAATATGACTTGAACATTGATGTTGTCGATTTTCTTGGAAAACCGAATCATACCGGCTTCTTTCAATTCGGCAAACATCAAACTCTGGCGCTTGATAGATGTGTTGATATTTGCCATCTGTATAATCTCTTTGTCGGAAGTGTTTACCCAGTGATTGTTGGACTCTGACACAGCATCCCAATACTTAGACACACAAAGAAGCGTAAATGCCAAACGCCGGATTTGTTTTCCCGCAAGAGCGCCTATTCTCTCAAGTTCACTGGCAGAAACACGGACTCCATCCACTTGAACCAAGGGATATTTTCCGACATTCTTGGCAATTCTGTCCAGGAGTTCAGACCAGTGTACCAGAGAAGCGTTGGGGTCACACTGCATCAGGAAGTTGTCCAAAAGTCTGCGCACTTCATTTTTGCTATACTTATTTTCGTAATAGTATTTTGCCACCCTGGACAGTGTTTCAAATGGCTTCTTACCCATATCGTGGGCAGATATCATCTTTTCTGCCCACTCATATTCATTCAGAACGATTCCCATACTTCATCCTCCAGCCGTGTATATTTCATCGAAAATCGATTCCCGCCATAGACAATATCCCCTGACGTATCAAGGGCGGGGTAGGAGATAACGCCTCCATTTTTCATAAGCAGGTTATGGATTATTTCATCCCCGCATACTTCCCATGCAAATCGCTTGGTTGAACTCCGAGTGTAACAGATGTCCAGTACGATATCACATAGTACAGAGCGGTTGGGACACGCCTTGGCGCACTCCTGAATAAACTCGCTTTTCATCTCCAACATTTTGGAGAATGAGTCATACTCATCTACCCGCTCATAGTTGGCAAATACAGCGTAACTGCGCAGCCGCTTGTTATATCCCTCGTAGAGCTTCAGAATGGCATTGTATTGAGCACGGCTGTATTCAGCGCCGCTCTTCATCAACGCATAGTCAAAAGCCGTTTCTGCATTATGCCTTCCAAGATATCCATCGAACTCCTTTTCAAATCTTCTGCAAATACGGTTCATAACGCAATTGTTGTTTCCGACGGGCATACGGCTTTTATAATATCGGATAAAATCCTTTTGCCTGTCGCTTAAATTTTCCCTGGGCAGAGACAGAAGTTCATCGACTGTCATTTGAAATTCCCGCATAGCGCATTTATTGGTATTCTTTATGTATGTATTGTATTGCTTCATCAGAGAGGGGTAGATAAGCCGCATGAAGTATGGCTTCTTGTCTGCAACAATTCGCTGGTAGAACCGTCTTTTCCCGATGTCCTCAATCACATTTGCGCTGTGCCGGTCGTGCCATTCCTTCGGCATCGGCTTCGCAATAATGCCTTTCGCTTTATCGATTGCATTCTGCTGAAAAAGCTGTCCGCATTTTATTCTGTAATCCAACTCAAGGTACTCGGGGCTGCTTTTTTCGAACTGCGCCTGCACATCAAACATGGATGTAATCCAATTTGTGGTCTTTCCGATATCATCTCCAAAGCTGTCAATGTTTGACTGGATGAAATCCTCTTCGGTTACAATCTTTTTCCCCGCCTTCCTTTGCACGCACATCAACGCTGGAAGCGGTTTAAAATTGTCAACCAACACCGGATTATCCGTGAGCATTACTAAGTCTCCATCTTTATCCATTCCGTTAAGAGCATGGGCTGCTGTATCCCATGCATTAAACAGCGTGCAAGTTGTCATATGCTGGTACCAGTAATCCGCTTTGCCACTTTTGCATGGATGAACCAACCGTATATTGTTATGGCATGTCATTGGCGCTCGGAAACAAATCAGATTGTCTACTCCACACTCTCTCCAATATTTGTTGTAGATTTCTCCAGCTTTCAATAACCCAGTTACTTTAAGCCCAAATATGCTCTGGCAAAGTGCGTATGGGTCTCCGCACACAATGGAGTAGTTCCCATGAACCTTGATAACACCAACCTTTGCTTCATTGATGCGATTTTTAATCATCTGATATACAGCGCTTTGTACGTATGGGTCATCAAGCATCCGGGGTTCAATCATGAGCGCTTTTATGTAGTCATTGTCTAATTTACATACTTTATCGTCATTTAGCCCGGCACCCTTCAAGAATAAAACAGTCTTTGCCACATCGGCGTACAATACGTCGCTTATCTCATCCATCGTTGGGCGTATCAGCCTTTCGATATCTTCATCACTGAAATCATAGCTCTGGATAAATTGGTAGTTCAGGCTTCTTTCTGTTTCAAGTTCCTTTGGGCAGACCTTGGCAACACCAAAGGTATATTTGTTGTTAAGGCAGTTCTTTACGTAATCCTCACAGCTACAGTAGCTGTCCCACAATTTGACCATAGAAGTTGTAAGGATAATCTCTGCGTTCCTGACATCCACATCGTTTCCCCAAGCGTCTCTTACTAGATAAGAACCGGCAACCTTTTCGGCAAAGTCCAAAAAGTCGAAGGTGAACACCATACCCTTTTCCCATGAGAACCGTGTGTTTACGCCGCTGACAACGTAATCAAGACCCAGTTCATCGCTCCACCTTCTGGCAAGGGACGGGAGCATGATTCCATATCCATCCGATTCGGTCAGCCGGATTGGAACCTGTTTTCTCTCCTCCATCACAGGCTCGCCGTCTTCCTCGTCGTTCAGATAGATAATGTCAGATAAAAATTCTGTCTCACAATCATTTACCACAAGGATTCCGTTTGGCATGGAAACAGGAATAGACGCACTGCAGGTGAGAGCCTTATATGCTTCCAGCTTTGCGGGTACAAGTTCTTTGTCTGGATTCCGCCCGTTGTTTATGCGTCTCTTAATTTCTTCAGCGTGACGATTGCTGATGAAAACAATGGTTTCATTTTTCACTCCACCGTTTGTACCAAGGAGCCGCTGATACCCGATGCCATTGATACTAAAGCCACGGCAGGCACGCCTATAATCTTTTTCCTTATCGATAATGACGCACAAATAGTCCGGTTTGAACTGAATTTCGTCCAGCTGCTCATAAAGACCCCTTATTCTTCTCTTATTTTTTACGCTATTCGGTTCTCTTCTGAGCCGCCTGATTTCAGACTTTATTTCACGCGCTTTTTCTTCGGCGTCATCTATTCCGTTTAATTCGTCCAACCACCGTAAAACTTGACTGTCTGCCAACGATATTACTTCATCATTGCGCCGCGCCTCCGCAATGGGAAGAGCCAACTTCCACTTCGCTTTCCTCAGGCGGTTGCTATGAATCTTATATATGTATTTCTGGCACGCTAACTGCTTCGGCAGAATACCCACCTCCGTGCGTATGTTATTTTATTATGTTGATAAAGGCAAAAGAAAAATTCATTCGTAATCTTCAATTGTGTATGAAAACCATTCGGAGTAAAAATCCAATCGCCTTTCTTCTATGTATTTATCCAAGATACTGTATGAATTTGTCTCGTCCATATCATCACTATATTGTGTTAAGTAGTATTCGTATAGTTCCATCCGCCACCTATGAAGCAAACTGGAATCGACTCCCTCATGCCAACGTTCTTGCTTACCCAATCATTGTTCCTCCTTGGTTCATTGTGTTTATCCAGCCAATTAAAAGCTCCCGCATTCTTTTGCTAGGTATGTATAGGTTTATAGGTTTGTCCTCGCGTATAGCGCTTCTCCAAATCCATTGGAGCATCTCAGCCAACGCGAATGTGTCGGTGTCTAAGTTGATTCTCTTTGTAGCAAAAAACTTTACCAAGTTCGGGTCAGCAAACCGATTCACCATATAGGCGATATCTGTCCTGTTTCGAAATTCATTCGTAGCGCGGGCACTCACCTGCAGGAAATTATTTCGAAATCGCCCCGTCTTAACATCTATCAGTTTAACCATGTCATCCTTAAAGGACGTCCACATCCTAGTGGAAGAACTACCTCCGGCCACCCCTTGAAAAAATTTCTTCATATTGTTTCTGAGAGAACGTATATCCGCATGGTTATACCCGCGCCTGGAAAACCAATTCTTGGACAACGCATACTTTCCGTTTCCGGTATGGTTCATTTCGTCATCCTCTACAATGTGGATTAAATCGCGATAGTCTGTAGCCGGCGGGGAGTCGGGAGCGTCTGAAAAGTAATAACCGCAACCATCCTTTTCCACTCCAACGATACGGTACGGGAACTCGAAATACTCAAGGTATGCTTTTTGATATTGTCCATCAAAAAGATAGGTTAGCATAAACACCTCGTCGAATGCCTTTAGCATCAGCGGGTTTAGGATATTTAAGAGTGCGCTGTCGATTTTGTATAAGGAGCCGACGTCTGCCATCTCCTTGTAGTCGTAAAACCGCCCCGTGTAGCTGTCGTCTTTCCATTGGAGCATTCCGCCGTCGCCCTCATCGGCAAGCTGCGTAACAATAAGCCCGAAATCCTTTTCCGTAACATTCAGCCGCTCAATCACACGGATGCTTTCGTCAATAATAAGGGAGTAGTGCTTATCCTTAACGAGTTGCAGAGCCTCTTTATCCATAAGGTAAAAGAGGGAGTGTGTGGCCGCAATATTATTCCCGTTGCGCATATGTACTTTTAACTCCGCAGACTTACTCTGATAATCGCTTTCTGACTGGTCGAAATCACATCGCTCACAAATTCTGTCCACCTCGTTAAGGTAAGGAGTTATGTATAGAAACCGCTTGGTTCCCTTATGGGCATTCATGTATCGTATAGCCGCAGAGGACTTCCCGCGTCCCATACGCGCGTCAACAACTGTAATAGGCTTCATAACCATTCCATCACCCAATTCCTTCTATTCGTCAAGTCCAATAAGGAAATCACACCCTTTTTTCGTATTTGCTCACTTGAGCATAATAAACCCAAGACACACGTTTTTTGTCTGGTTCGAATTCGCTTGCGCTCCGTTCACACTACGCTCTCGCTCCTTAGCATTTTACATGGTTTTAAATTTGCTTTATTTCTTTTATAAGGCTAATCGTCAAATCCGTTGTGAGACAATGCGTTTTTTCAAGAGCTAGGACACATAGTGTGTCCTGAAACCCGTTTTCAAAGATTAGAATATGAAGTTTTCAAGGTTCAATTTTAGTTGGATGCAAGTTATTTATTAGCGTTAATCTATGTTGATATTATAACAGAAAAATCGCGCCATGTCAACCTAATAAAATAACAAGCAACAAAAATATCTGAAAATTCTAAGTCCAAAAACAAAGGTTCATAGTTAAGCCTTTTTCTCTTTTGGATAAGAATCTGTTGAAACCACTTCTTCTTCGCAAAAGGCTTAACCAGTATTAGGATGCTGGATAAATACCATGAAATAGGCATTTTTCGAGCTGTGATTGGGAAAATTATGCTGTCAGATAGATGAACCGACTACAACTGTTATTCCGCAACATAGACCCCCAAAAAACCATAACCACCCCGCCCAATGTCGCATTGTGCGAAAATGTGACATAGACCACCCCGCCCATACTGGACACATACCGCCGCAACGCTTGCAAGGGGGGTTGTACCCTTGTGGTAGACTGCAAACAAAAAATTAGTGTTGACATTCGCCGCCCATTGTGCTATAGTGTTGTTGTCGGACAGGTGAAACGGCTTCCCAAACACCACAACCACAAACCACAAGCCGCAACACCAACACCACACGACGGAAAGGAAAAGAAAGACTATGGCAAAGAACGCAACCGCAACAGCGAAAGCCACAACCGCAACCACGAAAGCAAAGACAAACCCAAACCGCAAAGACCAAACCACCACGAACGCAAAGACCGAAAGCACAACCACCTTTGAAACACTGAAAAGAACCTTTGAACAAGCCCACGCAAGCGGCAACGACTACACAACGCCGCTTTACGACCTGGCAACCGCCATTGCCTATAGTGTCGTAAACAAGTGCATAGACCCGCAACGCAAAACCGCCGCAACCCGTGAAACCGTATCAGACAGCGGATACAATCCCGCAATGATAGAATTGAAGCGCGGCATAGGTCACGACTTGCGGACGCTGGAACAAACCCGCTATTGTGCGGACGTTGCAACCCGTACAACCTATAACGCGGACGGGGACAGAATCACAGAAACAGCGGACAGGGAAGCCGCCGCCGCGCTTGTAAAACTTGCCGCCGAACAAGTGACGGACGGAATAGACCTTGTACAGACAGCCGCCCTTGCCATTTTGGAACAAGCCGCCGAACACGCAAGCGGGGAAAATTGGCTTGATAGCAAGTATACAACCCGCCGCCTGTCCCGTCGCGTGTATATTCGTTTGGATGACAGCGCCGCATATAGGGACGATGAAACAACCCCAATTCAAGAGGTTTACAGAGAAGTGCGCCGCGCCATTCAAAACAGCCGCGCCATAGCGACAGACCCCCGGAACGGATATAGCTATCTGGAGGAATTGACCGCCGACGGACTGGACACAATTTATTTTAGGTTGCAAAAGTACGCCGATTTAGGCGGATACAACGCCGACGGCCTTTACACAACGGACCGGCAAAGCGTCGCGGACTATGAAACCATAATTGAAAAGCTGGAATTGACAGACAGGCAAGCACAGATTGTGCGCTTGCGTATGCAGGGCAAGGGGTACAAACAAATAGCAACTTATTTAGGCGTAACTTTTCAAGCCGTGCAAAACGCCATGAAAAAAGTGCAGGCAAAGGCCGAAAAAATCGGATTTAGACCGGACGCAGAATAAAAACGCATAGCAAAAGAAAAGGCGGGGGAAACCCCGCCTTTTCTTTTTGGACAAACAACCCCGCCGCGCCCCACACACGCCGCGCCGCCAGTTTTCGGCGGGGGTTGTACCCTTGCGCCTTAATGCAGCCATTGACGGTCACAAGCCCGTATGAGAAATGCAGAGTGGGGTTTCTGCCATAGGAATACAAGCGGAGATGTCCGCCACTTTCAAGAATTGGCAGAACGGCCTACCTTGAAGGCTTTGTTATCAAGTGTTTGCTGATAAATTCAGCCGTCGCCGGTGCTGCGGAGTTAGGCCGCAGGTTCGAGATTGTGAAAATCCCCGGAGGTTTGTCCCTATGAACCTAAGCGCGGCTTGCGTAACGGATGGGTAAGCAAGAAAAACCGATGATGGTAAGTAGTATCGTCCGCGTTTTCCACCCTAGGGTGTTTGTGCTCCGAGGAGCCGAAAACAAGGGCATATAGGTACCAAAGCCGGATTTGGTTAAGTATTGCGGATTTTTTGCAAAAAGAAAACTGCTCAGAGGGCGCGAGCATTAGGAATGATGCGCGTGCTGTTCGATACTGCAACAGCATTTGGGGTTAGATAATTCCCTTATGCTGAGTGCAGAGCCAGCACCGTACCCTAGAGTTTATCATTGATAGAGCCGCCGGGGATGTGTTTCCGGCGGCTTTCTTGAGTGATAAACATTATCGCCCAAAGTACAGGAAAGGAGCATTTCATAATGACCAGAGAAGAAAACGTTGCCAAACTGGCGCAGTTGCGCTCTGAAGCTGAAGCACTTGTTAAGGATTACAATGATGCAATCCAGAACGGAAAATTTGAGGATGCACATAAGGCAGAGGTTTCTGCCACTGAAAAAATCAACGAATACACCGCAGTTGTCCGGGATATGTGCTTCGAGGATTGCAAAAATTCGGAAAATCCCATGATTACCGCCGTTAAGACGTTGTCCTATGTGACTATCGGGGTAAAGGATGAGCAAAAGGGGGATGACAAGGTTCCCGTTCGGTCTATTGTCGATAAAGAACGGCAGATTGACCTGCTCAAACTGCACAAGTATTGCGGGAAAATCGGGGCCGACGAGAATTGGCTGCATATCGCGCAGAAGATGAACTTTTTACTCACCGCGCAGAAGGCCGTTGACCTGGGGCTTAGCCCGAAGGCTGTCCATGACAGTTACGCCATGAGCGAGATTGCCCGGCAGTTTGATATGGGCAAGAACCCCACAAGCAAAACTAATTTGCTCAAGACTTTGCAGGCGGTTATCACCGCAATGTTGGGCGAGAAATATAAGGCGACCTCCCATGATGTCAATTTCCTAATGTCGGTTTACTCGAAAAAGAATCGCCGTGCGTTGACGGTTACCTGCGCCAATCACAGGTATTTCCGCAATTATCTTGCTGAGGTTTGCCATCGTATTGTGACGGGTAAGTCTTACGAACTGGATTACAAAAGCAAGAAGGATAACTAAAGCCAGGTTCAGCCGCACTGATGAGCCGTAAGGACGGCGAAACGGTGGTTTTTCCGCCACCGTCTGCGGATATCCCGAATTTATCCAAAGCGAGGTGTTTTGAATGTCATATAATGCTTTTTGCAAGCGAGTAAGCGATATTGTAAAGCGCACCGGCGCCAAAGTAAAGTTTTCCAGAGAAGATGGGAAGCACGTTGCACGTTGCAGCGACGGCGTCACAATTGTTGGTAATTCGGAATGTTCGAAGGTTTTAGTCCAGTGGGGCAGCGGTCACACTGCAATTGCCTGTATTTGATTTTCTTCATTCGCTCCCTTTCATACAATCCATGTATGCCTCCTTACTCCATAAGCCGCAGAGATTTTCTACCTGCGGCTTTTGTAATGCGGCTTGCCGGGTTTCCGGCAAACGGTCACAAGCCCGTAAAAACGCAGAGTGAAAAATACATAAGTTGGGAGGTTTCTCATGAATCATCGCCAGAAGGGTTTTGCGGTTGATAGGACAGCACAAAACCATCGTCGGAAGTTTATCCAGCAAAAAATAATGGGTTTCTGTCTAATCCTTATAAGTGCCGCAATTATCTGGATGGCTTCCAAAGGAACCACCGTGGAAGAACGCGATTGCACCGCAGTTTTGCTTATTCTTCCCATGGGGCTTGCATTGCTTTTCAGCAAAAGCATTCTGATTGTCTAAAAGCCCTAAAAAAAGCCGTCCAGTTATCCGCGCAGCTTTCGCCAAAAATCTGCACATATCCAGGGTTTATCCCATAAAAAGAACGAGATTTTTTAGGCAGAGGCGGCGCAATATCTGGTGCGGCAATATTGGCAGGAGGTGTTTTATGGACATTCCATTGTCCCCTAAGCACGGTTTAAACCCAACTATTCCGATTTGTTTCTGGTGCGGAGAGGAGAAAAATGAAATCGCTCTGATGGGCCGCATTGGGGACGCGAGAAAAGGTGAGGATTTTGAAGCGCCTATGCACGCAGTTCTTGATTACGAACCGTGCGATAAGTGCCGCGAAAAAATGTCCCTTGGTTTTACTATGATAGAAGCCACCCATGCTCCGAACCCCACAACAAAAGTACAGATGCAGCCGGGCGTTTATCCAACCGGCAGATATGCGGTCATCAAAAAAGAGGCGGTGATGCGGTTGTTCACGCCTCAAACCGACCTAAGCAAAGGTAAGGCTTTTGTTGACAGCGCACTTTTCGATTTAATTCTCTCCAATGGTTAAGCGATTTCGATTTTTTGGCCTGATAGAATATCGCCGCTATGGTTTTGGCGGCGTTTATCTGGCGATTGGGCAAAAATGCTTTACCCTTAAGCGAGGTTCAATGGATTCGTATCATGTTTGATATGTTCCTGGTGCGGTACGATTCCGCAGGGCGGTGCTTTATACTGCCTAACGCTTAGACCCCATAATCGTGATGGTAAGTGAGGAGGCATCCAAAATCTGAAAGCTTTTATGGGGCGCGGCTGACTGCGAGAGTGTTCAGAGCAGGGGCCTGGTTTTTTGTGGTCAAGCGGAGGAAATGCTGCCGCTGCGTGGGATACGATTTTTAAAGTGCATCCTTTGGAAGGTTGGAGCAAAGATAATTTGCCGGGGGTCATGGCCTGGATTTATCGAGGTAAAACTTCCTCCCATTCTATCAATAAGCAGGAGGGTTACAATGAAAAAATGGATTGCTTTGGTATTGGCCGGATGTTTTCTCCTGCCTTTTTGCGGATGTGTGCCCCAAAGGAATACGATTACCGTCGAAATTAACGGCAGCGACAGGGAAATCAACAGTTTTGAGGAAATTGAAAAGAGCTTTCTCAACCTGCTGGATGCGGCTGGATGGCAAAACGTCGAACTCTACGACTGCTCCGAACTTACGGTCGATATTTTGGAAAATAGGAAGGGAACCACAGTTGTGGAACGATGCATTGGCCTTGTTACAGATAAAGAGGCTGGCGACGGCATGATTTTAAATCTGCCGGAAGACTGCGGATATTATATTGGCTACCGCAATATCTATCTCCCCATCGCGGAAGGAACGGTTATGCTTTCCTATATGGTTTATAACCCAAAAAGCAATTATATCGACGATATCATCGAGCGTTATGATTTTGTCCTGGATAGGGAGTGGGAGGACTGAAATTATGTATGAATTCAGGCAGGTAAAAGGCCATATCGAGGTTTTCCTTGACGGTGTTTTTCAGTTTTCCGCCGACACCTTGCGGGAGGCAGAAATGGAGCTGGCACAATATGAAGGATGTTGTTGACGTATATGGCGTATGCAAGTGCGGCGCTGTTTTCTGGATTTCCGGGAATTTTGTCATCCTGGAATCCGGCCGCGCCGATTCGGATTGGGAGTGCGAGCTTTGCGGTTCCACTGTCGAACTTTACGCAGAATCAGATAGGAGGGCGCTATGAACAGAGAAGATATGGTTAATGCCATGGTGCGAAAAACAGGGTTTATGCGAAAGGATGCGGAAGCCGCGCTGGAAGCGGTATTCCAAATCATCACAGAAGCGCTGTCAAATGGAGACAGGGTTCAGGTCACAGGATTTGGAACATTCGAGGTGAAGAACCGTGCGCCGCGAGTCGGCAGGAATCCCAGGGCTAATACACCGGTCCAGATACCGGCCAGAAAATCTCCGTCATTTAAGGCGGGAAAAGCCTTGAAAGAGGCTGTTGGCGCTCCCAGATAATCCACAATTTTTAAAGTTAAAGGAGTAAGTTTATGACAACGGAAAAGATGACTATCCATAAGGCGCTTTGCGAACTGAAAACGCTTGAATCGCGCATCACAAAGAATATCAGCGAGAGCGTTTTCTGTTTTGCCAATAAGCATTCCAATGCTAAGGTAGGCGGACAGAACATTTCCGATTATTGCGATGAAATCAAGTCCGGTTACCAGCGCATCTCTGACCTTATCAAACGCCGCGACGCGCTGAAGCGGGCAGTCGTTCTCTCAAACGCATCTACCCATGTGATGATTGCCGGTTCTGATTATACGGTGGCCGAAGCAATCGAAATGAAAAACAATGGCATCCCCCTGATGCGCACTCTGCTTAACAAATTGGAGAAGGACAGCAGGGCTTCTCGCCGCGAGGCAGACAATAACAACGGCGAATATCTTGAACACCGGGCCGATGAATACATTAAATCCCTCTACGGGAATACAGATATGAAAAACGCCTCCGAAGAGGTCAAAAAGGTTCGCGCAGATTTTATCGCCGCTCAGACCTTTGAAATTATTGACCCCATCGACGTCAAATCGGAGATGGAGGCTTTGGATGAAAAAATCAACGGCTTTATGGTCGAGGTGGATTCCGCTCTGTCGGTTTCCAATGCGTTGACTGAAATTACCATCGAGTATTAAACGGAAACAACTCCGCTGCCGTCCGAAAACCCTACATCATATTCCTTCTCTGTTTTCGCACTATACAGATAAGTAAAGATAAAAAGAATGGTGCAATAGCCTGTTAAGCTATATTATGAAGAACTTTTTGCAATAGGGTGCAAAAGAGTTTTATAATACAGATTTGCCAATATATGAATGGCAAATTGAAAATTATAAAGTTGCGCCGGAAAAGATGATAACCGGCGCATTTTGCTGTAACCCTCAACGCTTAAAGGTATAACGCTGAAGGCTCAATGTTCAAAGTTCTTTATCGAACAAAGACCAAAGCATAAATCATAAACAGCAAGGCTTTATAAAAACCAGGATGGATGGTTTGTCGGGTGAATATGTTACCGCAGGGGACACCACTTGGCTGGGCGGTAGCGGAGTTGATGATATAAAGGGCCGGTTTTTGCCGGCCCAAACTTTTGGGAGAATGGCGGAATGGTTAGACGCAGGGGAACAACACCCCGAAGGAAAGCGCACTTCATGCTGGTTCAAGTCCAGCTTCTCCCATTTTTCATAGTAGGGAACGGCGCCTTACCGCATCAGCCAGATGGTGCGGATACAGTTTTGTGTTTCTGGCAGCACAACTAAGAAGTATCTTGGGAGGCGCCATGCAGCCGAGTGCAAAGGGTTTTAGGCTGCCTTGGTTCTTAAAATCTAACCATCGCCGTTGTATTCTTCCAATATTACGGGAGGTATTTCCAATGCACCATCATTTGACGCAGAAAAGAGCAAGAAAGCGCCGCTTTACAGCGGTTGGAACGCTTTTGCTGTTTGTGTCCGTATTTTTCATCAGCTTAATAATCCATGCTAAATCATCGGAGCCACATTTTGCAGCCGCACAAGTTTCGCCGCAAATTCCCGCCCCAACGTTGGAGGTTCGCAGCGCCTCTACATATCAGCAGCTAGAAAAAATTGAACCCGTAGAGGATACGCCGGAATATTTGTACGAAAACATTCCCTTAGAACCAGAATTGCAGGAATTAGTATGGCAGGCTTGTGAAGAAAGCGGATGTCCGTATGAGTTGGTGCTTTCGGTCATTTGGCACGAATCACGTTATCAAAATGTCAATGGGGACGGCGGCAACAGCATCGGATATATGCAGATACAGCCCAAATGGCATCAGGATAGAATGGAAAAACTTGGGGTAACCGATTTATCCGACCCGCTTTCCAATTTCCGTGTCGGCTGCGACCTGCTTTCCGAACTTTTGGATAAGTATTCGGTCGAAGATGCGCTGTCGGTTTACAATACCGGCGGCACAGGCCGCAGGTCATACGCGAATAAAGTTCTGTCCTATATGGAGGAAACGTTCGGATAAATTTTAAAGGGGTGATTGTATGATGAAAAAGCCGAGTCCTGCGCAAATTGAAAAGCTTGCATACGAAATTAAGGATTTTCTTATCCGACATGTGATGTGGTGCGATGTAAGGATTTACTACAATGGAAAGGCGTTGAGCACTGACGATGGAAAAGGCCATTATGCATACAATGACCCCGATACAAACTATGTTCTGGAAAACATAGACCCAAAGGATTTTTTCAAGTATGTCGGAGAAAACATCCTATGCATGAGTTTTGAGGGTCCCTTTTATGAATTGGTCAACTGCTATGTCCCCATAGGATATTATAACCGCGTTGAAGGTGAATTTCGAAGAATCCTACAAAAGTACGGCTTGGGCTACGAACTCGGGCACGCCTGGAATTTATCGACCTTTTTATACTAGAATGAGCAGGAGGATTCATTGATGAGTGTTACAATCCACGTTCCCGCAGACGAAGTCTGGTCTTTTTTCCAGAAAAACAGATACCGCCTTTCGGAAGAGATGGTCGTTATTGCAGAAAATCCTGATACGGAATATGCGGTGTACCTCACCGAAGACGATGGATATCCGTTGTTTTCTGTTTGTAAGGGAAATTCTGATTCTGAATATGAGGAAGGCGCAATCAATCAGAGGGATTGCACCGACACAGCGCAAAGATGCTATGCAAACTATCTCTTCCCCATTGTTGTTTCTTCTGGCAGTAAGCATATCCAGAGCGAACTGGAGGACGACAGCGAAAGTGGCAAAGAGTTAGCGCCACAGGAAATAGATGATATTATCTTTGAGCGTGATGACGAGTTGATTGTAGCAATGGGAGATTTTATTCTGACCGCTATTCAGGACGGATGCGATGGTTCTGACATCGTCGATACTTATGGGCTTGATGTTGTTGAGGATATTCTTGACCATACGCTGCAATACATTGCCGCTCAACACGGTTTTCCAGTTTATCGTCCAACTCTTATGGTGGACGAGAATGGAAAAGAGGTTTATGTTGAATATCCATATAATGAACCGGAAGAAGAGGAACTGGCTGACAGCCTCTCTCACGAATGAGAAGGGCGGACCAGTTTATGGCGAGGTGGCAGAGATGGTTTAATGCAGCGGTCCTGAAAACCGCCGGCGGTTCTCCGCCCGTGGGTTCAAATCCCACCCTCGCCGCCACTTAAAAATCGACGTAGGAAAATGCGTAAACAACGGGAGGTGTATGATAATATGCCGGAATGTTTGGATAGTTTCCCCTGGCGTTCTTTAAAAGGATGTGGGAGCATGGCCAAAGCCATGTTCAAAGTCGGCGATTATAAAAATGACATGCTTAAAGATGGAACGCCTGTCCAGTTTCGTATCATTGGTTTTAATCATGACAAAACCAGGGCAGGAATTGCCGCCCCAATCACATGGGAAATGATTGACTGTATGCCATCCAGATATCCGTGGAACAGAAGCGATACTAATGAGGGTTCTTGGGAGCGTTCCTATATTCGACGCCTGATGAATGATTTGGATGGAGATGTCTACAATCTGATGCCAGATGAAATTATAGAGCTGGCGGTTCCCGTTATCAAGCTGACAGCCGATACATACGATGGCTCCAACCTGCTTATCGAAACTGAGGACAGGTTTTGGATAAAGTCTGAGAAGGAAACGTTTGGCCGGAATATCTACTCGGCGCCTGGGGAAGGAAGCTGGTACGAATGGTACCGTCAGGAGGATGTCCCGTGGGGCAAGAAGCGGGGTGGCTCAGATGAATATACGATGTTGCGTTCCCCTCTTTACTACAGCAGCCACTCCTTCTGCTTTGTGACCACGAACGGCAACGCCAGCGGCAGCAGCGCGAGGAATTCCTATGGGCTCGCCCCGGCTTTCTGTTTCTAATCGCAGACTCCATAGAATCGCCGCTACGGAAGTGGCGGCGATAAATCACATCCGTCGTTCTTTCGGCGGGTATTCTTTTGCTCACAACGGCCCCAACCTCCTCGCGGTGTGAGTGGATACGCCATAAGGCAAAACCGATAGGGGTACATTTTGTAACAAAGGAGTACATATCACATGGCAAAAATCGTAATCGCAGGGGACGCAATCGTTATCACTTCCGCACTGAAACTGGAGGACATTCAGACCATTGAGAAGTACCGCCCCAAGGCGCTGGTTCTTATGGGTGGCGAGGATGGCAAGGAGCCTGTTTTCGCCATCGGAACCACCGATGGGGCAGGCAACATCAATAAGGTGGGCGCTTCTTTTGGCCGCACTTCCCACGATGATGGCAAGTTCGCAACCATCACCATGGTTACCGACGGCGTGACTGGCGATGTCCGCGAGTGGGTGGCCGACTGCATCGGCGGCGCCATCATCAATCTGAACAAGCTCGAAGAGCAGCTTCCCCCCGTCCTGGAAGAGATTGCGGCTCAGAAAGCCGAGGTACTGAGCAATATCACTGTCGCTCAGTAAGAATGGTCGGGGCAGCTTTCGCTGCCCCCTTTTTTAATCCCAATTTTAAAATTTTATGAAATAAAGGAGATTTTGCAATGATTAAAGTGACAGTTGGAAACAATGTGAAGCGTGAGTCCGTTATCATCGATGAAAATACCACTCTGCGCAACTGCCTTGAGGCGAACGGCATTGATTACACTCGCGGCGTGATGCATCTCGACGGTTCCTCCCTGAATCCCGGCGACCTCGACAAGACTTTCGCCAGCTTCGGCATTACCGAGAAGTGCTTCCTGCTGAACGTGGTTAAGGCCGATAACGCCTAAATGCTATATCCCGTTATGCTACAAAGGCCGCCTTTGATGGCGGCCTTTTTCACGGGGAATTGGCGGAACAGGCAGACGCAGCAGACTTAAAATCTGCTGGTCAATAGACCGTGCCGGTTCAAATCCGGCATTCCCCACCAGCATATATAAAAGAGAGGTGTTTCTATGTTTAAAACAAGCATCGGGTCAACGCCGCTGACAACCGACGCTGCGGATAGCTTTTTCTATAATATCACCGGCAATCGGTTTGGCAACGATAACTCCTTCCTTGCTACGCTTCGTGCATTAGTTGCACCTCGTATCAAAGACGGTGAGGCCATCCATCTCAGCTTCGGGAGTTCCAATTATGACAACGGCACCATTAGCAGCGTCTCTGCGGAACGGGCAGTATCCGCCATTTGTTCAGACCATTCCCTGTCATCCTCCGGTCAGATAATGATTCACAGTTTTACCAACAATCAGGAGCACAACCTTGCAAACCTTAAGTTGATTGAGCACAAATTCACCGCATGTTTTCCTGGGTATTACAGGCTTGAAAAGGTGAGGGAATTTTATCGAAAGTCTTTTTACGCCGATTGTTACATCAATCCGGAACTGAAAAGCGTCATTGTGTTTGTCGATAATCTTGACAACAAGAAACTGCACTACTTGCAGGTTTCTATTCTGGCTTTCCTGCCGTGGTATTTCGACCCCAAAGACGGCGTATCCGACCTTGAGATGGAACTACTGTACTCTCTTCGCGAGTCTTCTTCTGCAAAATATGAAACGTGTCTCGCTAAAATCGCAGAAAAATATGATTTCAGAACCTCCAGAATCCGCCAGCTTTTAAAGGGGTTTGAAACTCGGTATGAGCAGCTTGAGTGTGAAAAAGTCCGTCTTGAAATTCAGAGATGCGATAACGACATCGACCGCCTTAACCTTCAAATCGGTTCTATTTTAAACAAGCGGAACGAAACCTGTATCCGGTTGCTTGGCCTCGAACGTAAGATTGCCGAGGGTGGAGAGGATTCTGAAATTATGGAGTATTTCCTTTGCAACAACCGGCTTGTACTTGAAAATGTCACCGAGCGTGATATGTATTTTTGCGTAAAAGATTACCTCTCCTATTTTGACAGCGAAATGGCGGAGAGAACCATCAACAACTCCAGAAGCTTTGTTTACTTAAATGGCAGAGAACCGTATCGCGGAATCACGCCGGAGGGAATGAAAAAGCTGATGTGGGAAATCTTTGTTGAGGAAGAACCGCGTCTGAAAGTTAAGGTGTGCGCCGCCTACCGGTTTGATTTAAATGGCAATGTAAGCACGATGGGCGGGCACAATTTCTCCTATGAATTTTCGGAATATATGCCGAATCCCCATATTGACCGGTACAACTGCATGGGAAATTACCAATCGGCAATCAATCAGCTTTTAAAGACCCGGAATTACATCGGCGCGTTGGAACAATGTGTTGCCTCCTGCAAGAGCCTTAACTGGGGGGACAGCACGGTGATGCACGAGTTTATGCGGACCATGTGGGGTTCTGGCAGTTATAACAACCGCTGTATCGAACTTCCGGACGGCTCCGTCGTCAAACCAGCGGACGCAATCCGTTGGCTTGAAGCGCAGGAGGCGGGTGTAAATGAGCAGGAACAGGAGGAAGCGTAAAATGAGCAAACCCATTAAGATGACAGAGCAGTATCTCGAAGAGTGCAGGAGGGATTTTGAAAAGGCGCTTAGCCTGACAAAGCTTGCCGATGGCAAACTCAGTTTCACCAAGACATTCACCTGTGAAAACAAAAAAGCAACGGTGTATTTTACGCCGGAAGCCTGGGCAAAGATGGTCATGTTGATTAAGGAGTTTGACAAGGAAATCGCGTGGCACGGCGTAGCCAGCAGGGTGGAAAATGAGGAATGCGATGATTATGTCATCTCTGACATCCTGGTATATCCTCAGACGGTTTCCGGCGCGTCCGTTGAGATGGATACGGAAGAGTATGCCAAATGGATTATGGATAATGTGGAGGATGACCGGTTCAACAACATCCATATGCAGGGACATTCGCATGTCAACATGGCTCCCAATCCGTCCAGCGTTGACCTGAATCACCAGGAGGAAATTCTCAACATGCTTGGCGACGAGGATTTCTACATTTTTATGATTTGGAACAAATCGTTTGTCAGCACCAATAAGGTCTATGACCTTAAGAAAAACATTCTGTTTGAAGATAAGGATGTTACCGTAAAAATCTTAGGCGGAAGCGAAGACCTTGACGCTTTCTTAAAATCAGCAAAAGAAATGGTAAAGACCAAATCCTATACTCCTTCAGGTTATAGCGGAAGCTATGGCTACTCCGGATATGGCGGTTATCAACAGCCCAAATCTTCCAGCGGGCCCTATAATCCATTGGCGTCTCAGCAATCCGGCGACAAAAAGGATGAGGTCAAGAGCGGAAAAAAAGAAAAGACGAAAACCAGAATCGGCGCAGGGTGGGCAGGTGCCGATAATTACCGGCAGGGTACGCTTTTTGATGACGATGAGTATGAGGGATGGCCTTATTCCGGATATTTGGGAGGTAGGTAAGTATGGATTTGTCTAAAAGTTATGAGTTTTTCCAGCCCGAAAAGAACGACGGCCGCATTCACATCATCGGCTGCGGGTCAGTCGGTTCTACTGTGGCAGAGAATCTTACAAGAAGCGGCGTAACAAAGTTTACCCTTTGGGATTTTGATGTAGTGGAATCCCACAATCTGGCAAATCAGATGTTCCGGCAAAAGGATGTTGGCCATGCCAAGGTGGAAGCGCTTCTTGATATTCTCTGTGAAATCAATCCGGACATCAAGGACGATGTAAAGCTTCAGCCAAACGGATGGAAGGGACAGCAGCTTTCCGGTTTCGTGTTTCTTTGCGTCGATAACATCGACCTTCGCAGGGAAATTGTCGAAAAGCACATGGATAACCCCTATATAAAAGCAATGTTCGACTTCAGGACGCGACTGGAAGATGCACAGCACTATGCTGCGGATTGGTCAGATTACAAAATGAAAAAGGATTTTCTCAACTCAATGAACTTTTCCCACGACGAGGCAAAAGAGGAAACGCCGGTATCCGCCTGCAACGTAACCCTTTCGGTGTGCCCAACTGTCCGTATTATCTGCGCTTACGGGGTGGCAAACTTCATGAACTTCTGGAACGGAAAGCCCATTAAAAAATTGATTCTTGCTGATGCATTTGGATTTATGCTGGATGCGTTTTAATATCAACGGGAAGGAGGTGTAGGCCGTGAATATGACGGTTCACAGCATAAAGGTTGGAAGCCGTTTCATGTTTGGCCGATATGGTGTAAAAAATGAGAATCCACGGCCTGTCATATGGCTGAAGGCAGATGAAGACGGCCGCATGATTACAGAAGACGCCATTGATTATATTTGTTTCGACGCAAAAGAACCGCAAAACGAAAATATCAGAATACGGTATATCGGGAACTGTCAATATAAATTATCCAATTTGTTATGCCTGTTGAACAGCGATGGCGAACAGTGGTATCGGCCGGCGCACCAAACAGACGCGCCGCCAAGTGTGAGGAATACAAACCGATGGGAAGAATATGAAAACCATTATGGTTTTCTGTACCATTTCGAAGATTATGAAATCGAAAGTATTTTGCCCGACAGTATCACAATCGGCGGCGAGACAGTCACATCACTGATTCGGCTCCCTATTGCAGAAGAAATCCTCGGCCCTCGTTGCTTTAAACTTTTTCGCCGTAAAGGAATTCGCCCCAAGGCATCGGAAGATATGAATCTGAATAGGGGCACACCAGACTGAGTAATAACTCTTATGTGGATTTTTGGCTTGCAGATTATATCAACCCAGACAATGGCAGCAGAGAAGGGTATGCGTCTATTATCTCCAGAAGCGGCTCTGTAGATATCAAGAATCCTGCGGAATCTTCGGGTGTCAGACCTGTATGCCGTCTCAAAGGCGATACGCCGGCCATCCTTGCCGATGACGGCATTTATCGGATTCAGCCTTATCAGGTGAAACAGAACATTTTTACCGAAGATGAATTGATGAACTTTTTAGGAATTAAATAAAGACACTTTTACAATATGAACTGTAACGTATTTCCTCTTTTCAGGGGAGCTTCACGCCAAAGGCTGAAGCATCAAATTGACCAGCAAAGCACCGACCGGGGAGGACGGCAGAACAAGCTCTTACTTCAGTAAAGAACACTCAGAAGCAATAAGGCACGCACCACTCGGCTCAAAAAAAAAAAAGCAACACCGGAAACGAAATCCAAACACGAGGGGAAACAAAACTGTTATCCAACTCGAACCCCTCGCAAACATCCCGAACTGTTTAAAGAAAAACCCACCTCTCATTATAGAAACAAAAGGAGACCACTCCTGCGACTCCCAGAACGCACCAATGTAGGTTACAGTTCTAAGAAACACAAAAAGGAGGGAGCAAATTGGTATATATTACGGTAAAACAATCTCCCATCTATCACCAGATGACGTTGGAAGAGTTTCTGTTTCAAAATATTCAGAGTCCGACCGTTGTCAACCCGAACATGACAAACACCAGGACGTATGAATTTGAAAACGCCAGCGAGCATTTTACAAAGAAAATAAATGTAGAAAGCCTGGTTCAAAAACTGGTTCGATACAACCAGTCTACCGAAGAACTTCGTCTGGCAGAACGCAATTCTCTCTACCACACATTTTATATTCCCAAACATTCAGGAGGGTTGCGCCAAATCAATGCGCCAAACCCGGAGTTGATGGACGCTTTGCGCAGATTAAAAACCCTTTTTGAGGAGGATTTTCACGTTCTCTATCATACATCAGCGTTCGCCTATATCAAAAAACGCTGCGCCGTCGATGCTGTAAAGCGCCATCAGAAGAATGAAAGCAAATGGTTTGGAAAACTCGACCTTCATGACTTTTTCGGCAGTACAAACCTGGATTTTGTTATGCGTATGTTCTCTATGATTTTTCCGTTCAGCGAGGTGGTAAAAGACCCAGAAGGGAAAGCCGAACTGGAAAAGGCGCTGGAACTTGCCTTCTTAAACGGAGGGCTTCCGCAGGGAACTCCTATTTCTCCGCTCATCACAAACGTCATGATGATTCCGATAGACTTTAAGCTCTACAATGCCTTTCGCAACTATAACCGTCAGTCGTTTATCTACACAAGATATGCCGATGATTTTACTATCTCTTCCAGAGTTGATTTTGATATCCATGCAGTTGAAAGGCTGATTGTAGATACGCTGGTCAGTTTTAATGCGCCGTTTTCCATCAATGCGGCTAAAACGAGATACGGTTCATCCTCTGGACGAAACTGGAATTTGGGCGTTATGCTGAACAAGGATAATGAAATCACAGTCGGCCACAAGAAAAAGCGCCAATTTCAGTCGATGCTGTATAACTACATAACCGATAAGAAAAACGGAGTGCAGTGGGATAAAGGCGACGTTCAGGTGATGCATGGGTTATACAGCTATTACCATTCAGTAGAACCGGAGCGGATTGACGCCATTGTAAATCACATCAATGAAAAAATGGAGGTCAATGTCATCAGGTTTATGAAAAACGATATGAGATAATCAATAAACAGAAATTCCTGTAATGCATAGCCGTCTATGGCGGCGCTTATTGCCGATGGCGTAAGTAACACGATGTGGGGATGCACGATTGCCCCACGGAGGCGCTGCCCGCAACAACGTTTCCGGAGTCCGCAGATGCGAACATGTCATCACGAGCTGTAAAAGACAGAAATCACATTGTCGCACAACAAGCTCACAGAAACGCTTCAGTTGAGCTTATCGCCTCCAGCACCAGGAAATAACCTATTAAGATTACAGGATAAAACTTTAAAGCATCCGCAATGCATAACGCCGCAAATGCGGCGTGCTTTGGCCAAAGGCCGAAGTATCATCTCGCTGGGAAAGGGAACAGGCACGCCGGAAAAGAAAAGGCGCCTTCAGGGCCCACTCTTCCAACCTAGAAACTCGAAATACAACCTGCTGAAAGAGGACAAGACATAAAACCACTGTCCCACAACAGGCAGGCCGAAATCTCCCACTAACAGAAGAAACAAACCACCGGCATCCCAGCTCGCATCGCGTCAGGTTAACCAGGAAATACCCTATGTAGATTGCGGATGTAGAAAGGAATTACTTTCAATGATATATGTAACCGGAGATATCCATGCCAATCTGGATATTGGAAAGTTATCCACAAAACGGTTCCCTCAGCAAAAACAGTTAGGCAAAAACGATTACCTCATTATCCTTGGCGATTTTGGACTTGTTTGGGATGGCTCCAACGAGGAAATGTATTGGAGAAATTGGTTGTCCCAAAAACCCTTCACAACTCTATGGCTGGATGGAAATCACGAAAATTTTGACTATCTGAAATCATTTCCAGAAGTTGCAATGTTTGGCGGTACAGTCCAGAAGATTGCGCCGGACATCTATCATCTTTTGAGAGGCCAGGTTTTTACCATTGAAGGAAAGACGTTTTTTGTCATGGGCGGAGCAGCCTCTCACGACAGGCACCACAGAAAAGAACATATCTCCTGGTGGAAGGAAGAAATGCCCTCTTCGTTTGAAATGGCGTCAGCCATCAATTCTTTGGACAAGGTTGGATGGAAGGTTGATTATGTCCTTACCCATTGTGCGCCGCGTTCCGTCCAAACAATGCTCGAACCATGGTACGAAAATGACCCGCTGGTCAGTTTTTTGGACAGGGTACGTTCGGACCTTATCTTTAAGCGGTGGTATTTCGGACATTATCACATAGACAAGCAGGTAAGCGAACAGTTTTTTGCCTTATACAACAGGATTATTCCAATTGGATAGGGATGTGGTGTAATGAAACACAGCGGTCTCCAAAACCGTCATATGAAGGTTCGAGCCCTTCCATCCCTGCCAGATGGCGGATAGCGACCGCCTGATGTGAGCGTGAGAGCAGGATTCCTCACAGAGAACGACAATGCCCGCTGAAAACTTGTAAATCCATCGTGAGATGAAAACTCCTGGCCAGTGGATTTGCGTGAAAATTTAAGCGGGAACTGCTCCATTTGCTCCATTAGCTCAATCGGTCAGAGCACCCGCCTTATAAGCGGGAGGTTTCTGGTTCAATTCCAGAATGGAGTACCAACCTATCTAAATCTTTTGATAAAATCAAACACGGAGGGAGACGCAATGAAGTATTGGGATGATGCACGGTATTACCGTATTTTAAAAGAGCTCACAGCTCGCATTCCGCCAGATGAATATGCGCTCGTTATGTCACAGGACAGGTGCGAACTTGAACCCCAGTTTTTGGGTTTTATCAATATTTATAAAAGCCTAAGCGAGCTTATCCCTCAAAATAAAATTGTCATCGACTTTGGGTGTTATCTGGCCGCCCAAAGCTATCTCTTTGCCGGACACAGACAGTATATCGGTGTTGATGTAGTAAAAATGCGCCGTTTCTCTCCCCCTAACTCAATCCATTATACCATGTCTATTAAGCAATATATTGAAAATGAAGTTCCACAACTCTTTTCGGCGCACGACCCGCTTACTTATTGCGCTATCTGTTCCTACGTTCCGGACTTTGGGGAAACAGAATTGGTAAGAAGAACGTTCCCAAATGTTTTTTGCTATTACCCCTGTCCCTGACTTCAACGCGCTGGCGTAGCTCAGTTGGCAGAGCTCCGGTTTTGTACTCCGGTTGTCGCGGGTTCGAATCCTGCCGCCAGCTCCAGCGGGAGTGGTTGGCCGGCAAATGCCGGCTCCCGCAGCGGTCTCCTTTCTGTCATAGCCGTAGCAATATACCGTTTAAGCATTTACAGGATGATGCTCGCGGTGAAGGCGGTTCAATCCCGCCAGCGGTATATCAAACCGGCCCAAAACCGCTTTTTATTATGAAATGGCATTTAGCGGATTTCACACCTGCTACCACAACAAACCCAAACTCATAGCAAGATAAACAGGAAATAGTAAAACAGCAAATCGAATATAAGAAGGAGCGTGTTTATATGACCAGACAGTATTTTATTGATAACGTGAATGACTGGTGGGAGCTCAAAGATTTTTGCAACGATGAAGATTGCGAGATTTGTTCTGATGTCTATGGAGATGAAGATATGGACGAGGAAATCAACGATGCAATCCGAGAATATTCAGACGATTACCAGTGGTATGAACTGCGCGATTTGTTAAGAGATATCCCTTCTGGTTACAATTTCTACTATCGAAACAGTTCCTTCGATTGGGAAGGCCTCGATGACAATGATTTCAATTCATATAAGGACGATGTCCTGGAGTGGATGGATAACGGAGGTTACTGGGATGACGAAGATGACGTCGGTTATGATGATTGTGAAGAAACCCTGTCTGACGAACCGGAAGATGATGGTGAAGAACCTGCGCCGGCAGAGGATTTTTCAGTCGGAGACCTGATGGGAATGTGCAGCGCTTCGTTTGTGACTATGCAGCAGGAAAATTTACGCATGGAGCAGGAGAGCAACGACGCTTTCCGAAACTATGTCCAGGCGCACTATCCCAAAGTGTTGCACTGATTTGGTTAAAAGAGCGCGGATGCGCCTTTTAATATAGATTGCCCGTGTAAATCGGCCATACCTACATAGATTTTCCTGTTAAGATATGGCATCTTCCCGCCTAAGGCGGAAGAAAAGGTTTGTCTCCTTCATTTTTGTCATCGTAACTTGAGCGAAAAAAAGAGTTTTTTTCGCCAAGTTAGCTCGCCAAAAATGTCACAAAATGCACACATCGCGCCAGCCAATATTAGGCTCGATGTGCGGACGGGTAGTCAAGGGCGGATGGAAGCTATTTCCTCCGCCCTTTTATTTTTTTATCGACAAAGCAAGAGAAGCTTTTAATGATATCTGGGATGGGAGGGATTTAATATGAAGGTGTATGTCCTGCACCGGCATTGGGATACGCCGAGTAACGAAGGGAACGATATCATGGGCGCTTATAAACGGGAGTCGTCCGCATATTATGACATGATATCAGATGTAGAGAAGGTAAAAACCTACTTCGAATCGGATTTTTGGGAGGAGGATATGACCTGGGAAAATACACGCGAAGTCCACCTCGGCAGCACGGGCGGAACTGACAACGAACGGTACGCTACTATTTATGGATGGGAAATTACAGAACTGGAGGTGCAGTAGGCAGTGCTGAAAGAGGCAATTTCGCAAATTCTCCGCCTTCAAAATGAAAGCAGTACACTTAAAAAACAGAGCATTATCCGGGACAATCAGGATAATGAGGATTTTTGCCGGCTTCTTTACTACGCGCTCAATCCGTTTTTAACCTATAAAGTATCGGAGCAGACGCTTCGCCGCCCAGCCGGTGTTCACGCCGGTATCACCCTCACAATGTGCGATATTTTCACCATCTGCGAAACACTCTCAAAGCGTAAAGCGCTGGATGATGTGTCAACCTATCAGGTGTGCGCTTTTGTCCAATCTGTTCCAGACGCAGAGGAATCCGAATTTTACATAAAACTCCTTGCCAAAACCCTTCGCCTGGGCGTTACTGCCAAGACCGTCAATAAGGTTATTCCAAACCTGATTCCCGAGTGGGAGGTACAGCAGGCATACCCTATTGAAAAATATCCAATCCCCAACGGTACATGGTTTTCCGTAACACAAAAGCTAAACGGCGTGCGTGCAACATATTACAAGGGGCATCTCTACGCGCGGAGCGGCGCCCCATACACTGGCCTTGAACACATTACAAACGAACTGTCCTGGGACGTTACGAACGCCATCGTTCTGGACGGAGAACTGACATTGCTCGACAAAGGAAATCTCAGCGACAATGAAGCGTTCCGAGTTGCTGCTGGGATTATTAACTCGGACGCCGTTGATAAAACGGCGATTTGCTATACAGTTTTTGATATTATTCCAACAGTTGAGTTTGAAAACGGAGAAAGCAAGTGCGGATATAGAACCCGCAGGCCAGGTCTTGAAGCGATTAAGATGACGCTTCGTGAAGATAGCCCAGTCCGGATTCTCCCCGTCCTTTACAGCGGAACCGACCAATCCAAAATTCCGGAACTGCTAGACCAGATGGTACGAGAAGATAAAGAGGGGCTGATGGTCAACCTTGATGTCCCGTATAAGCGCAAGCGACACAATGGGATTTTAAAAGTCAAACGGTTCTACACAATGGACTTGCCAATCCTCTCGTGCGAGGAAGGCTCGGGAAGGTTGGCAGGCGCCCTTGGTGCGTTCGTCCTGGGCTATAAGGGCAACGAGGTACGAGTCGGCAGCGGTTTTTCCGACGACCAGCGCATTCAGTATTGGGAGCGGAGAGATGAGCTTATAGGCGTTCTCTGCGAGGTAAAGTATAAAGAGATTTCAGCTGACAAGAACACCGGAGCAGAAAGCCTGCAATTTCCGGTGTTCCTTTCTTTGCGTGAAGATAAGGAATCGGTGAGTTATGGCTAAGTACAGGATTATGTGCGTCAAATATGGGTGGACAGAAGTTGAAGCCGAAACAGAAGAGGAAGCTGTCCTTATCACGGAAGACTTCCCGGACGGCGCTTTTCAGTGGTCTGACAGGGACGACCACCAGGTTACGGAAGAGATAGATTATTAAGACGCAAGGGGGGGTATCCAAATGGGCAAGTCCAAACGGAGTAAGCCGCAGTTTTCCGAATGCATCAGCAGCTTTTGCCGCCTGATGGAGCGCGCGAAAGCAGACTATATCTGGAATTATGAGCAGGTAAACCGCATGGACAGGCTCACCCAAGATTACCTCCACAAACTGGAACTGGACCCTATCGGCTACAAAGAACGCGCCAAGGTTGCAACGCAGCTTGCCAAATGCCGTCAGGCAAGGCGGGAGCATAAAGACACCGCAGAGATTCTTGAACCGCTTGTCCAGTTTTTAGAGAGCGAAAAAGGGAAAACCCTTTTAAACCTGATGCGCGAAGTGCTTGGAAAGACCAGAAAGGTTGAGGAGCGGATGGAAACGCGCATGTATGTACCAAGAGTTTTAGAACAGGAGAATGAGAAATGAACTTCTTTTTTCGAACAAAACTGTCAGCATTGAACCCTGAAAACAGGCTCTAAAAAATAACGAAAGGGCGAGGTGAATTTGGGCATGGCAAAGATAATCGAACTGGATTTTACAAAGCAGAGAAACCCTGTTATCAATGTAAACAGTGTCCGTCAAAACGGGCGCAAATTAAAGGCCGGCCTCATCTCGCCTGCCGCAGAAAAGACAGAATACGAACTTGCCGGCGAACACGCGGCGGAACCCATTAAGAGTATGGATGACATCATCCGTGTTTCAAGGTTTTTAATCGAACGAAAAAGATTCCGGGACAATATGCTTTTTATTGTCGGTATTAACTTCGGCCTTCGGGTTAGCGACTTGCGTTCCCTGCGGTTCTGCCACCTCATCAACGAAGATTTTACCTTCCGCGACCGTTTTGCCATCTTGGAAAAGAAAACCAAGAACACACGCAAACACAAGCGCAACCGCTATATCACAATCAATAAGGCTGTTATCGAGGCGGTGACCCTGTATCTTGAGAATACCCCAAACGTGTACCTCAGCGATTACCTTTTCCGCAGCGAGAGCAATCACGGAAGCAACCGGAATGAACCCCTCAGTTCCAAATCTGTTGACCGGATTTTGAAGGGAATCGCCAAAGACCTTGGCCTTGGCAACAGAATGTCCACCCACTCACTTCGAAAAACATTCGCTTATCACCAGATGGTTATGTCCGGCAATGACCCGCGAAAACTTTTACTTTTGCAAAAGATGTTCGGACACTCTTCCGCCGCCCAAACCCTGGATTATATAGGAATTACCAGCGAAGAGATAGATGAAGCATACCGAAGTCTGAACCTCGGAAGTGTAGACAGCAACTACCTTGTTGATTCAAATCTGATAGAAGCCGATACAGTAACGGCATAAAAAAGAAAACAACATCAGCATCTGCAAAGGAGGGCCTTTTTTGCGTAAATTAGCAACAATTAGAGAAATTACCTCTCTTCGTCCAATCCCCGGCGCGGACAAAATTGAGGTTGCCCAGGTGGACGGATGGGAGTGTGTGGTGCGGAAGGGCGAATTTCGGGAAGGAGAACGAATCATCTATATTGAAGTCGATTCGGTGGTTCCAGAGCGTCCCGAGTTTGAATTTCTGCGAGACCGAAAATTCCGCGTTAGAACTATCAAGCTTCGCGGCCAGGTTTCTCAGGGGCTTGTTCTTCCGCTTTCCATTCTGAAAGACGGGTGGCGATATGACCTTGGCGAAGACGTCACCGATATCCTTGGTATTACCAAGTATGACCCGCAGGCACAGCAGGAAGCACAACTCCTTACCAGGCAGCCAAAGCAACCTCAGAACCCCTTCGCAAAGTTTATGATGCGCTTTAAGTGGTATCGTAAGTTCTTTGCGAAACCAAAACGCAGGGGCGGCTTCCCTGACTGGATTGTAAAAACAGATGAAACCAGAATCCAGAATATGGTGACACTCTTTGAGACGGAAAGCAAGCGGGGAACCCCGTTTTCCGTTACCGAAAAAATGGACGGTCAGTCCGCGACTTATTACCTGCGCCGCTTCTCCCGACGCAAATTCGAATTTGGCGTGTGCAGCCGCAACATCTACTTAGCCACGCCGGATAACAGTTCTTATTGGACAGTTGCGCGAAAATATGACATGGAAAACGTGCTGAAAAAGCTCATCGGCGACTATGACACCGTTGTTTTGCAGGGGGAAATCTGCGGGGATGGAATTCAGGGTAACAAATATCATATCAGCGGTTATGAGTTATTTGTGTTTAATCTGATTTATCCAGACCGCAAATATTCTACAGAGGAGATTGCCGCGTTCGTCGCGCCGCTCGGACTAAAAACAGTGCCCATTGTGGACCTTGATAAGACGCTCCCGCCAACTATTCAGGAACTTGTAGAATACGCCAAGGGAAACTCCGTCGTTCGGGCTGGACAAAAGCGTGAGGGGGTTGTCATGAGAAATATGAAGAGCAATATCAGCTTCAAGGTAATCAACCCGGATTTTCTTCTTGCAGAGGGGGATTAGCGTTATGAAAAAGGGAGAAATGCCCATTCACCAGATGCGGTCTCCGTCCATCAGCTTGCAGCGCTTATGGACAAGCGAAGGATGCTATGACCCATACATAAATCTGGCAAACGCTATTGTTAGCGTGGCAGCCGACGATTATAGAACAGCCCTAAAAGAAAATAATACCAAACTAAAATCCAGTCTGGAGGCATTCTTTTTCTCCGACTGGTTTGGCATTCTGACAAAGCTTGAAGCGGATGCCATCCTTTCCCGCATCAGAAATGAGGTTTGCGCCGCGTCCCGCAGTGCAAAATGACTCTGAGCAGAGACAGAACGGAGGTTATGATTTGAATCTCAGTATCAGCAGAGGCAACGAAAAAATGGGAGCCATTCAAAGCGTATCGCTGCCGTCGGGAGTTACCTGTATCGTTTGTGAATGCAATCAGAAGTGTTACGCAAAGCGCATGGAAAAACGGCGAAGAACCGTAAGGGAAGCCTACCAAAACAACCTAAAGATTTTAAAGGAAACTCCGGATATTTACTGGCGGGAGGTCGAGGCGGCAATCATGCTGTCACGATACTTCCGCTTTCACGTTTCCGGCGACATACCTGATGAAGAATATTTTGCGCATATGGTCGATATTGCAAGCCGGAACACACACTGCCAAATTCTCTGCTTCACCAAAAAGTATGAGATTGTAAACACATATCTGTTGTCAGGCGGTATCCTCCCGGAAAATTTACATATTATCTTCAGCGCATGGGTCCGCCTCCCCATGGTCAATCCATTTTCTTTGCCAGAAGCGCATGTCAGATACCGCGACGGCAGTACAACGGCAGCCGCGTCCGCAAAGGAATGCACCGGGAACTGCACCGACTGCGCAGTAACAGATGCCGGGTGCTGGACGTTGAAACCTGGGGAGCAGGTGGTATTTAACGAACATTAAATAGTTTTTTATTTGGGAGGAAATGAGCGCATGACAAGGGAAGAAGCCATTGATTATTTTGAACAGTTATTAAAGCGTTTCGAAAAAATGCGCGAGGAGGAATCGTCATACTGGGGAAAGTTTCACACCGGTACTACGATAAACGCTATCGCTGCCGCCCTCTCCGCTCTCCGTGCCCCTGTTCAGGAGCAGGGGCATTGGACAATGGTAAGTAACGGAAGCGGAGTGTGCAGCGTTTGCAACCGCCTCGATAAGATTGACCCATTAGCAGCTTACTGTAAATACTGTGAGGCTAAATTAAAAGAGGATAAATCGTAGTAATTACCCGTGAGTGGGCGGAAAGTTATTAGAAGGATGGGCTGGAATGAGACTTGTGGATGCTGATGTTATTGATAAACAGATTATAGAATGGATTGGGTCGCTTGGGCGCGGTCCTTATTGGGCAGGATATGATGATGCTCTATGCGCGGTTCAGGATTTCATTGCAGATATGCCCACCTTCGAACGCACGGAAGGAAAGGAAGTTACAATTAACATATGTTGATGCTAAGTACGCCAATAGCCGGTTGGAGCCGGATAATCATCGGAGAATGGTCTGACCGGTGCAGTTGTGTGGATGATGTACCTTTTCTTCTTTTGGAGGGAGTTGAAGAGGCTCTTCGAACCGGCAATCCGGTAGCAGCAAAGTTTGATGCCGAAGGATGGGAATATTTGATTGTGTTCGACCATTCCCAGACGCATATTATTACGGAAACAGACGATGGATATTCGCTGAAAACAGAAGAGATTTCGCTTTCGGATATAGCCAGAAAGTTTATCTCGGATATCCGGCGTGACATTTCGCAATGGGCGGCGTGGTCGGTATACGAGGATATGACCCCACCGCAAATAAGAGAGCGCAAAAAAGACTTGGAAACATTATGCAACATCATAGAAAAAATGATTGCGTTTGATAGGAGTTGATAATATGGCCGGTCTTGCTGAAATGGAAATTTTGGAAGCCAGGCTCAAATATTTGGAAGACCAGTTTTTCACCGCAAGGCAGAGGTTAGATGAATCCGTCCAGATGCTGAAGGGAAAAGTGAAATATCACGATTCAGAATTTGAACGGATAAACGCCATTATGGAGGCCGCGATAACAACCGCCGTCCACGAACTGATACAGTATCTCAAGCAGGCTGATATCCAGTCGCTTGATGAGCAGGAATTTTCCGAAGCTGTCAAAAAGCTGATATGGGACGCGGACCCCAACTCTTATTTTCCGTTCTAAAGAGTTTATATGAAAGGGTTGAGGTGATATTTTGGAAAACGAAAAAGCTTCCGGAAGCAGAAAATTTTATATCTCCGATTGGCACTACGGGCACAATAACATCCTGTCTTTTGATAACAGGCCGTTCAAATCCATCGATGAAATGAACGCGGCGCTGATAAAAAGGTGGAACGATGTGGTCTTGCCTGGGGATATTGTTTATGTGCTTGGCGATATGTTCTGGTGCAAAATGGAAGAGGCTATTCCAGTCTTAAAGTCTTTAAATGGCCAGAAATTTTTAATCAAAGGCAATCACGACAGGTGCAACGATGGCAGATTTATAAAACAGTTTGCCAAGGTCACAGAGTACCTGGAGGTGGATGACAGCGGCAGAAAGGTCGTTCTCTGCCACTACCCAATTCCCTGTTTTAAAAACCACTTTTACGGGTGGTTTCACCTGTACGGCCATGTGCATAACTCGTTTGAGTTCTGCATGATGGAACACGATAAGTTTTTGATGCAGGAACTCTACGGCCGCGAGTGCCGGATGTTTAACGTAGGGGCCATGATGCCATACATCAACTATCAGCCGCGAACACTGGATGAAATCCTTGCGGCAAATCTGGAGGAAAAGAAAGATGGAAAAGGAACTGACGGTATTTTTAAGCAGCGATAGCAACACATGGGAAACACGCGCTCAGCAGGTTTGGTCCGATGAGGCGCCGGAGGTTCGATTCGGCGTCCATAATCTTTCCGAGTGCCCGGAGGACGCCTGCATTGGCCGCGACCTTTTTGATGCCGATGATTATCTGAACGCCGTAAGGCTCGGCATGTCCCTGGCTTCTCAGGGATATACCGGAATTGACGTCAAAGAAGTCCCGTGGGAAGACTGATTTTGTTTAAAAAAATGCGCCGTCCAAAATCATTGATGCAGAACATCTTTCCCTGCTCTTGATGGCGCGTAGTAATGCATCTATTATCGCAAAGGAAGGATGATTCAAACGAGTATTTACCTGGACAACGCGGCGACCACCCGTATTGCGCCGGAGGTTCTGGAAGCAATGATGCCTTACCTCACGGATGGATACGGCAACGCCGGTTCTTTATACCGGTTAGGCCGAGAGTCAAATACGGCCATCCAAAAAGCGAGGGAACAAACGGCTTTTTTATTTGGATGTCAGCCGGAGCACATCCTTTTTACCTCTGGCGGAAGCGAAGGGAACAACACCGTGTTTAAAGGGCTCCGTCGCAAACTCTTGGACAGCGGTAAAACGCACATCGTCGTTTCCGCCATCGAACATGATTCCGTCCTGAAGGCGGCACAGTCGCTTATCAAAGACGGGTTTTATATCACTTATGTGAAACCGGATGCCGAAGGGAAAATCCATCCTAAGGACATTGAGAAAGCAATTACACCAAGCACCGGCCTTGTTTCGGTGATGTTCGTCAACAATGAAGTTGGGGCTATCAACGATGTCGAGACTATCGGCGGAATTCTAAAAAAGTATTCTATTCCTTTTCATACCGACTGCGTACAAGGCGCCGGCCAATATCCAATTGATGTGGATAAGATGGGCGCCGATTTTGCCACCATTTCCGCCCACAAACTTCATGGCCCCAAAGGGGTTGGAGCTATGTATGTAAGGAATTTGGAACTTACACCGCTTATTTGTGGCGGCGCAGAACAGGAACATGGTCTTCGGGGCGGCACGGAAAACGTTTGCGGCATCGTTGGCTTAGGCAAAGCCTGCGAGATGACCCGCCAGAATATGAGGGAGGACATGATTTGGATTTCATCTCTCAAACAACGGTTCTATATGCTTTTGTGCGATGAACTGAAAAGCCTTGGGTGTAGTAGCGAATATATCCATGTAAATGGGCTTTCCCCAATCCATCCCGGCAAAATTTTAAATCTTAGAATCGACGGCGTAGATGGGGAAACCCTGCTGCTGATGTTGGATTCAAAGGATATTTTTGTCTCCGCCGGTTCAGCCTGCCGCAGCCATGAAGCGGAGCCAAGCCATGTGCTCACGGCAATGGGGTTAACAAAAGAGGAATCGCGCAGTTCCCTGCGTTTTTCTTTTTCAAAGTACAACACAGCCGATGAGATAAAAGCTGCGGCGCAGACAGTGGCAGCATGTATCTCATCGTTGCGGCGGTTTGCATCAAAAGAATTGGAAAGGCCGGTTGATAAAGATGACGCTTGCGGAAATTGAAAATGAGATTGAGCGGCTTCAGAATTTAAGGAAGGAACTTCTTAAAGAGGAGGTCGTCCGATTTAAGAAGCAGGCTAAACAGAATGTAGGCCGGTGTTTTATTGTGGGAGGACGCTACACGAAGATAGTTGATGTGCCGCAGGAGAAGTATGAAGTAACCGGCTTACCTGTTTTTAATCGCTACCAATACCCTGCCCTTGTTCTCGGTTACGATGACGAAGAGGACATCGTACCGTTTCATATGGATACCATTTTCTCAGGCATATGGGAAGATGGATGCAATTCCGAACAGGAAGCCATAGAAATCACACAAGATGAATTCCAGACTGAATTTGAATATTATATGCGGCAGTTTCAAGATATGACTTCAGCCATTGCAGATGAACAAATTGATAATGAAATGAAGAGGTTGCAGGATAAGAAAGAGAGGGCCGACTTTCGCATGGATGCAAGAGAAATTCGACATATGCTGAGGTGATATTTTGCAAGAAAATACAACCCCTCAATTCGACGAATGCTGTCGTTGTATCTTTAAAGATACGGACGCCATCTGCTGCCTTGCAAGCCGCCTAAGCCTGGCGGCACATATACTTGCGTCAGAAACGCCGATTATCAGAGGCTTATTATCCAAAGAAGGAGTAAGGTGCGTATGGTATTCAGAGGCGGAAGAACAGTAAGCCGGAAGGTTGAAATGCGCGGTACATACGGCGTTCTTCATCTTGGTTCGTCTGAGTTTTTATTTGACGCAGAAGACCTGCCGCTTATAGAGAGCAGAAACTGGTACCGAGATAAGGACGGATATCTTGTAAGCTGTTACTATTTTTCCGGCGTCAGGCGTTTCGTCCGGTTTCACAGAATTGTAATGAAGGCTACCTCTCAGCAAATTGTAGACCATATTAACAAAAACAGGGCGGACAACCGAAAAGGAAATCTTCGACTGTGCAACAGCAGCGAAAACGACAGAAACCGCAGCCGTTACTCTACCAACACCTCGGGAGTCACCGGGGTGTTTTTTGATAAACGCAGGCGTAAATGGGTCGCCAATATTACCTACAACAACAAAAGGCTGCATCTTGGCCGATATGCTTCAAAAGAAGATGCGGTAAGAGCCCGCCTGTCCAAAGAGGTCGAACTGTTTCGGGAGTTTGCGCCGCAAAGGGACTTGTGCGTGGCAAGGTATCCAGAGTTGCTGCTATAACCCACTCATACATACCCCCGTTCCATCCGGCACGGGGAATCCTACAAAAGGAGCGCGATAGTATGAGTTTTATAGAAAAAGACTTTTTAGAGTTTCAAAAACGGGAATTGCACCCAGACGACACATTCAGTTTTGAATGTTCGATGTGTGGAGATTGCTGCCGGAACAGGCAAACACCTATCCTACTAACAGGAGCAGATACCTTTAGAATGTCTGCTGAACTTGGCATATCTGTCGAGGATATGCTTCTGCAAAACGCAGAGGTTTATATAGGCGCCGACTCTCACGTGCCTGTTTTTATATTAAAAGAGCGGCTTGACGGCAGCTGCCGGCTGCTTAGAAACGGACGCTGTACCGCACATCGAAGTAAACCGGCAGCGTGCGCATTGTTCCCGTTGGGCAGGTATTTTGACGGGAACGACCGGTCGTTCCACTACTTTTTGAATCCGTTAACGTGCCCTAACAGTATAAAGCCAGGGAAAACATGGACGCTCAACGAATGGATTTCTTACTTTCGGATAAAAGAGTCGGAGGAAATGATGGCGTCCTGGAACAGGCTTCTGGGAGGTCTGGTGCGGGTCACAAACAAAATGAAGAAGAAGGAAATCGACGGAGACCTTTTAGCGGTTTTGCTCCTGGTTCTCTACTTTGGATATGAGACGGACAAAAATTATTACCAGCAGATTGACGCAAATATGGACTTTGCAGCTGCATTTTTTAAAGAGAAATTCGGCGTTGATTTGCACTTCGAATAAAAAGCAGGGCGGGCGTGTGGTTACTATGGCACAGTGTGTGCGTATCCATGCGCCTTTTACCTTTTGCAATCTGGAGGACGGCAAAATGGGGAAACCGATAAGTCAAGGATACGTTATAACGGCAAGCGAGTTTGACAAGATAGACAAGCAAAAATTCTGTCCTCTGTACAAAATACAGAATGCAGATGTTTATTGGAGCAACAACGCGATTATCCTTGTCGCATCCCAAAAGTGGAAGGATTTTCTTCTGGATAAAACAGATGTTGCTCCCACAGACGAGTATGATGATTTAAGCGAAGGCTTTTTCTTCGATGATGAAGAGTTTTTAAAGATGCTGAATGGCTAAAAGTATGTACTAAGAGTTCGGCTTGAAGGCCGTCTTATAGAAAAAAGCTTCTCATAATTACCTGCACATGTACCCGCTGAACATTTGTGATGAAAGGATGGTTTACTGCATGAAGGCAGTCGGTATTGAAAATGGCTTCCAAAAGAAATGGAAATTCCGCCAGAAATTACGGATGTTGACGAAGTATCAGATTATCTCTCCGACACAACCGGATATTGTCATAAAGGATTTAAAATCGAAGAATTCCAAGACGCCTGCCCGGTATGCGGTACGCTGTTCCCCACTGACGATAGGATGGATTTTATTCCAGTGGAAGAGATACATTTTTGTTATCATTGCGGCGCCAATTTGACGTGAAAATATAATTTGATGAGGTGGATTTATGAGTGAAAACGTAGCGGTAAATTTTTGCGGGAATGGGACAGCGATTGTCACGGAAAATGCCGATGGCGAAATCTATATGATTACTGCAAAATACATTCAAGACATCTTGGACGATTGGAACGGAGATTGTAATTTCGTGCCGGCCAATGATGCCCGTGTATTCTTTGCAGCATGGAATGGCCGCCCGGTAAACCCGCACTGCTATTCTGACTTCGAGTCGCTGCTCAAATTGCTCAAGATAACTCAGAAATAAAAGATTGTTTGGAATGGAGGTTCCATGGATGGCATACAGCGATTACGGAGCGTTCGTTTATCAGAACGGAAAACGGCGCACGGACAAAGAGGATGCTCCTGCTTTTGCATCCAGCCAAGAGATTTTCGGAGATGATATCAACAATATCCCAAGCGGAGCTCGCATCTTTGTCAGCCTTTTGAAAGCAAAAGACGACGGCAGAGAGTTGAGTTGGTTGGAACACATTCACCACGGCATATGTGGAGACGGTAATATCCGGGTTGTCTGCCACAAACAAGGACTTCCAGAGATATATGAGGCCACAGATGACGGCATACAGAAGATAGAGTTCTGCGATGAAGATAAAGTGGACTGGTATGAGTACGAGCCGTTTAGTTTTGAATATAAAGGGTATCACTTCCGCTTTGAACCTGGCACTCCATATGTTGTCGATATGGACGAGCCAGACGGAACCCATTGGCGCTGCGAGTATGATTACGAGTATGGTGCTGGGTTTGAGGAAGGATATGAATAAAACAGAACTTTTATATGGAGAGCAATAAAATGGTTAAAAATGACAGCATAACCATGGCGCAAGAATCAATCAAGGTTTTGAGCGCCATGCTGCATACCCGCCAGTGGGAGCCGGTCCGCCAAGAACTGGAGTTTGCAATCAACGAAATGAAAAAGTGTATTCCGGTAAAGCCTATTCGGGAAAGTTGGTGTCCAAACCGTTGCCCAAACTGTAGGGCAGACCTTGGAGGCGAATGTGATGACGGGTATTATCAAAACCCATACTATGAGTTTTGCCCGGAATGCAGGCAGATTTTAGATTATGAATCACGATAGACGGTACTCTATCTTTTTCGGGAGCTGCGTCTGACGGCTTGTGGCGAACCGTTAAAAAAACAACACTGGTCAGGCCCGTCCGATTCAAGGTGAAATCGGTATCCGGGCAGAGGGAGAATAGTCTGGTGCCTGTCGAAGCGACTCTGCTGCGTGACCGGACAAGGGCAGCATGAAGCTGTTGGCCACGGGGAAACAGGGCGATAACCGCGTGGATTGTTTTACTGAATGGAGGGTAGGTCAAGTTGCGAACCGAACTAAAGATAAATTGGTTTTATGAAATCTCAGACAGGCTTCGGGATTATTCCGATGGAGATATTTGGAGCGCAGGCGACGAACTGCTTTGCAAAACAGAAAGCGCGGCCAATACGCTGGCCGACCTTTTAGAGCAGTTATACGGCGCTCAGGGCGAAGAAATTATTGTCAATATCGGTTTCTATAACCCGAAAGAAGATAAACGCAATAATGAAGAAGACCGATTCACTGGATGGTGGTATGTAAACATTGGATAATCAACCACCGCACAAAAAGGGAGAATGCTATGATAACAAAAGACACCATCCGAAATGGAATGCGAAAGCACGTGATTTCTTTTGTAGTTGACCCGAATATGGAACACGGAACGGTTTGCAAAATTGGCGACCTTTGGTTTTACTTTGGCGGCTTAACAGCAGAAGAACTTAACCCGGATGAATACCTGGCCAACGTTCCTGAGGAGGATATCGTTAGGGAGATTTTTGATACGCTGAAAGATTTTCAAAAACATTCTGAATTAAGAGATGAGTATGACTATTACAGCGCCATTTTATCATCGAAAAAGAGGTGTAAAAACGAAATGAATGGCCATATAGAACCGGATTATAAGAAGTTTTACGAGTATTGGCACGATTTATACGGAACAGACCTCCAGATTTTGGGGTGGCATCTAAACGGGGAACCGGAGAATTTTGACCGCTTCTTCGACTCTGCAGTCACATATATGGAAGGGAATTCCCCTACCAAAACATTCAATGGAAAGACAGCCGAGGAATTGTGGTCAGAACTGGGCGACATACCCATGAATCCGGAAACCGAGCGCATTGAAATTTCATGGCGGGGTTTCCCTGCCGGAACGCATAGAGAGGATATCTGGCACTGGTTCGAAAAAACGTTCAATATCGCCGTACATGATTTAATGTACAAATAAGGATTGAAGAAAAGAAGAAACCGGCCACACCCGCCACAGCGCCACCGGTTCCACTGCTCGTTGGTGGGAGCGTTCCCCTAATTACAACAACAGCACCACCTTCTGCTATGTGAGCACGAACGGCAGCGGCAACGCCTTCAACAACTCCGCAGGGCTTTCCTTTGGGCTCGCCCCGGCTTTCAGAGTCTAATCCTGTACCTGGCAAAAAATATAATAAGTAAAAAAAGATGAAAGATGGTAACATGAAAAACAGTGAAACGGGGCTGTCTGCATTATATCAGACCCCATTTATCCACAGACAGGCGGTGAAAAAATGACAATCCAACAAATTCATGAGGCGGTTTTTGGTGAACGGTACGCTTTTCTCAGGGAGAACAGGCATCTGGGGAATAAACTCATATTCCTGTCTGTCGGCGGAAGCCACGCATACGGGACAAATACAGATACTTCCGATTTGGACATACGCGGCTGCGCTCTCAACAGTAAATCAGAGTTGCTTGGGTTTTCCAATTTTGAGCAGGTAACCGACTCCGCCACGGATACGGTTATCTATAGCTTTAACAAACTGGTAAACCTGCTTTTGAACTGCAATCCCAACACCATTGAGATGCTTGGATGCAAAAAGGAGCATTACCCCCTGCTTACAGACATTGGGAGTTCATTGATTGAAAACCGCAAACTCTTCCTGTCCAGGCGGGCCGTCAATTCCTTTGGCGGTTATGCCAACCAACAGCTTCGCAGGCTTGAAAACGCCCTTGCGAGAGACAGGCTGCCGCAGGCACATCAGGAAGAACATATTTTGAAATCGATGCAAGGCGCTCTTAAATCGTTTGAGGAACGGCATATTTCTTTGGGTAGGAGCATCTCCCTCTACACAAGAGATAGCTTGCGCGATGGTTTGGACAGAGAGATTTTTGCCGATATCCATCTGGAGAGCTACCCCGTCCGCTCATTCAACAGCTTGATGAATGACCTGTCCAATGTTGTTACTACCTATGAAAAACTCGGCCGAAGAAATAGAAAAAAGGACGACGCCCACTTAAATAAACACGCGATGCATCTCATTCGGTTATACCTGATGTGCCTGGATATCCTTGAAAAAGAAGAGATTGTCACCTATCGGGAAAAAGAACACGACCTGCTTATGAGCATTCGCTCCGGCGCTTATCAAAATGACGATGGAACTTACAGGAAAGAGTTTTTTGATATGGTAAATACGTTGGAAAAGCGGCTGGACTACGCAAAAGAAAACACGTCTATGCCAGATTCCCCCGATACCAAACGAGTCGAGGAATTTGTAATGGATGTAAACAGGAGGGCGCTGGATGTGTAAAATCAATATGCCAAATGGGGCGTCCTCTATTCTGTCGCTGCTCCACTCAAACGGGTTTGACTCCTATATTGTCGGCGGCTGCGTGAGAGATAGCTTGCTCGGCCTTTGCCCACATGATTGGGATATCTGTACGGCAGCAACACCGGAACAGGTTAAAGAAATTTTCACCGGCGGGCGCTATCGCGTTATAGAAACCGGACTAAAGCACGGAACCATAACCATAGTTATGAACGACGGTCAGTATGAGGTGACTACCTTCAGAACAGACGGAGTCTATTCCGATTATCGGAGACCGGATAACGTGTCTTTTGTCAAAGATATCGAAGACGATTTGGCGCGTCGGGATTTTACAATCAATGCAATGGCTTTTGACGGCAATAAATTGCTCGACCCGTTCGGCGGACGAAATGATTTACGGAGAAAAATTGTCTCTTGCGTGGGCGGGGCAAACGACAGGTTTCAGGAGGACGCTTTAAGAATTCTGCGTGCGCTGCGGTTTGCCTCTGTCTACGGCTTTACAATCGAAGAAAATACAGCAGACGCTATACATAGGAGCAAAAGGCTGCTCTCTCATATCGCCGCAGAAAGAATCAGCGCAGAACTTTGTAAACTGTTGTGCGGCAAGGATGTTCTGAACATCCTGTTAAAGTATAGCGATGTATTTTCTATCATCATCCCGGAATTGGGGCCATGCATTGGGTTTGAGCAAAACAACCGTTACCATCAGTATACGGTTTATGAGCACATCGCCCACGCAGTTGCAAATTATACCGGCGATGATGTCACGATTAAACTTGCGCTGCTCCTGCACGATGTTGGGAAGCCATCCTGTTACACGGAAGACAAAAACGGAGGGCACTTTTACGGGCACGGGCTCTTTAGCCGCGACATGGCTGAAGCAGCGCTGAATCGTCTTCGCCTGGACAACAAAACAAAAAGCGAAGCCGTTGAGTTGGTGCTTTACCACGATTCAGTTATTGAACCGGTACAAAAATCGGTTCGCAAATGGCTTGGCAAAATCGGGGAATGCCAGTTTTCCCGTCTGCTTGATGTGCGTATGGCTGATATAAAAGCCCATGCAGAGGGAACGCAAGGGGAAAGGATTCGAAAGTGCGCGGCGCTTCGCGAAGTTGCTAAAAACGTGCTGGAAGAAAAACAATGTTTCTCTATGAAAGACTTAGCCATTGACGGATACGATGTTATGCGGCTTGGTATCTCGCAGGGTCCCATGGTGGGGGCAATTTTAAATACAATTTTGGAGGCGGTTATTTCCGGCGCTCTCCCAAATGACCGAAAAACCCTCCTACACGAGGCGGCGCATCTCATATGAACAAGATGCCATTCCCAAAAGGGGAAACCGTTTGGGTTCGCTACTGCGGCACCGACGGCGCCCTTAAGTTTATTGTAACGACAAAGGCCGGCAATCGAGACTACTACTTTTTGTATGAATGGAAAAATGAAAAGTTTGTAAAACTCGGGAAATCCCGTTCTCCTGTTGACCTGGAGGAAAGATACAAAGTTCCCGAGAAATTAAGGGAGGGTCAAAGCCAATGAATGACTTTGAATACGATTGCCTCCAAAAGAAACGTCTGGCAAGGCAGGCAAAATACCGAAAGTGCGGCAGCAAAAGCAAAAAATGCCCGCTGTCAACCGACCATATGACGCAAAAGGAATGGAAAGAAAGGTGTGGAGTAATTTTGAGCATCAACTTAAACCGCCCGGTCGCATGGGATGTCTTTAAGCAACTTGGGAAAGCGACACAGGAACAGTACGTCCGCCATCTGATGGATGTTTTTGGCGCCAATGCTACCAGTCTCGCAGCCATGTTTGACGTCCAGCCTCTGACCGTTCGCCGATATATCACGGCTAAAGGTTTGGATGTCTCTTTCCCCGTTGGGAAGTCAATGAACATACAGCAAAAGGAAGACTGGGGAAAGTTTTTGAATGGCGAATGGACTGCGCCGGAATCTGTATCTGCACAGGCAGAGGAAAAGGCAACGTCTGAGGATTTAAATATGGCGCCTGCTTCAGAAGACAAGGTGACGCAGGTTTCATACGCAAAAACTTCAGAGCCTATGGAGATGTCCATGAAAAAGGTGTGCTTGTCATTCAGCGGCAAAATTGACATTGCGGCCATCTCTAACTCCCTGCTCCATGTTCTCGGCAGGGAATCCGCCGGGGAGGTGGAAATTATTTGCATTCTTGCGTAGCCTCCCTTTTATTCTGTGTTTCATTATGCTAAAATAAAAAGGGAGAGTGGTTATTATGGACAACAAAATTGATTTGAAGTTTACATCCAGTGTTGATGTGGAAAAGGAACTGGATACGATTATTGGTATGCTGAAGGAGAGCGTAGAAAACGATGACAGAAAAGTCACCTTTTTAAATGACCTGCGTCTTCGCCAGCTTCAATTCGTCTATGCCTGCCTTTTATATATGACGCGGGATGATGAGGATATTTCGGTAAATTATAAGCTCTATGAACCGTTTAAAACTATGGGGAGCGTTACGGTAGAAGGTGAGAGCTTAGAGTTTTATGAGCCCAAATGGCTCTCCAGAGCTGTAGAATTTTCCTCCAATGTGGAAGTATATCCGCTTGCAAACGGGCGCGTTCGTATGACATTCACCTTTCACGGATTGACAAAGTCGATTGAGTAGGAGGGATACCTATGGGCGCCATTGATTGGAGATGGATGGGGGTAAAGTCTCTCGTTCAGTATCTGGCTTCAGCCGAAGGAGAGGGGCACGATGCTGCGGTTTACGATACAGGTTATGAGTTCGACCCGCAAAACGAGAATGCGGTTCGCTTTATTGCCAGTGCAGCAATGACAAAAGCTGCGCTTGGAAAAGAAAACTTTCGGGAGGAAATGCCAACCGATGGCAGCGTTGTTCCTGTAGAAAAAACATCCCAAAATGAGAGGATAAAAAAATCCTCTTTAGAGCGTGCCTGCCGTGAGGAAAACTCCGAGACGCTATATATACCAGACGCTGCCAAGTATCAAAAACTTGTGCAGGAAGCGCTGAAATGCAGGCGCGTCCATATTTCCGATATGACCGGTCAAGAACTTGAGGAATTCGAGGAACGGCAAGAGAAGGCAAAACGCTCAGACGCTGGATATATGGCGCTACACTATTATTTACCAACGGCTTTTGCCATACTCACCTTGATTTACATCATCTATTTATTCACGCATTAACGCCGCAAGAGGAGGTGTTTAATGGACAATAACAGAAGAGGGCGCCTGAAAGACGCCCTAAAGATGCTGTCCGGCGCAGCGTCTATTGTGGAAATAGTCTGCGATAAAGAACAGGACTGCGTCGATAACTACCCGGAGAATCTTCAAAACACAGAGCGCTTTGAACATATGGAGGATGTCATCGAACACCTAAACGACGCCCTCGAAAGGATAGACGAGGCAAAGGGGAATATCGAATCTGCGATAGCATAAGAAGCGGGAAGAACCCCGCTTCTTTTTAATTGTCAAACAGGTAATCTGGAAGATTGATTTTGCGTCCAAGCAAAACTTTGCCGCAGAATTTAACCGTATTATTCCCATCCGCTGGCACAAAAACATTGGTGTTCTTCAGTCTTGGGTTTGCAGAAACCAGCAGCAGGTTCCGTTCCTCATCCAGATAGTATTGCTTGCAGTACATGGCGCCGTCAACGCACCAAATTCCAACGTCTCCAATAGATAGTTCGGCGTCCTTTTGTACGTATACCATATCTCCATCTTTGATGTAGGGGTACATGCTGTCCCCCTGGATATTCACGGCATAGTCCGCACGCAGGGGAACGGAATCGTCAACCAACATCATCTCAAAATCGTCCCCGTCAAGCGGAACGGAAGTACCGGCCGCAGCCGGCGTAGAATATCTTGGAATAAACCGTTCGCTTTTGGCGGAGTTTTTTAGTTCGATAATGGTCTTGACGGAAACCTTTTCTTTTTCTGCATCCTCTACGCGCTCAAGTTCCATCGCACATACGGTGGACACAGCCCTTTTGCCATACTTGTCCAGCTTTCGGTACCGATTCAGCAGATGCCGTTCATCTGCTGATAAAACCAGTGTTTTATAAGGGTTCTCCACACTGGGAACCCCTAAAAGCGTATCCAGCGATACACAAAAAACTTTTGCCATACTCAGCAGCGCGTCCATATTAGGCTTTTTTGCACCGCTTTCCCAGTTGCGCACGGCCATAACAGAAACACCGACCTTGCCTGCCAGGTCTTTTTGTGTCATACTGGATTGCAGACGCAGGTTCTTTATTCTCTGGCCAAATTCCATAGGTATCCTCCATTTTAATTAAACTACTGTCTTCAGGTTGACAGCTCAAAGTATTTGTGGTAGCATTATAGAGCAACTACTGTTTCTGCTTGATATAATAGCAGAAACTATATTTTCTGTCAATGAGAAAAAAGATAGCCCGCCATTTCTGACGGGCTACCAGTCAGAGCGTGCGCTGGAACACAACCGCATGAAACAGCGCACTAACTAGGCGGCAACCACTCCGCCTGGTTTCGCGCACCCATATTGCTACAGGTGGGGAATGTAGACGACACCACTCGCTACACGCCCAACTGTAGTATACCACGATTTCACCTATAAATCAAACGGAGGTTTACTGCAGGATGAAAAAACGAGTGACCATGGAAGAACTAAAAAAGTATTGTGCCGCAAATAAACCGGCAAACATCCAGTTCTCCACTGAAAACCAGGTTTGGCATCGGGTGTCCGACCCATGTAAGGTCAATTTATCTTTTCCAATTATGTTGATATACGAAAATCCAAACCTGATTTGCCTTCAATCCGGGGCAAACACTCTGTCTTTTGACAGGGTCAGATTCGTTGAAATCGATACGGAAACGACGGTGCTTGGCACGATTTTTACTTTATTTTGCGGAAGTTCCGCCGTTCCAGAGGACTCCATTACATATCGGTTGGTTGTCGCATAAGAAAAAGAAAAAGTTTTTTATTTTATTAGGTTGACATTTCAGGTTATTTCTGCTATACTTCAGATATCAACATAATTGTATTGAAGGAGTAATGGCAGTTTGAATCCCCAGAACAAAGAAAGAACCCCACGGATTGGCGATGTCTACCTGATGCGGTTTGCCGGCGATGCCAGCGAACAAACCGGTTGGCGCCCCGGTCTTGTGTTTCAAAATAATATCGGAAACGTTCACAGTCCCAACATCATTGCACTCCCCCTCACCAGTTCTATCAAAAAATCAGGGCAGCCCACCCATGTGGTGGTGAACGCCGCCAACAGCGGTCTGCAAAAGGACAGCATGATTCTCTGCGAAAACCCTGAGCGTATGTCCAAAAGCAGAATCGGGCGGTATATCACTACTCTGTCTGACGACTACATGAAGCAGGTCGCCATTGCAAATTTACTGGCAACCTCAGCCATATCCTACCTGGATACAGACGCACTGCTTGCCGTATGGAAAAAGGCTTCCACTCTCAATGCCGCGATTCCGGCATAGCTCTACATATCACGTAGGAGGGTCTACCCATGTACAATGAAGAGCTTAAGGTCAGGTTTATAAAGGACTACACCAACAGTATCAATACAGCTAACGTAGCAACGGTTATTTTCAACGCTTTCGAGAAATATGAGGAGGTCTGGCAGGCAGACCTTTGCACACAAAGCGCGGAGGCCCTGCAGACAGCTGTAGATGAAGCGGTCGGGATTCGTGCCAAAAGCAAATGGATGACGCTTATCATTCTGAAAGAATATGTTAAGTGGTGTATGGCTATGAAGGTTCCCGGCGCCTGCGACGGGATGCTTCATATCGAAACGGTGGGGCTCGATAAAATCCGGCGTCAGATGGTATCCAGCCCCCTTCATCTGCAAAAATACCTCGACACACTGTTTGACCCCGAAAGCGAAGAAACCATGGATAACCTGTATCGCTGCTATTTTTGGATGGCCTATGGCGGAATTGACGAGGAGGACACTATCAGCATAAAAACAGAGGATGTAGATTTTAAGGAAATGGTCATCCGTTATAAAGACACCCGCGTACCGATTTATCGGGAAGCGCTTCCGGCTTTTCGAAACGCCGTTTCCCTGGGAAGCTTTCTATACAAGAATGCGAACTACAAAAAACCAATCCGCCGTGACCGGCTTTCAGGAGATACCATTATGCGCGGCATCAAGGCCACGACAAAGACTTTTACCATGCGCACAACATTGTCTAAACGGAATATTAAAGCGATAAAAGAAGGAAAAACAGACATGCAGCTCAGCTTTTACCGCGTCCGTATGTCCGGCCTGTTTTACAGGGTCTATGAGAGGGAGCGTGCCGGCATCCCGATTGATTTTTCTGAGGCCGCCGTCCATGCAATGGAGGGGAAAACATACTCCCTGACCGGAAGGGTTAAGATAGAGCACAAGCAAAATAGAATCGAACGGGATTACATGGAGGATTATCAGCGCTGGAAATTGGCGTTTTCCATCTGATAGGAGGAGAAGCAATGGGTTTTGGGGTAGGAGATTTATTCGGAATTTTTGCAGGCGGCGCCTGGCTCGCCAAAGAGAATATCGCATCTATCGGCGAACAGTCTGTGGATAAAACAAGAAGCGAACTCATCCAGGCCTATATCCTGGAAAATACGGACTCCGCACTGGAAGAAAAGCTCCGCAAGGACATCGAAGACCCTGATAAATACGATGAAATCTGGCAGCGTATAGAACGGTTTAAGCGTGATAATCCCACAATGTTGTGGAAAAAGCTTCACCAAAAAACTGGAACTATTTGCTATGCCGGTTTTTCTCTTTTAAATGTTAGAACCTATGGCGTAGAGGATATCGGTAAAAAGCGTCTCCCGTTTCGGGATTCTACAGGAAGCATGTACGGGAAAAGCTATGCGGAAGAAGCACAGCTTCGCGACAATCGGGAAATCGCATTGTCCCTTTTGATTTGGACATATGGCAAGGAGACAAAGACAAGCGCTGTACAAAACGCGGAGAAGATATACCCTCTTCCAAGGGGAAAGATAAAAAACTGGTAAAGGGGAACTCGCTGGTATAGAGAAGCCAAATGCGGCTTTTCTTTTCCGCATATCAACATAATAAAATAACAAACAAAAAAGAAGGGATGGTAATTTGGAAGAATTAAAGGAGCGGTTTCTGTCTTTGTATAAGCAGTATATTACGCGGGAAGGAGCAGACGAACTGTTTTCATGGCTTATTTCCTCTGATTTTTTCGATGCTCCAGCTTCTACAAGGTATCATGGAAGCTATCCCGGCGGGCTTTTGCAGCATTCTCTCAATGTTTACGATTGCCTGATGGAGGAAATAAAGCTTTCCAACATGTCTGATACATATTCAGAAGAAACAGCCGCCATCGTTTCGCTGCTCCATGACGTCTGCAAAGTAAATTTTTACAAAAAGGGGAAGCGGAATGTAAAAGAGAACGGCCAATGGGTTGCAAAGGAAATTTTTGAGATTGATGAAAAATTCCCGTGCGGGCACGGCGAAAAATCTGTCATCATCCTTCAAAGCTTCCTCAAACTCAGCGCGGAGGAAATCTATGCCATCCGGGCGCATATGGGAGGTTTCGATGTTTCCGTCAAAGGAGGGGATTATTTCATCGGGAAAATATTTGAACGATGTCCGCTCGCGCTCCTTTTACACATTGCGGATATGAAAGCCACTTATTTATTGGAGGGTTGATATGGCAGAAGAAAATTTAAACATTTATCAGAAGCTTGCAAAAATTCGCAAGCAGGTGGAGGTCATCCAGAAAAACAAATCCGGCTATGGGTATAAGTATGTAAGTGAAGATGAAATCCTGTCAAAAATCTCGGTTTTCATGGACAAGTATGGCATCTCACTCATTCCATCCATTGTCGGAGGCACCACAAAAGTCGAACCCTATACATATAAAAAGACGAAATCAACGACAAAAGGCGAGATTTATGAGGAAATCAACAATGAAATCCTCGTAAGCGCGGATATGGTCTGGTCGTGGGTTAACAACGAAAATCCGGAAGAGCGTGTGCCTGTCGGATGGGCCCTGGTCGGGCAGCAGGGCGATGCTTCACAGGCGTTTGGTTCTGGGCTCACCTATTCCAGCCGGTATTTTATGCTCAAATATTTCAATGTGGCAACGCCGGATTCTGACCCGGATAATTTCCGAGGTAAGCAGCGTGCCGCCGAACTTGCGGAAGACAAGATGATTGCCGAGCAAATCATTGGCAGTGTAGACGAGGTAATCAAATCCTTTCTCTCGGAGAATCCAGGCAAAGCCGACGAAGTCAAGAAGTTCGTATCCAAATATGTAAAGGGCGGCAATTATTTCGCAATCACAGAGTCAGTTCTTGCATCTAAACTGCTCTCTGATTTCAAAACTACATTCAAAATTCAGGGGTGAAGAAAATGGGATTTCGCACAGGAGCATACGCAAAGGTTTGGGAGGTAACTCCCATGTCGGATACCAGCACAAAGCTGCGCATTTCCGTCAGCCGCAAAAATAAGCAAAGCGGTTCCTATGAACAGGATTTTTCCGGTTTCGTTCTCTGTATTGGTACAGCAGCCGCAACAAATGCGCTGAAGCTGAAAGAGGGCGCCAGAATCAAACTTGGGGACTGCGACGTCTCGACCCGATACGATTCGGAGAAAAAGGTGACCTATACAAATTACAAGCTTTTCTCTTTCGAACCTGCCGATGGAGACTCTGTACAGGAAAGCACAGACCCACAGCCGGTTGTAGACGAGGGCGAATTGGACGAAGACAGGCTTCCGTTTTAACGGAGGCGGTTTATGGGAGATATCAACTATGAACCAGTCATCCGCGATATGACCTGGAGTTATTCCAGAATCAAGTCCTTCGAGGATTGCCCGTATCGGTGGTATTTGCGCTACATACGAAGGCTTAAAGGGAAAGACTTGTTTTTTGCAAGCTATGGCACCTTTATGCACAAACTCATTGAGGCATATTACACCGAAGGGAAGACTTCGGGCGAACTCTGCGATACATATTTAAGCGAGTTTAAGAAACGTGTAGCAGGCCATGCGCCAAACAAAAAAATTTTCTCGAACTATTTTACCAGCGGTTTTCAGTACCTCAAAAACATCCACCCATTTCCATACCGTCCATTGGCGATAGAGAAAAAGGTGGAGTTTCATCTGGAGGGTATACCGTTTCTGGGATATATCGATTTTCTTGGAGAGCAGAATGGAGATATTTTTGTTGTCGATAATAAGTCCAGGAATCTGAAACCAAGAACGAAACGGTCAACGCCTACAAAAACGGACGAAGAACTGGATTCTTACCTGGTTCAGCTCTACCTCTACTCCATATCGGTCGAACAGGAATATGGGAGGCATCCATCCGCGCTTTGCTTTAACTGTTTCCGCTCCCCGCTTTTTATCGAAGAGCCTTTTTCAAAAGAGGCCTATAAGCAATCTAAAGAATGGCTTGTCCGCAAGGTGGATGAAATTGCAGAAGAAACAGATTTCAGACCGAATATGGAATATTTTAAGTGCAGGCATCTTTGTGAAATGCAGGATTACTGCGAATACTATGCGCTGTCACAGAAAAAGAGGTGATGAGATTGAGAGCGGAAGATATTACCAGAATAGAGAGCGAAGCCGGTATTCTGGCAACGCTTGTCTATCATCCGGAGTTTTCGCTTTACTCCGAAAACCTGCTACCCAATCACTTTTTCAATAAGGAAAACAGATACATATATGCAGCTATCTGCAACCTAGCCCAAAGAGGAATCGAACGGGTGGACGCCTATAGCATTATCGAGTCCCTCCGTTCCAAAGAAGGTACGGCGCCATTCGCAAACGAATTGACAATTGACCAGCTTCATGACTTTATTGAAAACAGTGAAAACCTCGCCAGACATACCCTTGAAGACTACAAGCTTTGCGTAGACAATGTGATGGACGCCGCTTTTCGAAGAGACACCCTGCAAATCCTAAAAAAATGCGAAGCTATGTGTTTCAACGAGTCGGTAAAGGAAGTGGAACAGGAAATTTACCGCGCTCTGGATGACGTTATGATGGAGTTTTCAAACGCGACTGAGGTTCCGCCATATAAGGATGTTATTGATGATTGTTGGGATGAAATCAAAGGCCGGCAGGATAAGGGTTATGCTGGAATCCCATTCAAATTTCCTGCCCTCAACGATTATGCCACCATTGAGCGGGGAGAACTTTTTATCTTTGGCGCGGAACAGAAGCAAGGGAAAAGCATGATGCTGCTCAACTGCGCGGTAGACCTTCTAAAAAAGGATTATGCCGTTTTATACCTGGACAGCGAGTTAAATACGCGGCTTTTTACAGCCAGAATCCTATCCCACCTTTCCGGCATCGAGTATAAGCGCATCACCTGCGGAGCATACAATGATGAGGAGGAAAAGCGAATCCTTGAGGCAAAGGAATGGATGAAAACCAGGAAATTCACCCATCTTTACATCCCAACTTTCGACCAGCACAGCATTTACACGGCTGTTAAAAAGGTTAACCACACCCAGGGGCTTGACGTTTTAATTGTGGATTATTTCAAGGGCAAGGGCGAGGGGGATGCTTTTGACAGCTACCAGGAACTTGGACGTTTTGTGGATATGGTTAAGAACCAGATATGCGGAGATATGAATATTGCGGGAATTGGAGCTGCGCAGGCAACCGTTACCGGCAAACTGGCCGACAGCGCCAAGATTGCCAGAAACGCTTCAACTATAGCAATGATTTCCGATAAGACGCCGGAGGAAATCGAGGCAGACGGTGCGGAATGCGGCAATAAAAAGCTGAGAGTCACCGTAAACAGGAACGGAATGCAGATGGCGCAAGGAGAGTATATCGACTTGCTGTTCGACGGCAACCACATTCTATATGAACAGGCCAAACAGCATATCCAGCAGACTCCATTTTAGCATATGAACATAATTAAATAACCAAAAGAAAGGAGAGGTGCGGTGTGGAATTGTCTGAACTGATTGAGTCGGTGGACATCCTGGAATATATTTCACAGTACACGGAGTTTACCGAAAAAAACGGAGAATACTGGGCGCTGTCCCCGCTAAAAGAAGAAAACACGCCGTCCTTCTCCGTTCGGAAAGAAACCAATACCTTCTACGACTTTTCATCCGGTGTAGGAGGGAATGTTTTGACATTCATCCGGTACTACGACAAGCTCGGGTACGCCGATGCTATTGCCAAGCTAAAAAACTACGCTGGTTTTAACGGTGCCGTCACGCCGCATCGGAAAATCGCCGCGTCAGAAGTTGCAAAAAAATTCGCGCCGCCCAAAAAAAGCGCTAAAAAAGCAAAATCCATTATCCTTCCGGACGATTATATGGAACGATACGAAAAACGCCCAGATAAATTGGCGGTATGGAAAAATGAGGGTATTTCGGACGAGGCACTTTCAAGATTTCAGGTGCGATACGACAGCTTTTCCAACAGGTTGGTGTACCCGATACGAAATATTGAGGGAAAAATCATCAATATCAGCGGCAGAACTCTTGACGAGCACTGGAAAGAGAAAAAGTTGCGTAAATATACCTATTTCATGCAGTGGGGAGAGCTTAATACAATATACGGCCTTTCGGAAAATATGGAATCTATCAGGAAAAAGCATGAAATTATCCTGTTTGAGGGCTGCAAATCGGTTTTGTTGGCATATACGTGGGGGATTCAGAACACAGGCGCCATTCTTACCTCTCATTTGAATCCAAACCAGATGAAAATCCTGGCAAAACTTGGCTGCCGTGTCGTTTTCGCTTTGGATAAAGATGTTACAGTCCGAAACGACTACAATATCCGCCGCCTTAAGCAGTTTGTAAAGGTGGAGTATATCTGGGACGGCCTAAATCTTCTGGATGAGAAGGATGCGCCGGTGGATAAAGGCGTACAGGTATGGAACAAGCTTTACGAAGGGAGGTTGACATGGCGTTAGAAAGACAATATACCGTCTACCATTTGCACAGCGACTTGAGCAATGGAGTCACAAACATTGACAGCACGACAAAGTACCACGAATACATAGAACTTGCCAAGAAATGCGGGATGAAGTCCCTTGGATTTTCGGAGCACGGCTCGGTTTTCGAGTGGTGGCATAAGAAAACAGCCATAGAGGATGCGGGAATGAAGTATATCCACGCCGTTGAGGCTTACCTAACGGCAAACCTAGCTGAAAAAGTAAGGGATAATTACCACTGCGTCCTCATAGCCAGAAATTATGAGGGATTTCTGGAATTGAACGGCCTGATTTCTCAAAGTTTTAACCGAAAGGATAACCACTTTTATTACGCTCCACGCATTTCCTTTGGGGAGTTGTTCAAAACCTCAGACAATATCATCATCACAACGGCCTGCATCGGAGGCGTGCTTGGAAAAGGGGATGACGCTGTCCAAGGACAGTTCCTGAAATTCTTGCGGGAAAACAAGCACCGATGCTTTCTGGAAATTGGCCATCATATGGATGACAGGCAGGTGGAATATAACAGAAAACTCTACGCCATAGGACAGGAAACAGGCATCCCGCTCATTGCGGGAACTGATACGCACGTTTTGAATGCGGAACATGAAAAGGGAAGGTTAATCCTTCAGGCTTCCAAAAACATCTTGTTTGAAGGAGAAGAACGGTGGGACTTGCGATTCAAAACCTATGACGAGCTTGTATCTTCCTATCAAGCGCAGCATTCTCTTCCGGAAAGCGTTTATATGGAGGCTATCGAAAATACAAACCGCATGGCAGATATGGTGGAGAGTTTCGACCTGGACAGAGGAACGAAATACCCGCATATCTACAAACATCCAGAAGAAACATTCCGTCAAAAAGTTAAAGAGGCGCTTGATTCTCATCCATATGCAAACAAATATCACACAAAAGAGGAACTTACAGCCGCTATTGATGAAGAATTTGAAGTATACAAAGCAACAAAGTCTATTGACTTTATGCTCCTACAGACATATCTGCGCGAATGGGAGCGTGAAAACGGAATTCAGTGCGGGTATGGCAGAGGTTCTGTTTCCGGCAGCATGATTGCTTACCTGTTAGGGGTCACGCAAATGGACAGCCTCCGTTTTGGGCTTAACTTTTTCCGATTCATGAATCCCTCCCGTGTCACAAATGCCGATATCGACACGGATTATTCCGGCAAAGACAGGGAGACAGTCAAGCAGTTTTTATTGCGGGACAAAATGAACCTGCCCAACATCCGGTCAGCCGAGATTATCACCTTTAACACCATCGCCATGAAGGGAGCTATCCGTGATGTGTGTCGTGCTCTCTATAAGGACAGGGCCGATGTAAACTACATCCAAATTGCAAACCACATTTGCAAAGAAGTGGAGCTTCACGAAGATTCTATTCGGAAGAAGTACCCGGAAGTCTTCCGATATGTGGACATCGTAAACGGAACCATCGTTTCCATCGGCACACATCCCAGCGGCGTCCTTATCAGCGACCTTCCCATAGACCAAGCGGTAGGGCTCTGCAGCGTTTCGACATCGGATTATCCAGTGTCCATGATTAACATGAAAGAGCTGGATGACCTTATGTATGTCAAACTTGATATTCTCGGGCTCGACAACATCGGCGTTATCAACGACACCTGCAAAATGCTTGGTATTGAGCGTCTCACGCCTGACAATACCGACATGGAGGATATGGATGTATGGAGGAGCATTCGTGATGATACGACGCTTATCTTCCAGTGGGAGTCTGGCAGCGCACAGCAGTACATGAAACGATTTATGTCGGACAGTACCCTTGCAATCGCAAGGTCTAAAATCCCCAACTTCTCCATGCTGAAATGGATGTCGTTTGGCAACGGCCTTTTGCGGCCTGCCTGCGCAAGTTTCCGCGACAGCGTAGCGGGCGGCGAGTTTTACGATAATGGATTCGATGCGCTCAACGAATTTCTGGCGCCGGAGGCCGGAAGAATCGCCATGCAGGAAACCATTATGCAGTTCCTTGTTAAGTTTTGCGGATATTCGCAGGCGGAATCGGATAACGTGCGACGTGCCATTGCAAAGAAAAAAGGGACAGAAACGCTCCTGCCGGAGATAGAAGAACGGTTTATCCGCTACACATCCTCCAAATACGATATGAACGAGGAGCGGTGCGCTGAAGTCATTAAACCATTCCTTCAAATTATTCTGGATGCGTCCGCCTACGGATTCTCCTGGAACCACTCCGACGCTTACTCGGCTATCGGATATGTGTGCGGTTATCTGCGCTATTACCATCCTCTTGAATTCCTGACAGCCGCTCTCAATATCTTTGGCGACAATATGGAAAAGACAGCGGATATTACGTCCTACGCTTCAAAGGTCGGCATCAAGGTTACGCTCCCGAAATGGGGTCTTTCCAAAGGACGTTATTTCTTCGACCGGGAAAAGAAGATTATCGCAAAGGGTCTTACCTCTATCAAATATATGAGCGCCGCCCTTGCGGATGAATTGTACGACCTTGCCAATTCCAAAAAGTATGAATACTTCATTGACGTCCTCAGCGATTTGGATACAAAGACCAGCATCAATTCCAGACAGCTTGAAATCCTCATTAAGCTAGATTTTTTCTCCGAGTTTGGAAACCAGCGGGAACTGCTACGCATATCAGACCTGTTTGCCAACACATTCAAAAAAGGACAGGCTAAGCAGATTAAAAAATCTTTGGTAGACGGCTCTCCATTGGAGGATATCGTCAAAAAATATGCCGTAGGCGTTACAAAATCAGGCGGGATTGCAAAGAGTTATACGTTGCTTGACGTGATGTCTATTCTCAGGGAATCCGAGACGGTTATCAAGGGAATCGGCATGGAAGATTTGAGCGACATCCTAAAAGTGCGCAACTTTTATGACGTGATGGGGTACATCGGATATGTATCTGGAAAAGAGGAAGACCGGCGAAAATTATATGTGACCGATGTGAAACCGCTTTTCAGGAAGTCGGATGGAAAACAGTTTGGGTATAGCGTGTTTACAAAATCCATCGGCAGCGGAAAGGAGAGCAGGTTTACCATATTCAACAAGCTATATGATAAAGACCCAATCAAAGAGGGGGATATCATCTACTGTCAAAGCTACACTGAGGAAAAGCGATATTTCACTCTGACGGCCTACAGAAAAGTGTTTTAGATTGGACAAAATCGAATTGAAAGAGAGGCATGTTATGTATGACTGCTTTAATCGTTCCTGTCCATTTCGAATAAATGAGACAAGCAGCTTGAACAGATGTGAATGTACAGCTTGCCCAAACCGGTGCAATGGCGAAACTCTTATCGTAAGCACCCACACACTGACAGAAAACGAGTTGAAAGAGTTTATCAAACGTGAATTTGATACACAAGCGAGGTGAAAGAAAGTGCCAAATAAAAAAGTTTGCAACCGATGCGGGAAGGAGTTAGATGTATTCGACCTGCAGCAGAACTTTATCATACATACAAAAATCGGATACGGAAGTATCTATGACGGTGACAGTGTTAATTATCAGCTTTGCTGCGATTGTTTCGATGAAGCCGTAGAGGAATGCAAGGTGTTTCCTATTATCGAGGAGGGCGAGCAGGAGTGACCAGAACAGAATACGAAGCCACAATGGAACGGGTATTAAGCAGCGCTGAGCGGCTAGAGATGTACGGAAGAGAGACTGTACTGGTAATGTCCATAGGTGTTTATAACGACATTCGCCGTTATGAACAGAATGAACCGCTCAGCATTATGAATGCAGAGCCAAATACTTATGGCGAATATTACGGTATGCGTATCGGGATTATCAACGAATCGAACGACAGGTACGGCGGGAATGTTGAGAATATGATTGCCCCCGCAATGGTTGGTATGACATATAACACAGATATCTATTGTCCTGGTGATATCATTGTCGTTTCAGAGGAAAATGAAAACCGTCTGTATCAAATGACAAATGATAATCCGGCCCAGTTCATTGATATGGGGCTCTCCGTCAGCTTTGATTTTGTTAATCACACGGGCGATATCCACTATGATATCACAAATGGCGGGCTTTATATTAGCGACGGAGACACGTATGTCAATATAGGCGGCCTGTCGCTTGCAGAAACAGTTTCAGATATGGCCGAAACAGCCGCATCTACGGCAATCGCTATGAATAATTTGGCAACGACTATAAACGCAACTTTTACACAAGAAGATATCGAACGAATTACAGAGGTGCTCAATACGGCTTACCCAATGACTATGTATCAGTATACGGCTCCGACTGTTGCCGTAGAAACGACGACTGCCGGAACGTCTGTTAATTTTACAAGAGAAATATCCTTGGATATGCGCAGTGAATGCAGGGAGCGCAAAAAGAAATCGCGCGAACAAGACCTCAATCCTGGTGATACAAAGTTAATGGATGATTTCCTTAACAGCTTTAAAAAACACTCTGTCATGCAGATGGGGGGATAATATGGGCAGCGTATTGATACAGGAATTTACAACCAAAACTCCAATATCTCTTATCGGAATGGAGGCTGGTATCTGTTGGGGCGCAAACATCGAAGACCAAGCGAAAAACTACAGACGCGGCTTAAACTGTCTGGAAAGTGAGCACGGGCGAACCTTTGAGTTCCCCGATGTTTATATGATTCTTGATGGTTATTCCGCAAGAGTTATTAGGGAGTGGTACACTCACGTCGGAGGCGCCCCTACCCGCTTGCAGGCAAGCACCAGATACATTGATTACGAACACGGGTTCAGCTACGTCACACCGCCAAGTATTTCCGGGAATATCGACGCTCTAAAAGTTTATGACGGTATAATGACAGACATTGCAAATGCGCTAAAAAAGTTGGACGCAATGGGCATCCCCCGAGAGGATTCTGCGCTTGGCCTCCCTCTTGGTATGACGACTAAAATCGTATGCAAGCACAATCTTCGAAACCTCATTGATATGTCGCACCAAAGGATGTGCGCACGGGCTTATCACGAATACAGAGAGTTATTCTCCGACTTGTGCGCCGCACTCAAAGAATACTCAGCCGAATGGGTGTATCTGGTCGATAGTTATTTTATTCCAAAGTGCAAGTATACAGGATTTTGCAAAGAAAAACATACCTGCGGTATGACGCCAAGACGTAATGCGTAAACAAACCTTACCCCGCAGAGAAGGAGGATTTGTGAAAAGCAAGATTAAAAATCCATCCAGAATGCGGCAACTCATCGATTTTAAAGGCTTGGAACTTGACGGCGGGATATACCCGACAGATATAGACGGCCTTATCGAATACCGCAATTCACAATACATACTGATTGAAGCAAAACATGGAAAATCGAGGGTGCCAATTGGGCAGCGTCTCGCCATACAGCGGATGATAGATGATTTTACAGCGGCCGGAAAGCTGGCTATGGCAATTATCTGCGAACATCATGTTGAGGATATCGACGAACCGGTTATTATGGCAAAGTGTCTCGTGCGTGAGTTTTATTATGGCGGAGAACATCAGTGGCGCCCACCCGATAAACCTCTGACTGTCCGGGAAGCTATCGATAATTTTCAACGATTTTCCGGACATATTTACAAAGCAACGCAAGGAGGTACCATATGCAGGTGATTTTGATATCAGGGAAAGCACAGCACGGAAAAGACACAACTGCCGGCATCCTGAAATCTCAGCTTGAGGCAGATGGATATAAAATCCTGATTGTCCATTATGCAGACCTGCTTAAACACATCTGCCGTTCTTTCTTTGGATGGGACGGCAAAAAAGATAGTGCTGGCAGGCATCTTCTGCAATATGTTGGGACAGATGTCATCCGCACCAGACGCCCTGGCTTCTGGGTAGAGTTCATCACACAGATGTTGGATTTTTTTCCGGACGAGTGGGACTACGTTTTGATACCGGACTGCAGATTCCCCAATGAAATTGACTCCCTAAAAAACTCAGGTATCAAAACAATTCATATCCGTGTTGTAAGACCTGGGTTTCAAAGCAAACTGTCTACGGAACAGCAAGCTCATCCATCCGAAACGGCATTGGATAAAGTCATACCGGATTATTACATAGATAACAGCGGCTCATTGATGGATTTACGCAAAACAGTCTTAGATTGGATTGTGCAGACCAATGGATTTCATCAGCTGACTCTGGACGAAATAACCATGGTGGGCTAACGCATTTTTTACAATAAGGAGGATGCCATATGAAGAGTAAACCGGGCGGTTACTACGATATCGAAATCGATATCGAAAATGCGCTTATCGAAGGGGGCCTTGTCGGAGAGTTGTTTTACCTCAAAGACCTCAAGCAGCGCAAGCTCTTCTTAAGCGAAGACGTTTCTCAACTCAGTGTAGCGGATATTGTAAAAAACATTTTGCAGTATAACCGCGAGGATTATGAGATTGATATTGCCGAGAGGAAGCCAATCCTTCTCTATATCGCTTCCAACGGCGGAGAGGTTGATTCTGGATTTGAATTGATTGACGTTATCCTAAACAGCAAAACTCCGGTATATACCATCAACATGGGATACCAATATTCCATGGGGTTTTTAATCGGCCTCGCCGGACATCGACGGTATGCAATGGGGCATTCCAAGTTCCTTTTGCACGATGGTTCAAATTTTATTTTTAATTCCGGTTCCAAAGCGCAAGACCAAATGGAGTTCAATTGCAAAATTGAGGAACGTGTAAAGCAATATATCCTCTCACACAGTAAACTTACCGCAGAAGAGTATGATAAAAAGCTTCGGGTTGAATGGTATATGTTTAGCGATGAAGCAAAAGAAAAAGGATTTGTCGATTATATCATCGGACAGGATTGCGATATCGATGAAATTATCTGAGGTGCTTGTATGAGTGAATATTTCGGCTTTCGACAGGCGGTTATGTCCGATGAAGAAATAGCCGCCTTTTACGAAAACTCCGAAGCATTTGGAAACTTTGATTGCTTGATAAACGAGTACCTTCTCATCCAGAACAGATTTGGAGAAGACGTTGACCAGTACCGGTGGAGCGGGAGCGAGTTTGTCAAGGTTCCATTTAAACAGATTAACAGCCGGTTTGTAGGGAAAATCAAACCGAGAAATTTGCAACAGCAGCTTGCACTCGACCTTCTCTACAACAACGATATTACGGTAAAGGTTCTTACCGGAAAATTCGGCACCGGAAAGGATTACCTTATGGCTTCAGCAGCAATTGATTTGATAGAAAGGGGAAAATACGAAAGGTTGTTGTGGGTAAGAAATAACGTTGAGGTGAAAAATTCAAAGCCAATCGGATATCTCCCCGGAGAATACAAGGACAAGCTTATGCCGTTTGCGATGCCTTTGGCCGACCATCTGGGAGGGGTAGAGAGCCTTGAATTGATGATTGTCCAAGGGAAGGTGGAAATCGTGCATCTTGGCTTTATCCGTGGCCGCGATATACGGAACGCAATTATTATGTGTTCTGAGGCGGAGAACCTCACCAAAGAACATGTGCAGCTTCTTTTGGGGCGCGTAGGCGACGGCTCATCCCTATGGATAAACGGCGACTATAAACAGGTGGACGGAGAGGTTTTCCGTTCGAATAACGGCCTGATGACGGCAGTAGATAAGCTGAAGGGTCACCCAAGATTTGGATTTGTGAAGCTGTTAAAGACCGAACGAAGCGAAACTGCCGAAATGGCCGATTTGCTAGACTGAAAAAGAAAGGCGGGGATTGTGGATACTTTGACTATTTTAATCGACATGGACGACACAATAGAAAATCTACTTGCCGCTTGGGTTTCTTATCTCAACGGGCGATATGGCACAACCGTACAGACGGAAGATATTAAACATTGGGACATGGCAAAAGCTTTCCCAAATTTAACTAAACAGCAGGTCATGTCGCCCATATCGGAAGATGATTTCTGGAGCCATGTAAGACCAATAGACGGTGCGCCAGAAACGCTCAAAAAGCTGATGAACGATGGCCATGAGATTTTTATTGTGACCGCGTCGTTCTATAAGACAATCCCGTCCAAAATGGATGCCGTTCTGTTTCGGTACTTTCCATTTCTTTCGTGGGATAACGTGATTGTCACAAGCAGAAAACAGATGATTAAGGGCGATGTGTTGATTGATGACGGAGTACATAACCTAGTTGATGGGGAATACGCCAAGATACTGATGGACGCGCCGCATAACCGTGATTACCCTGCAGAGAAGAATGGAATGTTCCGTGTCAAAAATTGGAATGAGGCGTATGCCATCATATCCAGAATAAAGGAGGTGAGAGCTGGTTGAGCATTATTTTATATTCTACAGGATGCCCCAAATGCAAAATCTTAAAACAGAAGCTGGATAGTAAAAACATCCCGTATTCTGTATGTGATTTCGTGGACGATATGTTGGCGCTTGGAATTATGCAGGTGCCTGTCCTCTCGATAGATGGAGAACTGTACGATTTTTGCCGGGCAAACGAGTGGGTCAACCACTATCAAACAGGGGAGGGAGCTAAACAGTGAATATTCCACTAAAAATGAACAGGGACTTCGAAAAGGCTATGGCGGCTTTGAACGAACAGTACGGAGAAGATTTTGAATATCTTAACGGATTTCACGAAACACAGTTGAACTTTTCGGACTTTATCGACGCCTTCGTTGATAAAAAGGTGGCCGATGTTACGATTGACGCCAATGCGAATGCGTCCAATAAAGATATCCGCAGTCTCTTGAATGAAAAGGGAAAATCACACGATAAGCTGTTCGCCTTTAATAAAATCTTCTATGAGATGAAGAAAAAATACAATCTTCGGACGGCAAAGGAATGGCTTGAAACCGAGTACAATGGTGGATTCTATCTGCATGATGCGTCCACCTCTACCTATCTGCCGTATTGTTACGCATATGATTTAACTCGTCTCGCCACGGAAGGGTTGTTTTTCTTAAAGAACTACAATAACCAAGCGCCCAAACACCTGACCACTTTTATGGATGACGTTATCGAGTATATCAGCTATATGAGTAACCGTAGTTCCGGGGCGGTAGGTATTCCAAACGTGCTCATCTGGACGTATTACTTTTGGAAGAAAGACTGCGAGACAGGCTATATCATCAAAGACCCCGAGTATTATATCAAACAGTGTTTCCAAAAGTTTATCTATCGTCTCAATCAGCCGTTTATGCGCATCGACCAAACCGCATTCGTCAACGTATCAATTTTCGACCACAACTATATTGAAGCCCTGTTTGGCGGCGTGCAGTATCCGGACGGTTCCTATGTAATTGACCAGATGGAAGAGTTGATTGAGCACCAGAAAACGTTTATGGAAGTAGTATCACAGATTCGTAGCGAGAATATGTTTACCTTCCCTGTATTAACTTATAGCCTGCTGTATCGTGACGGAAAGTTTGTTGATGAACCGTTTGCCCGTTGGTGCAGCGACCATAACACCACCTGGAATGACAGCAACTTCTTTGTAAGCGGCGATGTCAATACGCTCTCTAACTGCTGCAGGCTCCTGTCCGATACGTCTAAGCTAAGCGCTTTTATCAATTCTATTGGCGGTACGGCCCTCTCTATCGGCTCAGTCAAGGTAAACACCATCAATCTGATGCGCATTGCCCTGGAAACCGAGTGCGATGAGAAAAAGTACCTGGCCTTGCTTAAAAAGCGTGCGCTCCTTTGCTGCAAAACACTGGATGTTGTTCGTCATATTATCAGCCGGAACATTGAAAAAGGTCTTTTGCCCAATTATCAGGATGGCGCAGTAGAAATGGATAAACAGTATTGCACGATGGGTATTTTGGGACTGTACGAAGTTATCGAGGCGTTTGGATATACCAAGACGGACGAATTTGGCTTTGTCAGCTATACCGATGAAGGGGTCGCCTTTGCTTGCAAAATCTTCGAGGTGCTCAACGAAGTAAAGGATAACTTTACAAACGATTATTCGTTTAACATCGAAAGCGTTCCTGCCGAGCGGGCAGCGGTTATCCTCTGCCAGAAGGACAATGTAATTTATGACCTCAAGGATAAATTCATTTACTCAAACCAGTGGATTCCCCTTTCCGCAAAATGCACTATTCAGGAAAAACTTCGACTCTGTTCTATTCTTGACGAGAAGTGTTCCGGCGGAAGCATTGCCCACATCAACCTTGAATCGAATTTTCCAAACACCGACATGGCGTGGGATATGCTCAACAAAATCGCCCAGTCCGGCGTTATCTACTTTGCGTTCAATACGAGAATAAATGAGTGTGCGAATCACCACGGGTTTGTAGGGACAGACCACTGTCCGGTATGCGGCGGAGACATCTACGATACATACCAGAGGATTGTCGGCTACCTTGTTCCGTCAAGGGCTTATTCCAAGGAACGGTTCCGGGAATTTAATACTCGCCAGTGGTATTCTTATGCGGAGGCAATGAAGGAATGAGGGTAAAAACAATCGTTGACGAAGATTTCGTCAATTACAAAAAGCCCTCCTTGTTTATAGGCACAATCTCGTGCAATGGAAAATGCTGTATAGAGGCCGGTATTCCATTGTCTGTATGTCAAAACGATGGGTGGCGCACCTGCGCCCCCATTGTTATCCCAGACAAAGAGGTCTGTATGAGGTATCTAGCCAATCCATTGACAAGCGCGATTGTGATTGGCGGTCTGGAACCCTTTGAACAAGCAGAAGAAGTCTATAGGCTAATTTGGGTGCTTCGAAACGAGTTTGCTTGTGACGATGATGTTGTAATCTATACCGGCTATACGAAGGAAGAAGTAGAGATGGAAGTTAAACGGCTTTCTGAGTTTAAGAATATCATCATCAAGTTTGGGCGGTACAGGCCAGGAGAAACGGGACATCTTGATGAAGTGCTTGGCGTAAACCTGGCATCACACAATCAATATGCGCTGCTTATCAGTTAGGAGGTTTCATATGGAAGACAACAAACTCACCATCGGGTTCACCCTTGACGATGAATTCGGGAACCACTTCTCTCAGACATCTAAGTTGGAAGTGTTTCGTGACCTTGGAGAAACCGAAGTTGATACAATCGGCACACAGTTAAATGTGTTTTTAAAGCAATGCGGATATATTCGAAAAAACGATAATATCTTCATGGAGGATTTAACAGATAACGAATACGACGCAATCGCAGATTTTCTGGATGACCTAAGAAAGGGGAATTAGCATGAAAAATAAAAAAGATATCATCCCGCTTATATGCCAAGGGATGATTGCCGGCTTTCTCGTGGCTAATATTGCGATTGCATTCATAACAAAACAAGCAAATTTATTCTCATATATTTGCTGTCATATACTTGGCATTTTGCAGTCCATCACTATTATCAGTATTTATATTGAGGAAAACAAAAGATGATGGAAGTGGCAATCATAGTAAATCCGAATGCTGCATATACAGCGGAAGTTAAGCGAAAGCTCAAGGAATATGGAGGTTATTGCCCTTGCAGTATTATCAGGAATGAAGATACCAAGTGCATGTGCAAGGAATTCCGCGAACAGAAAAGCGGAATGTGCCATTGCGGACTTTACATAAAGGAGAAAAAAATATGATTAAGAGAATCATTAAAGAGACCACCCGTGAATATGACGATGTGGGAAAGTTGGTGCGCGAAACCATCACAGAAACGACTGAAGACGATGATAATAACTACACGTCTTCATATTATACATATCCTTCGCCGCCTTCTACAGTTAAAAGTACAGATGAACCAATTGTTGATTAAGGAGGAACTGAAGTGAATAGAGTTGGAGAATTTGAAAAAGTCAGCTTTGAGCAGTTCTATACATCTATAAAAGAAGAGTTTGGTGCAGAGGGGTCTGTTGTCAGGACGATATACGATAAAATCCAGTTGCCAACAAGGGCTACAAGCGGAAGCGCCGGCTACGATTTCAAAGCGCCTTTCGATTTCTCGCTTTCGCCCGGACAGACCATTAAGATTCCCACAGGAATCCGAGTAAAGGTAGACGAGGGCTGGTGGCTCGGATGCATTCCCCGAAGTGGACTTGGATTTAAATACCGCCTGCAACTGAATAACACGGTGGGTGTAATTGACAGCGACTATTACTATTCTGACAACGAGGGGCACATCTTTGCAAAGGTTACTAACGACAGCAATGAGGGAAAGCTTTTGAATGTTAAGTCCGGAGACGGATTTATGCAAGCTATCTTTATTCCTTATGGCATCACATATTCTGACGATGTAAGCACCGTCAGAAACGGCGGCATGGGTTCTACGGATAAGAAGCAATAATTACCACTACATGGGACTGGTGTAAAAGCCAGTCCCTTTTTTAGTAAGAGAGGTGATTTTTATAGCAACAAAATATGAGCAGGAAAAATTTAATGCCGTGTATTACGGAGATGTCTATACCATTATCAACCTCACTCCCGACATACATAAAGACGACAGACAGGAACGAAAAAACGAAATTGAAAAAGCGTTGTATGCCGTCTTTAGCAAATACACATCCAATCCAAAACAAGATGGGAGAAGGTAAATACATTGGAGGATTTGATTTACGCAAGACAGTCGGTAGACAAAGAGGACAGTATTTCAATTGAAAGTCAAATTGAACTTTGCCTTAGAGAGGTAGGTGGATACCCGCATAAGGTGTTCAGAGATAAAGGATATAGCGGTAAAAACACAGAACGACCAGACTTTCAGGAAATGATGGCAACTGTTCGCAGTGGAGGGGTGAGAAGAATTATTGTGTACCGGCTTGATAGAATCAGCCGGTCTGTTCTCGATTTTGCAAATGTTATCAGCGAACTTCAAAAATACGGGGTGGAGTTTGTTTCTATCACAGAAAGATTTGACACGTCTACTCCTATCGGAAAAGCCATGTTGATGATTGTTATGGTATTTGCCCAGTTGGAGCGCGAGACCATCCAGCAGCGTGTTGTTGATGCCTATCGTTCCAGAAGCCGAAAAGGATTCTTTATGGGCGGCAGGATTCCGTATGGATTTGAATTGGAAAACATCGTAATTGATGGAATTAAAACATGCATGTACAAACCTGTGCCGGAACAAATCAGGATTGTACGTCTCATCTATCAACTGTATTCTGCACCTCAAACATCTTTTTCTGATATTATGAAATATCTCAGCCAGAACAAAATCAAAAATCAGATTGGTAAAAATTTTAGCCGTATGAGAATAAGGGATATCGTAACAAACCCTGTCTACGCAAAGGCGGATGCCGCGCTGTTTGAGTTCTTTCGCGGACAGGGAACAGAAATAGTAAATGATGTTTCCCAATTTATTGGTACAAACGGCGCTTATCTGTATACAGGGAGCAAAGCGGAAAAGCGTAAATCTATATGCCTAAACGGACAGGTTCTCGTGTTAGCGCCGCATGAAGGAATTATTGATTCTGATACCTGGATTCAGTGCAGAAGAAAATGCCTGAATGTACGGCAGATTGCAAAACCGGTCAAAGCGAAAAACACGTGGCTTGCTGGAAAAATTAAATGTATCAAATGCGGCCGTGCGCTCTCATTGAAGACTTACCCAAGAAAACGAAGTGGAGATGCAAGGTACTATATCTGTAACAGTAAATATATCTCAGCGTCCTGCGATGGAGTTGGCGCCATTCAGGCAGATGAAGTCGAAGATATTGTATTTGACGAAATGCTAAGAAAACTTGGGGAGTTCAACGAGCTTTCATATCAGGAGAAACAGGGTGACCCAATCGAACTTACAAAACTAAAACTACGTGCAGAAGAAATAGATAAAGAAATCGCCTCACTCATAGATAAAATTATATCTGCAAATGAGGCAACTATGGAATATATCAATAAGCGCGTTGAAATTCTTGACGAGGAGAAAAAGGAGCTAAAAGAAAAAATTGCCCAACTATCTGCCGAAATGTATGATAGAAAGAACATCGGCGTAATAAGTGGGTATATGAATAAATGGGAAGAGATTAGTATTGAAGATAAATTAACAGTCGTAGATACGCTAATAGAATCAATCAAAGTAGGACAGGGAAATGTTCAAATTGCTTGGAAAATATGATATGGTAGTCTGATTGTTTTGCTAAAGCTATACAATCAACATACAATATCTTTTTATGCTCCGGAAGTCTATAAAACCGGGGTAATACATAACAATTTGTGTGCGCTTATAAGAGTGCTTTGCGGATAAAAGCATTGTTATAAAAGCACAGGCGTAAAAAAATAGGGTAGGAACGGAGATTTATCCGCGCCTACCCTTTATTTTTTTTATTTGATACTTACATCCACAAAATATCCGATAGTTCCTGATTGTTCTAATTACTCAATTGATGTATAGCCCCGAATATCTTCTACAAAAGAGCGATTCCTCATATGGTTTTCATATGAATCTTTAATAATCCGGAATGCTATATCTACTTCGCCATTAGTGAGGCCATTCGCACTAATAATACTTTCGTACTCCTCATACAGCTTAAATATCCGATTAAACTGCTCTCTTGTTACCGGGGTATTTTCATCAATAACAAGAGAAGCAAAGCTAATGATTGAATTACGCTTGCTGTCAATTAACAAGGAGAGCGTATCTTGATTGTTCTTATCCAGCTTTTTGTCCAATTCCTGAATCCACTTGTCGTTTTGCTCAAGCTTGCTATTGACTCCTTTTATCCACTCGTCGCGCATCCGGATATTATCAGCGCCATAATGAGCATTAAACTCACTTATGGTCTTTTTTACTTCAGCCAGCAAAACAGGAACTTCCTGCATTATTTCCCGTTCGCGCCTTTTTCGCGCAAAGCGCTTACGTATCTTTACAAATTCGGGAACAACTTTTCCTTTGAATTCCAGAAGTTCCCCAACAATCTGCATGATTAAAAACAGGGCAACAATGGCGATGGCAATTTTAGTTGGCAGGTATAAATACTCTATGTAATCAATCATTGAGCTTATTCACCTGCTTTTTCCGCAGGCGCGTTCAGAACGTTGCTCATATCGCATAACGAGTCAATCATTTCACTGATAGCATCATAGTTAATATCGTAGTTGATGCTGTCTGCGCTCGCTTTCAACATGGCAAGAACCCACTCTTTTCTTTCGGCCCCTTCCTTGAATTTTGTTTCCGCTGTTTCCATCAATACAATGACCTTATCAAGAACCTGCGCCCAGTTTCTTTCTTTGATAGATTGCTTTACGTACTTTACGAGTTGGATAATTAACGGAATAGCCGCAGACAACCCAGAAAGAATTGCAATCGCGAAGTCTATCCACTCCATGGAAACCCCTCCTTAACAAATAATAAGAGCCTGAGCGTTTAATCTCAGACTTTTTCTACATAATCCAGCGAAATCCATCCAACGCCAGACTTTAATTTGCCCCATTTATTGGCACCAGTTCCACCGGATTCCTCGACGATTGTATAAACGCCTTTATCCCGAATCACTCCCGCAATCGCATAGTTTGTTCCCGGACCTTTGCGGTAGTTAAGAGCAGAGGCTGTCACCTTCACTCTGTACGGGTCGATATTGGACGAAGCGGGCGTTGTTCCCTCCGGGGCGTTTACGCCAGGTGGGAGGATAAACCCTTGAAAAGTATATGCGCTCCCAATAGAATATCCACTAGCCTTGGTGATTGTCTTCGTATAAAAACGAGTTCCGCCGTAATCACTGTTAGATGTAACAATATCACCATTGCTTTTTACTTCTTCAACAATCGCAACATGGCCAGCCCCGTCAGCCGATACGCCCGCTTTGCCCTTGCGCCAACAGATGACTGCGCCAACAGATGGTGTCTGACTGCGGGCATATCCATCAGTAGTGTACCCAAACCAGTTTTCTGCATTTGCTTTACTCAGGGACGGCCTTTTGCCGGTAATTTCATAAAACCGGCCCCACGCATAGCCAACGCAGTTGGGCAGGCAGGAACCGGTTGCACTATTGATGATAATGCACTCATTGAGCCCGCCTTTGCTGGTATGAACCCAATATTTGTTGCTTGCAGCCGGCGCTGTCATTCTTGCCTTAAAGCGACCCTGACTGCCTGTACTGGATGACGCTTCTGATTTTCCTCCGGATGTATCAACAACGGCCAGATATTTCGTATGGATGGGGCTGTTAATTGCATTAGTGCCGGATTCATTCTTATCGATGACAGCCCTATTTCCAGATATAGACGCGACATACCAATTCTGATTCTTTACCCAACTCGGAATGCTTTTACCAGAATAATAAGTAGCATTTGCCGCAATCTTCACGAGGTCTCCAGCTTTGATGGACGAAGAAGATGTGGTATTCCCACCCGCAGTTGCACCAGCAGACGTGCCTTTCATCTTGGCTTTTACTGCGGCGCGGAACTTGTCCATCGTGTAACCGTGCTTTTTCCACCAGTTATCCGGGTCACCATGATTAGACCCATACCCGAGTGCGTGCGCTTCTTTGTGGGATACAATAACGTTTTTACCCATGGGGTCAAACCCGAATTTTTTGCACAGATAAGCAGCGTATTCTACAGCAACATCGTAAACCTGTTTGCAATACTCCTTGTTTGTTAAATCATCCTCGCACATCTCAAACTGAATGTGGCCTTGAGGGTTGTAGTTAAAACTACCATTTTTACCTTTTCCAACGCCCCAACAGGCGTAGTTATAAGGCAGAATATTAGCCACTCTGACCTTTTTGTTTTTGTCGTAACCGATGAATGAGTGTACGCATACCTTCCTGCCCATCTGAGCGGACGAGTTGTTCCAATGGTTCCCATATTGATTTACACCGCATTCTTCCACACAATCCACATATCGTTTCAGATTTGGATTGTTTGCACCGGTACTATGTACAACAATACCTTTCGGCGTCATTGGCGTAGCGCTTTTATAACAGTCATTCTTTGTCGCATAAGCTGTAATAATATCCATAACCGCCGCGCCTCCTTTCTTATTATTGCCGGCATACTTGTTATAATATTTTTGGCCGTAAGAAGCCCTTTTTTCCTGTACGCTTGTGCCTTGGTTAGCCGGCTTTTCGTATTTTAACAGCACAGCGTCCGACGCTTCTCTAACAGACGAAGCTTTTTTCAATGTGGTAAGCAGAGATTTATAACTTTGGGTTAATTCCTTCCACAAAAATTCAAGCTGTGTCTCCAAATCGCCAATGGATTCACCTTTGGATTTCGCGTATTCCAATAGACCCTGCTTGCGGCTCCAATATGTCCACTGAGCCAAACCAAAGCCTGCGGAATCTCTTACAAAGTTCGAGTATTCTCCGCTGTCCACTGCGGCAACATACGCGGCGTCTGTATACCCAAGCTTTTTTTCGTATGTATTTTGTAGGTTAGATGGGTTCAAGCCGGATTCAGCATACAGATTGCCCATAATTCCGGCACAGCTATATTCATTCAAACCTTTGGAATAAAGAAAGTTCCAAATTTTTTCTTCAGAATTCGCTCCGTACAGAGCCATTCGTATCACCCGCCTTATATACAAATAGGGCTGGAATGCCAGCCCATAAGAAAATTAACCGACAGCGTCATCGCTGCTGAATGTGTCAACAGACCCAGTAGTGAGCGGAACGTATTCGCCGCTTTCACTCCCGGCCTCTAATATGTCTCCCAGAGAACCACGAAGTTTTTCGCGGTCAAACTTCATTCTTTCGCTCTCTCTCTTTGCATGGAAAGCCTTCATGCAATAAATCGCATAAATAAGAACCTGCGCGGCAATATCGGAAATCAGAACGCCAAGATAAGAAAAATCGGCAAACTGCCACATTGCTATCATGGCGTAAATCACAATGGCATTCAGCAGTACGAACAGATAGATGGCTATCAGTTTGCTGGTTTCTATCTTTTCGCTCCCGTATTTATTGCGTTCCCGCTCTAAAATAAGGCTGCGCTCCTTCTGCACATTTTCCTTTTTAATTTTTGCCAACTGGCGCTGGAACTCGCGTTCGGTCAGATTTTTTGTCCCATATTAACCACCCCATTTCGAAACAGTAATATAAAGTCCCGCAATATAGCCGTGGAGTGTCGGCTATACGCGGGATTTTTTATTTAATCAACTCTTTTGGTTAATGAGTCTTTGCCGGAAATCCAGCCGTCCTTGCCACCAAAATGAATATAATGCCATCCATTGTCTGCGGCCGAATAACGCTCTCCTTTATGAGCAACGCCAATTATACTGGAATTTGTCGTAGGAAGAGCCCGCACATTAACACTGTTGCCAAGAACCTGGATATATGGCTTTTCCACCGTTTGAACTTGAGACATATCGCACTCAATTTCTTCCTTGAAGTAGGGAGGACGCCCAAACCTGTTCCATTCACCCTGAGAAAGCTTCCTTTTTACAACCCCTAAATCGCGTCCATACGCCTCAATGGTGTTTAGGTCATCGTCTATGATGTACCCGATATGCGATATCTTCGTCCCATTGTGGATAAAAACCCAATCGCCTCGGCGGAGCTCGCTCTTGTTTAATTTTGTGCATTTACTGTAGAGGCCGGCGGCGCTCATATCATTTTTGATAATCTCAAGTTGCTGCAATATCCATATCCCAAGTCCGGAACAGTCAAACGCCTTCAGCTTCTTTTCATATCCTGCGGCACACTGCTTCTTCCAATAAGCTATCGCCCGGTTTGCGTTCTTTGTACTCGTTTCCACCTTGCGAATCCAGCTTTCTGTGATAGTGGGGTATGCTTGTCCCTGCGCTCCCCACACATAAATACTGTGATTCTCGGCTTCCTGTTTCAACAAATTGATGAATTGATTTAATTTGCCCATGTAAATACCTTTTCGATGTCCTATAAAAAAGTGTAATGCGGCTTTTCTTCTCCGAAAAACCAGTACCGGATGTAATCGTCCAAGACAATGGCCACGCAGGAAAGTACGCCCCATGCCAGCGTAAACGGCAGACATATCTGTCCCATAATGTTGAGCGGGAGCCCGGAATAATCCCAGACTCCCAACCCAAGCCAAATATTCACGATTATCCCTGTGATGAATTCAAGCAGGGTTACAATTACAGCGCCGATAACGGATTGCCATAAAATTCCCATATTCCACGGCAACAATTCGTTAATGAGTCCTATCGTTACAAAGCAGGCGCCGCCCAACACAAACATGGAAATATGTGTATGGCCACGCCACAAAAGTTCAATCAGTATGTAAATCAGGCCGCCAATAACTGCAAGAACTACGGCCTTTAGCACATGACGGTACATTGGCTACTATGCTCCTGCGGTCTGCTGCGACATATTCGCTACGATTGCTTCCATTTGCTGCTGGGCAACGGCAAGTTTCTCGTTCATTTCGGTAAGATAGGGCTCAGGCAATATCATGCCGTATTGAATGGCAGAGATATCTTCTACGCTTTCAAGGGTTTGCACATACTGTTTTAGTTCGTTGTGATAAGTAGTCTGCGAGGTAATAAGCGTCTGAGCGGCAATATAGATTTGTACGATTTCGCTGGCAGAATAAACCCGGCAGACACCGCCATCAGACTGATAGGGGAACTCTGTACCGCCAAGTTCGACAACCCTGAACAGATTATTGATATTAGACTGGTCTTCAATGCTCAGATTGAAATGCACAGTCTCATCGCCAAGCGTAATGTCAACGCCAGCTACAATCACAGCATTACACACCTTGGAAATCTCAGCTAATTTTGCGGCCATTACAACAGATAAGGCGTTGTCCTCGCCTACAATTTCAATCATATCTTCAACGGAAATCCAACTCTTTGCTACGGCGTTTAAAAGTCCGGCAGCATCAATCGCACCGGACTGATATAAATTGTTCAGCTTTTTCTTCATCCTTTAACCCTCCAGCATAGTAATAATCAACCCGTCAATGACACGCTGCTGTCCGGCGATATAGGAGCCTCCGTCAAATTCGGACACAATTACAGTATCTGCATCTTCGATTTCATCATGTCCAAACAGGTTGTAGGGAATACTGTCAACTGCCACACCGATGGCATCTTCCTCCATAGCGGGAGAAAAATCACCGCTTTGTCCAACTTTTATGTAGTTCACAGCATCCATAACACCGATTTCATCCCCGGTATTTACGTTAATAATTCGATACATTACTTAGCCTCCTTTGCGCCAACTAGCTTTGCGATATACCTTAACACATCAATATCTGCATTAAAAAAATCGTGACCCCAAAGCCAGAAATCTTCGTAATCTTTGCGCCTATATTCCTCACAAACTGAATCCTTCCACACTTTATCCCATCGCTCCTGATAGCTGCCATCACGCTTTGCAAGAGCTTTTTGAATGCTTTGGGTCAGCCTGCCGCGTTCCATACCCATACCATCTTCGTTGACTGCAAAAAACTGATGCGCATTTTCGCTTGTAGCATAACAGATAGCAGTGTTGTTATATGTGATAAGCCCATCTTCGCATTCGCACTCGGTCATTGCAGGCAAGTTGATACTGCCGCAAATTGCGTTGTCTTTAAACCTTCTATGCACAACATATTTCATTACCTTTATTTCCTCTTTCTCTAAAGTTTTCTATCCTCTCTGGCGAGAATCCGAAGATTGCATAAAACAGCCTACGAAGCCGTAGGATTCTGCCATGGTCGTTATAACACGCAAAGTATGCCAGCATACCGTTTACAGATGTCCACAGGTCTTCATAAGTCATTTCTCCGCAATTTACTTTATGATAGAATGCTTTGATTTTTCTCCGTGCCCGTTTGACGCTGTCGCGGTTTCCGTTTACAATCACTTTTCCGGTATCGGTAAGCGTATATTTTGCTTTGCAATATCTGAATGGTTTTGTAAGCGGTATGATTTTTGTCTTGGACGCGCTGATGGTTAACCTAAGACTGGTTGCCTTTGCAGTTATCAGTCTCAAAATTTCTTTCGGGTCTTTATCCGGTGGCACGATGATATAATAATCGTCCATATAATGACCTGCGCATTTAATGGAGAGCTGGCATTTGATATAGTTGTCCAGTGAAGACGGAAAAGCAATCATCTCTGCTTGGCTCGGTTCTACGCCAAGCGGCAATCCCTTTCCGCCCGGCACTGTATTCACAATGCAGTCTCCAAATTCACAGAGCCCATCGTTTAAAATAAGGTGCCGATGTCTTTTAAACACCATCTCATGGAAAACGGAAGGAAAGAACTGGTGAAAATCAATCAAGATGACATATCCTTCTCTGCCGTACCTTCTGAAATGGTATCGCAAATCTTTCCTCAATTCCCGTTTGGAAAATTCAAATCCTTTTCCAGGTAAGCTGGCGCCGTTATTCCATATCATACTAGGCAGATAAAGCGGAAGCAGAACTTTTTGCGTAAATACCTTATGAATCTGCCTGTCTTGAATCCTCGGCGCATCAATCGGCCGTGTTTTTCCTCGCTCAGAAATTGTAAAGTGAACATATGAGCAAGGTTCCCATGTTCCGTCTAACAGCATTCTTCTGCGCTTTGCTGTCCCCGAAAACAGATGATGCTCAAACCTTTGCGTGCTGTTTTTCCATCTAACTCCATTACAGCATTGTTTTCCAGCGGCATATAAGTCGTGGTAGGTAAACACGCTCTCCAGACCGCCCACCTCGCTGCTACGCTTCATTCGGTTGTTTTCCCGTTTTTGCTGACGCCTTTCATAACGGCCTTTTCTTCTGCTCATAATTAAAATAAAGTATTCGCCCTCCGTACAGGTTCTTGTAGTGTATCGTATAACCTGCTTAACTTTTGCACATGAAACGGGGTAAGATACATCCCCCGCCATGCACGCTCGGTTTCCCGGCGGCGTTCGTGCCTAAATATCAGAGGGCAGTTTCGGACTTTCGTCACAGGAAGTACCTCTCCTTTCGTAAAGGTCGTAGTTCACCTGTATACTCGGTTACTGCGATTGACCCAAACCATTTCTGGCTTACGAAATCCGGGGCGAGCCCATTGGAATTCCTTGCGTTGTTGTTGTTGGCGTTGCCGTTCGTGTTCACATTGCAGAAGTTGTTGCTGTTGTTGTAATTAGGGGAACGCTCCCACCAATTAGCAGTGGAACACTGGGCGTCCGAAGGACAACCCCGCGACAAGGTTTACAGAGATACACCTAATGATAACAAAGCCGCTACCTTCCTTTGTCGCTCTTAAGCACGTTGGTCAAAAGACCGTTTTCGCGGTCTATCAACTCGCCAAGCTCCTGCGCCATATGTTCCAATTTTCTTTTTGCGTCTGCGGAACTGACGGCTTTTCCGCTCCCTGTGGTAAAGCATCCTGCAGGATTGGTCATCATCAACTCGTAACAATGCGCAAGATGAACATCGAGCGCCATCAGGGACGCCCTGGCTTCAAGCAGATGTGTTTTCCGAAGTTCCTTTCTGGTAGCATCCGAAGGATAGATGTTATTTGCCTTTTCAGCATGGTCTAATACCTCGGTTGCAAGATTCGCCACCTGTGTAGCCATAAGCCTTGAGTATCTGGATGACAGCCTGGACAAAAAGTTGATGGTTTGCACATAAATCTGGTTTGCAGTGTTGATAAATTCCGCCTTACTTTCAGACCGGTGCGCTTTCAGAACAGACATAGTGACTCCTTTCTTTCTTTTATTCTATTGGATTAAATCCGCCTTCTACCACAAGGGTACAACTCCCGTTCGAAGCTACGCTGTCAAGTGGCTTTGCGCCTACAATATATAGATGGGGAGGGGGTCAGGGTCCCATCCGAAACCACAAAGGTACAACCCCCACACCCAAGTAACGGGTCGCTAACAAGCTTTTTAAAATTGTTTGACCACGCCCACTTCCGTGGGCTGAATATGTGGATACAGGATTAGACTCTGAAAGCCGGGGCGAGCCCATAGGAAGTCCTTGCGTAGCTGGTGCCGGCGGTGCCGTTCGTGGTCACAAAGCAGAAGGAGTAGCTGGCGTAGTAAATAGGGGAACGCTCCCACCAAAAAGCAGTGGAACCGGTGGCGCTGTGGCGGTATTTCACCTTCGAATTTCCAGCAGAGTAATAAGCGTATTGCTGCTGATAATTCTGCTCCGCAGAGTTTGCATAGGTTCTTGTTCCGAAGATTTCAAATTCAGCCAGAAGCGGCAGGTAATCCACCGACGCAGTGACATATGACGCCGTATTGTTACCGCCGCCCGTGTTGTCGGTGTAGATGGTCATTGGCTTCATTACGGCACGAAGGTCGCTGGGAAGAGCGGCCATCAACGTTCCGGCAACAGGGGAGGTAGCGGTTGTCGCCGTTGCATCGCCGTTATTGGTGTTGGTGCTTCCAAGTACGTCATAACGAAGGTCACAACCTTTCCATCCACCGGAGTTGGTGTTGGAGCTGTGGTTCATATTGAAATACTTGGTGCCATTGGTGGAGTAGTCATTGTACTGTCCATCCACCAGACAGATATCTGTCCCGCCGCTCAGCGCCGTTTTGAATGTGCCGAATGTAATGCCGTTTCCTTCTCGGGAACTGTTGTGATTAAACCCAATGATATACACATAATAGGTTCCATTAACAGCCTGAGTGCCAACAGTGCCGTTTACCGCAACGGCTTTTCTGTCGCCAACCGCCCAATAGTTACTGCCGTTTCCAGCATCCGCGACGCTCTTAATAACAGACCATTCGTTTTCGTTAAGTACCGAACTGACAAACTTGGCATTGACAGTGACATTCTTGTTGGCCGGCGCAGTATAGTTTGCGCCTGCGGTGCAGCTTACGGTAACAGTTGTGGAACCTGTGGTTTGATTTACGTGGGTGACCGTAACTGTATTTCCACTTCTGGAAACGGTGGCAATACCCGTGTTGTTTGATACGACGCTGACCGTGCCGTCATGATTACCGCCAATGGTAAATGTGGCAGACAGCTTAGACGTGTTCAGTTCAATAGAACTTGGCGTAACTGTCAATGTACCGGTGGCCTTGGCAATAGACCAGGATACCGTCTTGGCGGTTGTCGCGCCGTCGCTCCAACGGTAATCTGTTTTGGGGGTGAAGGTAGCGTTGTAGCTGCCCGCATTGGTACCGGATGTCGTACCGCCAATAGTCATATAGGCGGTATTGTAGTTGCTCCACGTTGGAGACTGAGAATTACCAGAATAGGTTAGCTTCCCGCTTTGAGCAGGCACATTGGCAATGGTAATTCTGTTGGCAACACCGGTAGCCCTCTGGGTTGCGGAAGTGTTGATACCCCCGTCAGTCGTTTCAGGGAAAAAGCTGATATAATAAGTCGTTCCGTTCGTCAATTCGGTAATTGTAAGCGGGGTGGAGGAATACTGGTTTCGTGTGGTGACCTTTAATGTATAAACCGCGCTCTCGTCATCCTTGCTGGTTGCATATGCGCCCTCTTTTACAACGATAGTTGTACTTGCCCATGTTGCAAGCGTAATGCCATCTGAAACAATTGAGGCAGCGGGGTCTGTCCATTTCACAGTCATTTTCCCGTTTCCAGCCTCGTTTGACGCGGTAATAGAGGTTACTTTCCAGCTATCAATACCTGAAACCTGCTTTGTAGGGGTAGCTGTAAATTCATCTTCTGCACTGTCTGTATAAGCGTTAGAAGTAGTATACGGGAAAAACTTATAATAATATGTGGTTTCATCTGAAAGACCACTGTCGCAAAAATATTCCGTAGAATATTGGTTCCGAGTTTTACTATCCAGTACAACCGTTCCGTCTCGACGGCTTGTCGGAGCTGAACCAGCTTTTCGAACCAGAAGGGTGCCGGCCCACGTTGCAAGCGGTGCATCGTCAATAGTAATGTCGCTGGGGTCGGTCCATTTAACATAAACCTTGCCGGATGAAACCAGGGTGGTAATCCCATCAACCGGTGCAAGGGTAATTCCACCCGTCCCAGAACCGCTTCCGCCTGGGAAATTAGAAATAATAGGCATTTAATAATCCTCCTTTAACCCAAAAGAATGATGACTACAGGGATATCGCATACAGGTACTTCTCCGTCTAACGCAATTGTAAGGACACCCGACGCCTGTTGCTTAATAAACATTCCCGCTCCTCTTACGGCTTCAAGCTGTTCCTCTGAGATATTGTGCGAGACGCCGATAATCCCGTTTTGTTCCGCTGTCAACCCTTCGATTTCAATATCCTGTACGAAAATAGAGCCTGACGCAATCCACCCGTTTGCGGATAGTGTCTTATTGAGATATTGGCTGCTGTCAGCCTTACCTGAAAGCGCTGTATCAATTTTAATCATATTAGAATCGCTGGTTCCATTTATCGCATTTCGCCAATCAAGGAACCGAGTGGTGTTGTCATCTGTAAGGTACAGGTGGTAGTTCGTTGTTTCACTCATAAAACGCTACCCCCTTTATCAACCGAGCAGAATGACAACAACCGGAATATCGCAGGGGGGTGTATTGCCGTTTAAAGCAATGGTTAGATAACCGTTTCCCTGGCCGCATACATAAAGCCCCGCATTGCCGCAGGCTTCCAATTGCTCATCTGTAATATCGTGTGTTACTCCAATGACACCGTTTGTATTCTCCGTCAAACCGGCAACGGAGATTGTCTGTTCGTTGTTTACCCATCCGCTGGCAAGCAGCGTGCTATAAACAGCAGTGCTTCCCGCTCCACCTGTGCCTGGCGATGTGACTCTAATTCGCTTATTTACACCGTTATCGCTGGAGTCAATATAAAGACCGCCGTCATCGGGTGTGAAATATGCATAGCCCTCATGAAAAGGCGTAATCTCTGTTGAGATTCTGGAGCTTTCTCCCTTCAAAATTTTAAATAAGGCCATAGTTATCTCCATTCCGATATATCAAAAAGCCGCCTGAATTCCAGGCAGACAATTTGCGTATCTTACTGTCCAAAATGTCGTTTGCTATAATTTTCAAAATAAATTGAGGGCGAGGATGTTCTCCTCGCCCCACGTGTGCAATGGGAATATAAAATTAGAAACTACCCCAGGTAAGGGCGGTGTCGGTATACGCTTTCGCAGCGGTCTCAGCAGCATCCACATCGGTCATAGTAGCGGCCTTATTCGTGGAGGCGTCATAGGCAGTCTCAAAGGTGATATTGTCCTGCTTACCAGCCAGAGCGGTGGTCAGACCAGTAATCTTGTCCTGTGCCAGCTCAGGGATATCGTTTGCAACCAGAGCACGACGGGTGACAGTAATCTTACCGTCAGTCTCCGCAACAGCAGAAACAACCTGCCCCTCAACAGCAGAGTCTTCAACATCAAGAGCAGCGATAGCGTCAGTGATGTCAGACTCCACGGCCTTACCGTCCAGAGCATCCTGCAACCCTTCCACCTTAGCGATTGCCAAAGTGGGGATATCATCGGCCACAAGTGCGCGACGGGATACAGCAATCTTACCGTCAGTCTCGACAACGGCACTAACAACCTGACCAGACACAGCCTCGTCTGCAACATCAAGACCCT